CAACCTTTCCTTTTGTCCTTAAATGACAACAAATCTCTTTTCCATCCTACTCTTCACCACCACATCGGCTTTCTCATTGATAACAAATTCTCTCCTATTTAATTTTACTCATTTTCTTTCTATTTCATTCTTTATCCTAAAAAAAATGTTAAATAATTAACCTTAAATAAAGTTTTTTTATTGTGTAGCACTGAAGTATTGAATAGGTGTCAAGTATTTAACTATCCATGCTCCCAGAATAAACCACATGGCATAAATACTATTACCCCCATTATAAATAGCCCATCGAAACGCTTGACAATGAATAGCGGGTACTAGAAACGGAGACATAATGAATCCCGTTACCGTACTCGGTGTACAAAAGTATAAATATAAATATACACAAACATAATGTAGCAAAATCCATAATATATACATACCAAGTAACCTCCCAGCATAATACATGTTTTCTTTAATCATATCTTTTAACATTTTGTATAATTATTATTAAATGTAATTTTCCATGTTCAATTTTTTAACAGCATATCACGAAAAAAAATTGAACATGAAGAATTACATTTGCATATTTGTTAAAAAATAACAGAATGCACAGTATTCAAATTTTCGTTTACTACACGAATCACTTAAATGCAAATAATAACTTTCCAATGTTATTATTTGAAACGGAAGAAAAGTTGATAGAATTTTTAGATGGATTACACTATGAACCAAATAACGAAACCTTAAATGGAACACCATATTTTGTAATCAATAATTCACATATGTTACCAGCCAAAGTATTGCAAAAACATAATAAATTGAGTATTGGTTATCCAATCAAACCAAATACTAAATTACTTCGAAACGTTACGATTGATGACAACTGTGTCGGAAATGGATTTACCGGATACATACAATCAATTTCTTGATAAAGAACTATACTGCTATACTATCAATATGTTCCAATTGTCGAATACTAATTTCTGGCAATATTGGATGCGCTTCCCATAAATAACGACAAAACGCCCATTGAAATGAGTACGTTTCAGGATAACTAGAGTCATATCTTTCCTTTAAAATATTTGAAATAGTAGAGGGTAATAAATAATGAACACTTGGTGGTAATACATAAGATAATTGCGCATATTCTGTGAATGGTCGATTATCATTTTTTTTAATGAAAGTACTTTCTTTATCTGGTATATATTTCACCAAATCAGCGAACAAAGGTGGGTAATGATAGTTATATTTCCATCGCCAATCCGGACAATCATCCGTGTAATATCGAAAAACCCATTCTAAACCTTCCAAGTAATTGATGCATATATTTTGAACCCCAGATTTATTTATATGGAATAATGATTTATAATAACGATTCTCCCAATAAGGCTCATTCGGACAAATATACTTTTCTTCTGCCCTATACAAAACAGGAACATTCTTTAATACCTCCTCCTTCTCTTTATCAGTCGTTTCAGGGTATGTTCGTTTATCAAAATTATCGCGAACAAAATACTCATTCAATAAAAAACCGTATTCTAACTTAGCGATTTCAGAAATAAACATTTTTACGTTTTTCCACTGGATTTCATTTGAACTAGAGATCAAGAATCGCCCACTATAATTACCAATTATTTTGCGATAAATATCTAATAATGCCGTTATTCCATGTGTTCGAATATTCATCGCTGGAAAATGTGGCAAAAAATCGTTACCTAACAGAAAACATAAGAATATGTAGTCTACTGTCCTTCTCAAATCTGGTTCGTGAAACTTACATGCCATCTCTGCATTAATACAAGATGATAAATGTTTAATATCTAAAAAATAAGGCTCATTCTCTTTGCCATGAATATCAAGTGGTATAGAACTCTTCAAAAACTCAGGTGCTTCTCTAAAAATAAAAAGATTATTACAATATTTCAAATGAAAAATAGAGAGCATAATCAAATCGGAATCTAGTCCATACACAGCTATAGTTCTAGACTGAATCGTATTACGAATATATTTAAAAAGTTTATGTTCTCCTTCACCACATTCATCAGAGCAAGATGTTATAATTTTGCCAACATTATATTTTTTTTCAGATAAAGTAAAATGTTTGGTAATAGATTGACATAGTTTTTTCATAAATTCAGTGCCAGGTGTAATAGCCGCACTACAAAAGAGAGTACCTTGTCCTCCCTCTAATTTCGCCATAAACTGTGATTTATAACGACGTGTTCTCTGCTGTTCCATCTTCGCGAATGGTGCTACTCCATCAAATGCGATATAAACGACATCTCTAGGTTTAATAGTCTTAATATACTCTTCGATCTTTACGATAATCAAGTGAATTAACTCTTGTTCGAATAAATCAGACCGACAACCTTTTTTCTCGAGTTCATGTGCAGAATCATATATAATTGAATTACAGTCCATATATAATTCATCAAAGGCTACTGATTTTTGCGAAAAATAGGATAAATTCCTAATAATATTAGGATAGTTCTTTATAATATGCGAAAAATAACTAGGTATTCCCATTGTCAGTCTATTATATAACTCTGTTTAGATTTATACCCTTTTACTTAATAATATTAATTTTGCGTAATACTATTTACAGTTGTAATACAATCGTATAAACGACATTATTTATGAGTCACTATTGTATACATAAAATGAATCGGAAAAAAGAAAAAAACAGTATAATATTAAAAAATTCACATATTAATGAAAAAGCACCAGATATAAATATCCATAAATTTATTACAGAAAAAATAAGCTATATACAAGAAATTATAAGAAAAACTATCATTTCTATTAAAAAAAATAATCAAACGAATATATTTAGTAATAATGACACAATTATATCAATTACAGTATTAAACGAACTTTACGTAAAAACAAATGATATATCTGCTAAGTTAGTTAATACTACTTGTCAGAAAGAAGCAGACAATGCAATTGATTCATTACAAACTATTATAGATAAACTTTCTATGATTATTTGTGGTTTCGGCACTAAAGAAATAACGGATTTATTATTTATTAGTTTCGGTTCGGAATATAAGAATATAACAATAGAGAATCCTGTTATAAAAGCGAAATATGACCTTATACAATCCCATGTTCGCCCAATAGGCTATAAAATTATTCATTGGAAACAACAAAAAATTACATCAACACAATCTGAAGTTATATGTAGCAATAAGATCACGGACGAACCCAACTTACTAGAAGACGCAAATATGTTCGAATGTTACGATAAAGAAACTACTATTGACTGTTTCTATCAAAGAGTATACGGAATCAGAATCATTATTCAAAATGAAAAATTAAGAAAAACGTTAGTAATCAATGGCATCGTCGATGATATTCAGACCGATTGGTTCAATAATAAATATATTGATGAACAAAAAAAAGAGTTATTTCAGTTACGCGATACGCTACAACCAACTGAAAAAGACCTGTTTAACCGTATAATAGAAAACATGACTTTAAAAGATATATTAATATACAGTAAAAACGACATATTCAAGAAAATGATAACGATATTTACAGAGGTAAGCAACGTTAAAAAAACGAAATTAGATATTATAATAAATCGTTTCTTAGATTCGGATAAATATAATCAGCGTGAACTTATCATAAATTTACTTCTTTTCAATAGCGATAATGAAGTACAGTACATTTGTTTTTTACTATATGAGTTAATATGTGTAAGGACGACGAACGTAAGTGAAAATTACGACCCGTTTAATATATACGATAGTTTACCATGGAAATTAAAAATGCATTTTAAAGATATTATTAAATACACCATGAAATATACTAATGATATCATACAAAAATACGATGTCCATAAAATATCATTAGAACAACAAATATATGCATTAAAAGCGAGTGAACCAGTAAAAGAGAAAGCTATGATTAAATTAAAAGAGATCAAAGGAAAACAGGACGATAATTGCACAAAGGCAAAGCAATATCTAGAAGGACTTATTAGAATACCATTTGGTGTTTATAAAGAAGAACCCTTATTGAAAAAAATGAAAGACCTGAACAAAACATTTCAACACATATTAAACATGATTTCTCAAATATTCCCAGAATTAAAGATTAATACAAAAGACAGATATACAAATATCGAAATAAGTAGGATACTTACAATTGTATTGAATCACATACGTAGAAACATACTCAATCTAATAGAAATGTCATGTAATTCCAAGAATATAAAAAAGATAACGCACATAATCCAGTTTATAAATATTGTCAATAAACAAACAAAACAAGCAAAGATAACTCTCTCTAACAAAACGAAAACAGAACTAATAAAAAACATAATACAATTTGCATGTCAAAATAAATTAGACGCGAACTCGGATTTATATGACGTAATCTGTGATAAAATACCTATTTCGTTAACAAATACAATAAATGAAATATCAACATTAAGAACGAACGTAAATACGATAGAATCAACAATGGCTTCTGTTACAAATATATTAGATGAATCTATATATGGACATACTCATGCAAAAAATCAGATTATGAAAATAATAGGACAATGGATGAATGGAGAACAAACTGGTTATTGTTTCGGATTCGAAGGTTCTCCAGGTGTCGGTAAAACATCTCTTGCAAAGAAGGGCTTAGCAAAATGTTTACTTGATGAAAACGGTATTTCAAGACCCTTTGCATTCATCGCATTGGGCGGTTCATGTAATGGGTCTTCATTAGAAGGGCATGGTTATACTTATGTAAACTCAACATGGGGTCGAATCGTAGATATTTTAATGGAATCGAAATGTATGAATCCAATCATATACATTGACGAGTTGGATAAGGTAAGTAAAACAGAGAATGGTAAGGAAATTATTGGCATATTTACACATTTAATAGACCAAACACAAAACGATTCGTTTCAAGACAAATACTTCAGCGGAATTGACATAGATCTATCAAAGGCACTTTTCATATTTTCATACAACGACCCAGAACAAATAGATAAAATATTACTTGATAGGATACATAGAATCAAATTCGAGAACTTATCAGTAAGCGATAAAATAACCATTGTAAACAAATATATTTTACCAGAAATAAACAAAAAAATGGGATTCATTAATATAGTGAGCATTTCAGAGTCGATCATTGAACATATTATTGTAAAATACACGATAGAGCCAGGTGTAAGAAAATTAAAGGAAATATTATTCGATTTATATGGAGAGATCAACCTAGAGATATTAAAATTAAACGAACAATCGAATACTCTTTTTGAGATTCCAGTGATAATAACCGAAGAAAATTTAGAGAACAAGTATTTGAAGAAATACAAGAAGATATGCGAAACCCGTATTCACGAAATGCCAGAAATAGGAATCATTAATGGTTTATGGGCAAATACACTTGGGTCAGGTGGTATCATTCCTATTCAAACTCTCTTTTTTCCATCATCTGTATTCTTAGACCTAAAATTAACTGGCCTACAAGGAGATGTAATGAAAGAAAGCATGAATGTCGCAAAAACATTAGCATGGAATCTTACGAGTAATAGTAGAAAAAGTGAACTCCTGGTAGATTTCGAAACAACAAAGTGTCAGGGACTTCATGTACACTGTCCCGAAGGTTCCATTGCAAAAGATGGTCCATCCGCTGGTGCAGCAATTACAACGGCAATATATAGTTTATTTAACAAGGTTCATATTAAAAACGATATAGCAATAACAGGTGAGATTAATTTGAAAGGTGAGATAACTGCTATAGGCGGATTAGAACTAAAGATAACTGGCGGAATAAGAGCAGGTGTAAAAACGTTTTTATACCCAAAAGCTAATAACCGCGATTTCTTGAATTGGAAACAAAGTTACAAACAATCCGAACTGTCTATTCCCGAATTTATAGAAATCACGACAATCCAGGATGTATTCGACTATGCATTTTCATAAAAACAATATCTTTCTATATTATAATTAAACTATGGAATTTAGTGTGTATTCATTTTTATATTTGTTCATAGTTCTCGCACCTTTTATTATTATTTGTGCAATTACATTACTGTCATTATTCAACGCTGATTTTAAAGGAATATGTTTTATAGCAGGTCTTTCGCTAACAACGTTCGCTACAGCCATTTTAGGTCAATTATTAAAGGATATACTACCTCAAATGCCGGTCGATTCTGATGCAGCTTGTAAATCGACCATAATGACAGTAGGTACCACGAGCTATATTCTTCCTATGGGACAAGTTATTATTTCATTTACATTTTGGTATTTCATTTATTGCATAGTTACAAATGGCTTCGTTGTTGCTAACATTGGAATGATTATATTTTTCGTGTTATTGGTGATAGGTGACATTGCTTGGAATTACAGTAATAAATGTTTTCACATAGTAAATCTATTATTGGCATCATTTCTAGGAGGTTCTTTGGGAGCACTTTGGGCAAAAATTATTGATGCAATCAGTGAAAGTAGATTATTATATTTCGTTAGAGGAACATCGAGCGAAGACACCTGTTCTGCGAGTAACAAGAAGTTCGTATGTAATGTAACGAAAAACGGTAAACTGTTACAATAATATTCATAATAATAGCAGAGTGACATATTATTATGAATAATCAAATCGTGAATAATCAAATCGTGAATAATCAATCATGAACAATCAATCATGAATCAAAATATTGTATATTTACAGAAAGCCAGTTCTTAAATAATTGTAATATTCTGGTTTTATACATATCACTTGCAATAGCTGTAACATTATTACTTTTTTTTTGAAAGACCGTTAAAAAATAATTTATGATATTATTTGTATTAGCCTTTGAATATTTATCATCCAAATTATCTAATGGAAATTGTAAGTAACCTTTTTTCGCATTCACATGATTATGAAATCGAAAAAGTAACAGTTTCAAATCATCTTTTGTTCGAATAGAATTTATTTGAACTTGTTGCATGTATTTCGTAGCATGTTCAGCACAAATTGGACACGGTAGAACATTACAAATACTTTTAATATGATTTAATAGGTCTGTTTTGATTTGGTCAAAGTTCTCCTCTTTTACCTTTTCGGCCAACGTATGGAATAAAAACCAGGTCGGTTCTCCCCAAACCACCTTTTTAGGTTGATTTTCTGGATTAGACTGTGTTGCAACATTCATAACTGATTTCTTAGTAGGCAAAGGTATACTTGCCATCATGAGAAATGGTCGATTCTTATATTGTCCTTGTGTTCTTGCATTTATAAATTGTAGGTTCATTATGATATATATATGTAATAAAAAATATTATCCTAAATTTATGCAAAAGATATAAATATATATTCGTTAATATATATAACAAATGGAGACGAAGGACCAATTAGTTAAAACAATTAAGGAATGGGTGCGACTTGATAATGAAACACGTACTCTACAAAAAGAAGTAAGTGCGCGTAAAACGGAAAAGAAGAAAATATCCGAAACACTCATTGAAATTATGAAAAAAAATGAAATCGATTGTTTCGATATTAAAGATGGACAAATTTGCTATACAAAAAAAAATGTCAAGCAACCGATTACTAAAAAAGTGCTATTATCCATATTAACTAAATATTTTAGTGGTGATGGCACACGAGCAAATGAATTAAACGAGTTTATATTAGAAAATAGACAAGAAACTGTAACCGAAGCTATTGTTCTAAAACAAAAATAATTATATCCATATACCATATATTCTATAAGATGAAGTTATCTAGAAGAACTATCATAATTCTGACAATTTTAGCAATAATTATTTTTCTCATTTTAGGTTATTTCTATTATATTACAAATTTTCAAGAAGGAATTACTCAACCAGAGATAAATATTATAAATGGATTAATATCAGATGCTTCATTAAATGATTCAACTAGAAGGCAAATTTTATTACAGGTGAGGATGAAAGACGCTTCTTACAATAATATTCTTAATGACAAGAAACTTACTGATAGTAAAATAATGTCTTCAATACAGAATAGTGCAGTAGCATCGGCAATACAAATGTCAATAGCTAACAATGCTGCACCAACAACTGCAACGACATCTGGAAGTGGAACGACTGCATCAAAACCAGCTACTACATCAACGACTACAACAACGCCAGCTACTACATCAACAAATGCAAAAACTACAACAACACCAGCTACTACATCAACGACTGCAACAACACCAGCTACTACATCAACAAATGCAAAAATTACAACAACACCAGCTACTACATCAACAAATGCAACTACATTAAACTCTTCTTCTACAAACTCGTCTACAACAAATAGATAAATGTTATTAACGTATACTGACAATACTCTAATTTATACCCAAGTCTGGAATACTAATTCGACCATTACATTTTTCGTATTTAGCCACCACTCGTGGATTCTGTTTTCCTTCCATAATATCTTCTGTACAATAGACATTATGAAACGCATCAATATAATAAACAATTCCACATATCTCTTCAGCAATCACTTCAACCTTTTGTTTAGAAACATCAGAACTATCACTTACTTGAGCTAGACCATGTGGTGTCCCCTTAGCATGGGTTCCACAAAACTCACATCCGTCTTTACGACGTCGTGTGCATTGCTCACCACTCGCTCTTTTCGCAGAGCATCTATTCATTTGAGGTATAGAATTCTTAATACGCTTACGTTTTACCAAATCGTCCTTTATCAAAGATAATCGTGTATAATCATACACATATTCAATCAATTCATTCATTTTCGCTTTTTCGTCAAATTGCAATTCATTAATTTTATCTCTGATTCCATTCTTGAAATCAGTAACATAGGTCTCAATCTTCTTGTTCACGCGTTTTTCCATATTATATCGATGTATTTGATAGATATAATAATATGTTTCTTTTAGTTCAATTTTTTTAGATAATAACTACAAAAGATATAAAGAAAAACAAAAGGTATTAATATGAAATGAGAAAAGCAATCTGTTTGTTAGTAAAAGAACCCAATAAAATATGGGTTGATTTTTTGAACACTTTTACTGAATATGATATATTTATTGTTGTTGATGATAACTCGTCAACATACGAAAAAATGAAAGAAGATTTAGCAGCAAACGTGCGTATTATACAAGTAGACAACCATAAATGTTATGAAAAAGGATATACAAACTGTAATAGTGCGGTGGGGTTTCCTGAAGTTATTTCATGGGATAAAGCAATGTTTATAATGAACGAAGTATATACGAACTACGAACACACGTGGTTTATAGAAGACGATGTTTTTTTATATCACGAGAAAACACTTTTAAATATTGACTTACAAGAACAATATAATTGCGCCGACTTATTAACGGCAACAAACGATATTATGGAAGAAAAAGATGAAAGTAAATGGCAAAATTGGTGGAATCATTGGGTAAATATCCATGATAAAATAGAATTGTCTTGGTCGCATAGTATGGTTTGTGCATGTCGTATATCTAGAGTTTTATTAGATAAAGTTGTAGAATATAAAAACAAAAGAGGACACTTATTCTTTATCGAAGCCATGTTTAATACAATCGCCCTACAGAATCATCTAGTTATAAAAACACCGATTGAACTCTCGAATATACACTGGCGAACCGAGTGGAACAGAGATGAAATAGATACAACAAAACTATATCATCCGATAAAAAATATAATGGATCACAATTATATCAGAGAAAAGGGATAAATATATTATGCTTCGTTATCCCACTCATTAGGTCTGATTTTCGTTCCACCGTCATATGGAACTGCAAGATTATTATCTAGCATCCATTTATTGACATGTATATTATCACAATAAACATCTGCCAAAATGCGACCGTATTTTTCAGTCGTAATATTTTTCAAATATACTATTTTACCAAAGATAAAATCGTATAATGCATCTCTCGCTTCAATCGCAATTTTCTTTTCAGCTGCTGTTTTCCCTTTAATTTCCGCACTATCAATTCCACTTAACCTTACCGAAAAGCGATAAATAGGTTCGGTGGTATTCGGCAAAACTGACGCAATAGTAATTGTATCCCCATCATATACTTTAACTACTTTACCATTTTTTATTGGCGGAACAAATGTAACCGTATCCTTATATAGAACATTATTCAAATACATCAAATTTACATCAACATGTTTTATTTTTGAAGAATGTTCTATATTTGTCGTCGTTTGATCCAGACAATTGCTAGGTGTTGGTTTAGAACTACGTTTGAAGCGGTTACAACAACATAGAATATTACTTGCGGTTTTCCAGCACTGTGACATTGACATTTTACTCGATATTATAGAGAACAATAAAAAACGGAGGTTCATTTCAATTTTTCTGGATTGTTCTATAATATTATCAGATTTCCTAAAACATACTTTCCAGGTTTTTAAACACGTCTCTAGCCTCTACACATGCAATGCGTAAATGTTGCTGTGCCATGCGTTTATCACCAGAAGTGGAATATGCAATTCGAATCGTACTATCTGGACTATGAGGATGAAACTTCTTAAATCCACAGTAACTAAATATCTTTTCACTCAAATAATACTTTTCGTATAAAATATATTCAAGCACCTTACCTATGGTATAGTCTTCATTTTCCAAAGTAATATCAAAACAGTTATCTATTGTCGTCTCACTATTCGTAATTTGAATCTGGTCAGAATCGATTGCTTGTATCATATCCACAAACTTATTCTGTAAAATAGAACACGCCTTTTTTACAATCTCGCGATTTTCATATTGTCCGATAGTCTCAATCACAAAGTCAAAACTATTTTCGATATAATGACGTTGTGCATCTAAAAGATAGAAATTTCGCTTTTGAAATTCAATCTCTTCTTTCGTCATGCCTTCCCCTGCCAACTTTCCTTCTTGTTCTTCCCATATTTTATCAATTTTCTGCATGTCTGGTGTATTACCATATGCACATTTGGAGACGACATTGAACATACTATTATCTTTTGCACAATGCACTGAAAAGTCACACGTTAATTTAATTTGTTCACCTGGAATTGAATCTCCAATACGCGGCCTAAGACGACAGAAATCGATAAATGTACCTGTTTGTGCAAATGGTGGGAATATATTACGAACTTCTGCGTCTTTTACATAAGCACCTGTTTCTTTATTACGAATTTTAAAGTCTTCTGTCGTAACGATCAGCATGTTATCAGTTTCGTTTGATACATCTAACTCCAAAATATACTTTCCGGGTAATAAAGTCAAATCCTTTTCACAAATAGGAATGCAACTTAAACGATGTTTCAGAATCTCATTATGTAGGCGACACGTATTTACATAGATAGTACACTGATTATCATTATATGTTTCTGTATTAAATGTTGTAACCGGTATGTCCGATAAAATGGTACGTCTAACTGCATTCGCTAAACTAACATTTATACTTGAAAGAGTAAACTGTGTTTGTTTACCTGAATCAAGAATTTTGGTAAGCTGTGGGTTCATTGTATTAATTATTTTATTATATAATAAAGAACTGTATTTTTATATATTAATTATCATAATTATAGTTTCAATTTTTTACAAAACTCAATCAAAATCTTCTAATATATGGTAATTTATGAAATGAGAACGCTGATTTGGTAATAATAAACCCCATAAAATACGTATTTTTTTATTTAAATGGAAGTTCATATCCCTATGATAATTGATAAAAATATAATGTGTTCTCATAGAGTCGTCCATATTTTTTATAATAAAACTGCGATTTAATATATTTTCAAATTTAATATCAATATCAAAAACAGGGTATTTTTTATTATTGCAGAATTTGATCAGGTCATGTAGTAATATAAATTCATTATATTGCGTCAAATACACTGATTCTACTAAATCTAGATCGCATGTAAAGCTACGTATATCTCGCAAAAGTTCTTCTGGTTGAACATTATAAGTATATGGAATAATATTATTTATAATGACATCATACGGAATCGTCTCCATTATATAATAAAAATAAGTTATTCTTATTATATTTTTGATATATTTTTGATAAATCTTGTGAAACTAAGAAAACAAAATTAACGCAATAAACACAAACATTAATATAAATGGCAACAATACTAAAAACCAGGCTAAATTGGTTGCACCTGCTCTACAAATTAAATTCAACACCCATGTCCAAAACACAATGTATACAGCCTTAATTATAAATATCAGTGTTGTGTTTGTAACGGAACAGTTATAGGTTCCTAAACAATATAAGTTTACATTACCGATGTTTTGAAAAGTCATTACAAGAAGAGCTATGACAGAAATAACTAAATATACATACGCGGGACTACATAAATTGCGAAAACCTACAACAGCCATAATATATTATATAACAACATTTTTTATACTAAACTATACTTTATATCGGCAGCTGGTTGAATATAGGGTGCTGGATTTACATAATTATTATTTTGCAGACCGACTGAATCTAACGCGCCTTTCACTGTACCGAAAGATGAAAATACATTATTTGATAATCCTACAGTTCCACCTCTCATCTTTTTTGATGTAATTCGTCTTCGTTTGTGTCTTCGTCTTTTACCGCCAAAAATATTTGGTAAATTACGAGAAGAAATCATATTCATTTGATCCTTCAAGTCAACACTATGGTCATTTAGCGGGGTAACATATTGTGACGGTATACCTTGACTGGTATAACTGGCTGAGCCGAATCCACCGTTCATATGTGAAACACTTGTACTTGACCCAGTGCAACCACAACCTCCCTTCATTCTTCTACTTTTACGCATCTTATTGCTTCGCCTTCGTTTTGTGATTGTCCGTCTTTTCATTTATATATATCCATATGAAAAAAAACTATAAAATATTTATCATTTCAAAAGTGCATCGGCGTATGAAACTATAATACTATCAGTTTTCGGAATTATTCAATATCAACATGTGTCAACATATGTCGTCGACAACATACATTCGTCAAATGTAAATCGTCTAAAACCTGTCCCTCCGGTGTCTTATCTACAACCTCTTTAGATAAATAAACTACTTTGTCCACCTTGATTCCTTGTGCAATTTTTAATCTACGCACTTCAGATTGATAATATCTATATTTATCTGCCAAAACAGTTCCACAAGTAAAGCATTTAATCGGAATAATCATGATTTTATATGTATAATACTATATATTATCCTTTATATAATTCATTCAATTTTTCATAAAAATATCATAATATTATAAAATGAAAGAAGAATACTATACCTGGATAACAATACTATTATTAATTATAACGATAGTTTTAGTCATAGGTTCTTTCTTGTTAGTGGAAGGATATTCAAATTTAAATACAACCGCATCTGACATAGCAAAGAGTTTAATAGACGACTACTCGGTAGATTCTTCCAATAATAGTACAAAATACGATACAATAAAATGGACAAGCGATGAAGATATCTCAGACGTTTCAATGAATGTAACTAGTAGTTCTACTGATACAACAGACGTTAAATTTGATTCAAACGATTACGATATCGAATATCATGCGACGACGGACCAATTGGCATTAGACGATCCTAGTATTGTAATCGATAAAAGCGGAAATCTATACTCACAGTCCGGTGCATCTCCACAACCTAGATTTACATACTACGAACCAGGAAAATATATGTTTGGTAGTTCTAATTACGTACCAGATTATAAAGATAGTATATATTTAAGCACATTAATGTCTTCCTACAATTCCACGAATTATATTCCCTATAATAATATTACAATGAACGGCGTATTAAATAGTAAAATAGAAGACGATAATGAAAAAATACTGGATCAATGGCCAACTGATTCAAATTTCTAAGTAGTATATCTACAATAATACATAAATAAATTTAGAATTTTTATTTTACATCTTATGTAATTTTATATAGTCATAATTATATAAAATGTCTATTGAAACAATCTCTCTTTCATCTGACCAGGTAACTGAAATAACAGCTTATATAAATGAATATCGTTCTCGAAACCAATCAGGTGATATTAGATGGAGTCCATCAGTTGCTATGGTTGCACAAAACTGGTCGAAACATTTAGCAACCGATACTGTTTTTGAACATAGTGGATCGACCGTATATGGTGAAAATTTGGCATTTCTACAAGGTTATGGTAACGACCCCGTTGTTCTAATTAAAAAAGCAGTAGATGATTGGTATAACGAAATTACAGCATACGACTTTTCAAATCCTGGATTTAGTGAAGCTACCGGACATTTCACAGCGCTTGTATGGAAATCTAGCATAATGTATGGAATAGGTGTAGCAAAAAATATTTCTAATGATTCTGTATATATAACGATGAATATCGCGCCACCTGGAAATATTGAAGGACAATATGCTGAAAACGTATTGCCATTGTTGCATGTTCCTGAGCCTTCTGTACCTGAGCCTGTACCCGAACCCGAGCCTGTTGTACCCGAGCCTTCTGTTCCTGAACCTGTACCCGAACCTGTACCTGAGCCTGTACCCGAGCCTTCTGTTCCTGAACCTGTACCCGAACCTGTACTTGAGCCTGTACCCGAGCCTTCTGTTCCTGAACCTGTACCCGAACCTGTTCCTGAACCTGTTCCTGAACCTGTACCCGAACCTGTACCTGAACCTGTACCTGAACCTGTACCTGAGCCTGCTGTACCTGAGCCTGTACCCGAGCCTGCTGTACCTGAGCCTGTACCCGAGCCTGCTGTACCTGAGCCTGAGCCTGAGCCTGCTGTTCCCGAACCTGTACCCGAGCCTGAGCCTGTACCCGAACCTGTACCCGAGCCTGAGCCTGTACCTGAGCCTGAGCCTGTTCAACCAATAATAACTACATCTGCTGTAAAAAGTAATATAATAAATCAACTAGTCAACATAATAAATATCGTTTATACGAAACAGCCATCATACTTTATTCCTCAAACAATAAAAACTATAATAGGAAATATAAATAGTAACATTCAGGATGAAGCTATACGTAACAATGTAGCATCTGCATTACAATACATTAGTTTTATGATTCAACGTAAACAAAATCCACAAATTATAATAAACAATATTACAGCAATTATCAATATGTTAAAAGCCATTTCATTCTAATACATACCCCTTTGTTGTCTTTTTACGAGTAGTAGGCGAAGGTTTCTTTTTACGTTCTACTTCGTTAGTACTATGCATATCTCGATGACAGTTCTCGCATACAGTCAATAGATTCGCTCTATGATTTTTATGAAAACTTCCTATAAATCCATTTGCATCAGCATCTTTCTGCTGCTGCATATGATGTATCTCTTCGCCTATCTCATTCTTACATATTTCGCATTTCCCTCTTATCTTATTAGAATTATAAATAGTATTTCCATGAGACAATTCACCTTTCGTCTCAGGATAGTATTTATTTCTAATTGCGTAAGCCGATTCAATAAAATCATTATCAAGATGCAAAGATTTACATACTTCTAGACCATAAATACGAGGTCCGGAACCAGCTTTTAATTTACGGTCATAAATGATACAATCTTTTTCTCTATCATATCGAACTGCCATATGATTCAGACATAATCGTTCTAGTGCCTTTATTTCATCATATTCAGTAATTTCATGAAAATGAGTTGCAAATATAAAAGACGATTTCACCTCATGTAACCTAATTAGTCCTGTAACAAAGATACTCAATGCTGACTCCATTTCTGTACCAGAACATAACTCATCTCCTAAAATCATACTACGTTCATCCGCCATTTTTAAAATAATACGCAATTCACTCATTTCCACTGCAAATGTCGAAAGTCCTTTAAAAATATTATCATTCCCCAGAATTCTTGAAAATATAGCAGTATATGGTTTATATGTAAAAGACGTACAAGGAACGAAAAGTCCAGCCTGTGCCATTACAGTTGCTATTCCTAAAGCACGAATTAAACTCGTTTTTCCTACTGCATTTGTTCCATAAAGTAACATTCCGGACGCATTCAGCGTAACATCATTTGTTACATATAATTCATTTTGTTGTATATGTTCAATTAAACAATGACGCAATGCAACAGCTTCAACAAAAGAATTAGATTGTCTTGTGCTATCTAATATAGGACAACAGTAATTATATTCTCTTGCTATATACGCCTTTGATTGCATAACATCTATCATAGATACATAATCCGCTAACATTTTTATATTATCGAAATGCTGGTTCTCGAATATAGTCAATATTTCAAAGTATTTTTTTGTAATAGTATCATTTATCCTATCCTTCAATGACAACAGTTGCTTACATACTTTATCTAATAAAGGAAACTCGATATCCATATTCGTAGAACCCGCCGATTTGAATTTTACGTCTTTACAAGAAAATTGTTCGCCATTAGATAGTGTGATAATTCCCTGTTTCTTACTTTCACTTTTAAAGTTCTCATCCAATGCCTTTTTCAAGATTTGAGAACGTTTTGATGTTACTTGTAATGTAACCCCCGATTTTTCGGTTTCGTGCACCTTTACATATTCAATATCATTTTTCTCTATCTCCGACATAATAGTATTCAAGTATCGATGTATTAAATCGAATGTTGTCTTACTTCTTATTTGTTCTTCGACCAATATATCCAAGTCAGTTGAAACGCCTGGTTTTATAATATTTTCGTTGAATTGCACCATAGAATCACATTGTTTACATCGTTCCATGTATAAATGTTGTTCCAAAAATGCATGAATTTCAATACATGTTCTTTGAATCATATCATATGCATCGAGTGAATTATTATCTTCGTACTCGATATAGCTACCACATAAATAATTACAAATAAAAGGATTATCTATCAAACTCTCATTCATTTGCTGAATACGCTGTATACTAACATATAAATGATGCAATGAAGATGGATATAACTTTTTTACAACCAACTGTCTAGATATCTTTTCTATGTCTCGCATTTGTCGCAACTGTTTTCTGAATAGTTCAACTAAAGAATAACAATCTGGTAACAACATATGATTCGTAATATCATATTCTTGCTGTAACCAAGCTTCATCAAATGTAGGATTGGTTAATTGATGTTGAAATTTACGTTTACCCATAGCCGAACAACATTTATTTAACAATGATAATACTGATGAATATTGTCCATGACCATCACTTGCTATAATATTCAATTGCGCTAATGTATGGTTTGCCAAAATGAGTCTATGTGATGTATTATTAAATTCGGGTAGTCCAATTTTACGAACCAAATCTGGATTGTGTTCTTGTATAAAATTAAGCAAATAACAAAATGCTTGTGTTGCCATAGAATTCGACCAAAACTCTGAACAAATATCATACGATTCTTCGCCAAAGAATTCGGTCAATACATGTTTTACGTATTTTTGTGTTCCACATTTCACAGCCTTTTCTTCATTCAGCGCTATTTTATGAATAACATTCGTATTTAGACCTATATATTGAATAATAGTATTCAAATCGTGTTGTTCAAATGATGATAATAGTATCGTTTCACTCGGTTCGTATATCGAAACGAACTTCTCTAATTCATCGAATGTTGTAGTATTCAGATAAAAAGGCATTTCATGTTGAAATATAGATGACTTCCCCGTAAAAATATCAACAACAGCCGCACCATAAACAATCATTTTGTTTGTATTTGCAGGAACTTTGTATGTTTCTATCCAAATACACATAATATTATTCGTAATTCTAGTACAAGAGTCCGCGTCATATGACAAGAAAGTTCCAGTAGAATAAACACGGTCTAATTTACGGACAATTCCTTTTTCTAGTTTGTGTTGAATAAATACAGGAACTGTAAAACCAGCGTTTGTAAGAATAGAAATATATTTATCAAAAGCAAAATCGCGAAATCCTGCCATTACAACTTTCGAATCATTACCATATGATATTTTTTTTTCTGCAATGTTCATTTGACATACGTTTGAAAATTCTACAATATTAGAATGTGTAATATTCTCCGTTTCCTCATTTTTTACTCCATAAACTTCAAAGAAAGCACCCACCTGCATCAAAACAATCGTCTTTTTACCATATTTTTCTTCATATTCTTTTGTTAAATTGAAATACTCTTGTGATGTACTAACATCAGGATCGTCTGATGTTTTAATGGGTTTTACGATTTTTTTTGGTGGCATATTATAATAAATAGTATAAAAACGTTTATATATGTTTAAAATATATATAAACCTACCATAATGATGGATTCGGACGATGAATATGGTCAATTTGTTGATTTAGAAAAACCGAATTATAATTCTAATAAAAATACACTTGATAAAGCGAAACGACCTAGTCCTATTCCACATAAATCTGAGAAAGAAAAAGAGAAAGAAAGAGAGAAAGAAAAAGAAAAAGAGAAAGAGAAAGAAAGAGAGTATAAATACAATCAATCATATGAAGTCTTTTTTGTTCATATAATTTCGTGTATTTCCATAACCATTATATTATATTATTCCTTTCGTAAATAATTCATCACTTTTCATTTGAATTCAAAAAATTATACAATAAATTTTCTGGGTTATGATTTTGAACGTCACCGCATATCATTGTGACATCTTCATACATTTTACGTAACACATCATTTGGTGCTATTGACCCTACTTTTATAAAACCGCGTTTCATTAAAAACTTTTTCACATCGGACATAGGTGTTTGTTTTAATAATTGATGTTTGGTTGTGATTTGATTACGTAATGTTTTGTTTGATACTAATACCGCAACTTTGGGAAATACTTTTGACTTCCCTATTTTGAATGTCCTACGTAATATTTTTTTCCGTTTGTTTTTCTTTGGTTTCGTCGTTTGTTTCATTTTACCAGCCGTTTGATTGATTTCATTTACCAATTTCATACTTTCACTCAACTGTTTTTCGGCATTTTCGACAATAGCCTTTTGTGTAACTGGTATAGCGTCTTTTTTAATCGGTGGTGGTGGCGCAATAGACTGAACCTGTTGATTCTGTTGTGCTATTTGTTTGCCACCAATAATAATAGAAGGTTGGTTTTTTCCAGTAATGTTCATATACCTTCGATAGGTAGGAAGCGAACCGTTTTTCAAACAACCATATAATGGTTTCATTGGTATAGGCATAGGCATAGGCATAGGTATAGACATAGGCCCAGTACTTGTCAATGCACTAGCTGCTAGTGGAGCCATAGTTTGTATTGGTAAAGCAAACCCCCCACTTTGATAATTCTTTAATGTCTGATTATTTATAGCGTGTTTTGGCGCATTCTCGTTTCTTTTTTTCTCGGTAAGCTTTTCTAAAAAAAGTTGTGCTTCTTTAAAATCTTTATTGAATCCATCTGCCAAATTATTTACTGGTTCTTTTATTTTAGCTTTTTCATTAAACGACTCTTTGTATCGCTGTTCTTGATGTTGCCTTATCATTTTTAATATAGACTTTTTTTTCAACGTATCCGTCTTTTTCTTTGGTTCTTTATTTTTGACTTTTATTTCTTTATCCGGCTTCGGTTTCTTTTCACGTTTTCTGGTTGTATTATTTTTACTAAAAGAAAATAAATTTGGATCTATAGACAATACTTTTTTATCTTCACCCATTTACAATGTTGTTCGAAAAGAAAATACTATATTTATACATAAATACCATATAAATAGTGTTGGTCTTTCTTTTCTTTCTTATTCTTTAAGAACGTTTCGTATCCTTTATTCATATCATCAGAAATAATAATTTTTCGTAAAGATGGATCTTTACCATAAATACGTCTGCTATGTGCTATTTTTGTATAAGTTACTAGTAATTCCATATCACGACCAAAATATACAAAATTCGCTTTTTTGTCTTCAAACCATCGTTCATTAACAGTATCGCTGTTTAATGACCAACTTTGTTCGGTTACTAGTTTATTAAAGATATTCATCATATCATTCGCCGAATATGGCTCCATTTTAAATCGCCAGACAAATCTAGATTGCATACCCTTGTTTACTCTAAAAAACGTCTCATTTAATTCGTCTTCATAACCTGCTATAATAACCATCAAATCCGACTTATGGTCACTCAATGCTTCACACAAAATATCAATACATTCTTTGGAATAACTATCATTTAGATCACCTGCGCTAGCTAAAGAATAGGCTTCATCGATAAATAAAACACCTCCTAAACATTCATCTATCACTTTGCGCGTTTTAATAGCAGTTTGTCCTAAATAACCAGCGATCAGATCATTTCGTGTCACTTTCTTAAAGACATCATTCTTTAATATTCCTATCTTGGAATACATTTTACCGATAATCTTGGCAACTTCGGTTTTACCTGTTCCTGGTGGTCCCAATAAAACCGTATGTTTAAAGTCGTTTGCACATAAATTCTGGACAAAATAGAGAAGTTGGTCTAGTATCGACTTTTTCAGATTGACTAGACCTATCATATCATTTAATTGTACTAATTCCGGTTTTATTTTATGTAGCGTTTTTAAATCAATATTGTATTCTGCCTTCTCATTATATGGATTTTCGTTAATTATTGTGATTAAATCATTTATTGTCTCAATATTCGAATGAATCTCTATTTTTTCAAGGGGAGTTTCTGGTGGAATAATATTTGTAGGAAGAGGTGCAAATGGGTTAAATATTTCATGACTTTGTTGCCATAAATGGTAACTATCAAAACGTGGTTGTACAAAGTTTTGTGTTCGTCTTTGTTCATGTTCTAGTGTATTATCCAGAAATATGGGAATAGTATTAGGTACTCCAGTAAAATGACGATTTATGAGCGTTGTCATAATAGAATAATCAAGCTGATTTAAATCAGTCCTTTCATGATATTCATCAAGCCACTTTAAAAACGACTTATTTGACATGACACAGAGTTATTATAATTACATATATCCTTCTAAACCATTTTCAACAAATCTCAATAATATATTTTTCGTAAAGAATCTAAAAAATTGAATTCATTAATATATTAACATAACGATGGCATTGAATAATCATATTTCTACTATGAATTACGAATTGAAAGATATCGGTGCTTATCCAAGTGTTCAACCTGTAAGTTTAAACAAAGAATCCATGAATGATGATACGATTCCTAAACAAACAAAAAAACAAAGACCAAAAAAACTCAAAATTAGAACGGAATCGGAGTTGTCTCCTATTACTCAAGTATTAAAAGAGGAAATAAAAAAAGAGATTTTCAGTGAATTCGAAAAACAATCAGAATATAATGCCGAGCTACTTGACCATATTGATAATTATAGCGAATCTGCTTATCAAATCATTGAGTCATACTTTCATGGACAACATTTGGAAAAGTTAGTTCGTCATCAAATTGAATCCTATAATCATTTCGTAAATTATCAGATTCGTCGAACTATTCAGATGTTTAACCCTGTCACGATTCGTTCAGAAAATGATTTTGTTGCTGATAAAGAAAAATATTTCTTAGAAGTCTTCATCTCCTTCACAAATTTCAAATTGTATCCTCCACAAATTCACGAAAACAATGGTGCTACCAAAATGATGTTACCACAAGAAGCTAAGCTCCGCAATTTTACCTATGCTTCGACTATGACCGTTGATGTAAATATTCAGTATATTATTCGTAATACAGAAAACATGGAAACAACAAAAACGATCAATAAGGTTCTACCTAAAATCAATATTGGTAAATTGCCAATTATGTTGAAATCGTCGGTATGTGTTCTTACTCAAAATAAACATATTAGTCATCAATATACGGGAGAATGTTCTATGGATAGCGGTGGATACTTCATTATCAAAGGTTCTGAGAAAACAGTTCTCGGACAAGAACGTGCTGCTGAAAACCGCGTCTATTGTTTCGATGGTAAAAACACTACGAAATGGAACTGGTTTGCCGAAATAAAATCTGTTCCTGACTTCAAATGCATCTCACCAAAGCAAATTGAAATGATGATTGCCAGTAAAAATAATGGGTTTGGACATGGTATTTATATGACGATTCCTCGTATAAAACAACCTATTGAGCTTTATGTTGTCTTCCGTGCGCTAGGTATTATCAGCGATAAGGATATTACGAAACATATTGTTTTACAAATTGATGACCCAAAACAGGCAGATATCCTGAACGCTTTACATGCGTCTGTAATTGACGCGAATAAATACATGACTCAAGAAGATGCACTCAGACATATTACTGCATCGGTCGCATATACACCATTAAATATGGATAAAGAAACCGGTGCTAGGAAGAAGCGCGAATTTACACAAGAAGTCCTAGATAATGACCTTTTCCCGCACTGTAAAACATTGGCTCAGAAACTCTATTTACTAGGATATATGGCAAACAAACTTATTCAAACTAGTTTGGGTCAGTTACCACCCGATGACCGTGATTCATATATTAATAAGCGTATCGAACTTAGTGGTACACTCATCAATAATCTATTCAGAAACTATTTCAATAAACTAGTGAAGGAAATGCAGAAACAGATCGTGAGAGAAATTAATACTGGTTCGTGGCGTTCGACAGAAGATTATGAAAATATCGTCAACATGACCAATATTTATAAAATTATGAAATCGACTACGATTGAAAACGGCCTCAATCGCGCTCTCGCTACTGGTGATTTCTCTATTAAACAATCAAATAGTAGTAAAGTAGGTGTTGCACAGGTATTAAATCGCCTTACATACGTCTCCAGTTTGAGCCATCTCAGACGGATTAATACACCACTAGAAAAAAGTGGTGAGTTGATTGCACCACGTAAACTACATAATACAACATGGGGTTTCCTGTGTTTAACCGGAGATACTGAGGTTTTAATGTCTGATCGATTGACTATCAAAAAAATAAAGGATATGAATGATGGTGATAGAGTTACTACAATCAATCCAGAGTCATTACTAGATGAACCATCTGACATACACTCATTCTTCTCCAAAATGCCGGATAAACTGTTTGAGATTACCACAATTAGTGGAAGAAAAATAAAGGCGACTGCAAACCATCCATTTCTCGTGAATAATAATGGTAATTGTGAATGGAAAAACCTCGAAGATTTAAAGCCGATGGTTGATAAGGTTGTCATTAGACATATTAATAAATTTCAGGAGATAAATCAACCATTAGACATTAATGTTAAAATGAGCGAAGCCGATATATATGAGCTAACATATCTAAAAGAAAATATATTAAATAACGGCTGTATAAGTGTTCCAATATTGTCTATTCAAGAAATTGAACCGGAATTAGTTTACGACTTTACAACGCGAAGTAATAACCATTCGTTTGTTGCTTCTTCTTTCGTAACACATAACTGCCCAGCAGAGACTCCAGAAGGCCAGTCAATTGGTGTTGTTAAAAACATCTCTTATATGGGTCATATTACGATTCCTACCAATAGTTCATCTCTATATGAATACGTAGAACCCTATTTAATTTCAGTAAATGATTCTAGTCCAGAGAAGCTATATGGAAGAGTCAAAGTATTTGTCAATGGTGCTTGGCTAGGCGTAACTGATCAACCTATGGAACTATACAACGATATGAAAGAGAAGAAATACAAGGGTATTGTGAATATTTACACCTCCATCATTTTCAATTATAAATCACTTGAGATTCGAATTTGCAATGATGGCGGAAGATTAACACGACCGGTTCTACGCATAAAAAATAACAAGGCACTCATTGATAATTCTGTTATAAAACGACTAGCTAATGGAGAAATTGGGTGGAATGATCTACTGACAAACTGTGTTCTAGACGAATCGGTCATTGAATATATCGACCCAGAGGAACAGAATTTCGCCATGATAGCTATGAAGTGTAAAGATAGTTATCTTCAAGACAAAAAGTTACGTTTCAATTATACACATTGCGAGATTCATCCTAGTACAATTTTCGGTGTTCTTGCTTCATGTATTCCATTCCCTGAGCATAATCAAGCCCCTAGAAACACATATCAATGTCTTGAATGGATGGAACCTGTACTAATGTCCGATGGTAGCTACAGGCCTATTCGCGAATTGAAGAAAGGCGATATGGTAAAATCATTTCACCCAAAAACATTCGAAATCACCGATACCGAAGTTGTCAATCACTTCTTCTGCTTGAACGAAGAACCTATGTATAAAATCAAAACTATTACCGGTAAAGAAATATTAGCGACGGACGACCATAAATTCATGACGAGTTGGGGATGGATGATGGTCAAAGATATTCGCAAGGCACGATTCGACGGAAATGCAAAATATCCTTTCGTCAAAATCGGAATGTATAGTAGAAAAACGGGGGAATGCTCATTCGTAGAAATCGAGTGGATTTCTGCGGCACCCAACTGTTTCGTAGCCGATATCGAAGTCGCTAGTGAAAATCACTCTTTCATTGCCGGACATGCTGGATTCATGAGTTCGAATTGTGCAATGGGTAAGCAGGCAATGGGTGTATATGCAACGAACTACGACCAAAGAATGGATAAAACCGCCTATGTCTTGAATTATCCTAGCAGACCCCTAGTAGATACGCGTCTCATGAACTTCATTCAACTAAACAAAATCCCATCTGGAACACAGATTCATGTTGCCATCATGACGCATACTGGATATAACCAAGAGGATAGTGTCCTTGTAAATAAAGGTTCGATAGATCGTGGTCTCTTCATGGCGACGATTTACCATACCGAAAAGGACGAAGATAAAAATATTATTCGAGATGAGATTATCCGGTGTAAACCCGACCCAACAAAGACAAAGGGTATCAAATTCGGCAATTACGATAAATTAAATAGTCAAGGGTTTATCCCAGAAAATCAGTTGGTAGAGAATCGAGACGTCATTATTGCGAAAACAATCCCTATCAAAGAAAACCGTAATGACCCAACAAAAACCGTGAAATATGAAGATCAGTCCAAGACATTCCGTACTACCGAAGAAACATATATCGATAAAAATTATACTGGTAGAAATGGCGACGGATATAATTTCGCCAAAGTCCGTGTTCGAACACTCCGTAAGCCTGTGCTAGGCGATAAATTCTCATCGAGACATGGGCAAAAAGGTACTTGTGGTAATATCATACCTGAATGCGATATGCCCTTTACGAAAGAAGGCTTACGTCCTGACATCATTATTAACCCTCATGCAATTCCTTCCAGAATGACAATTGGACAACTTAAAGAGACATTACTTGGAAAAGTGTTATTACAACTTGGTATGTTTGGCGATGGTACCAGTTTCGGCAACTTAGACATCAAAACGATTTCAGAGAAGTTACAAGGTCTAGGTTACGAGAGTTACGGTAATGAGCTTTTATACAATGGCTTGACCGGCGAACAATTAGAAACCACAGTGTATATTGGTCCTGTATTTTATCAGAGATTGAAACACATGGTAAATGACAAACAACATAGTAGGTCGATTGGTCCTATGGTGAATTTGACGAGACAACCTGCGGAAGGTCGTAGCAGAGATGGTGGATTTAGAATTGGTGAAATGGAACGTGATGTTATGTTGGCACATGGTATGTCAAGATTCTGTAGAGAGCGTTTATATGATGTTTCAGATAAATATGCGGTATATGTTTGCAAGAAGTGTGGCATGATGGCATCCTTCAATGATGGTAACAAAAATCGTATGTATGCTAATGCAGACTTTACAGTTCATTTATGTAGTACTTGTGATAATAAGACTGAATTCGCTAGAGTTGAATTACCCTATGCTTATAAACTCATGTCACAAGAACTACAATGTATCAATGTGGTACCAAGAATTATCACGGAGTAGAAGAATAATAATTATTACCAAAAAATATATAAACATAATCCTCCTATATTTTTATACTATGCGTAGAACACTTTTATCTGCAACACGTCAGGTCTCCGCTCTCAATGTTTTTGAAAACTCATGTTATCGTAAGGTCGATTTCAAGATTAACGAAGATTCGAATGTAAAGGACGCAGTCGTTCGATTTGCTGCGTTCAATATCGGTTGTCTTGCTGTTACTGATAAGAATAATAAAGTCATTGGTGTATGCTCTGAACGTGACTATATTAACAAGGTTGCTGCTCTAGACAAGGATATTGACAAGTTGAAGGTCAAAGACATATGCACTTACGGGCCGACCATCATTACCGCGAACAAGACTGATACACTCGATGACTGTATGAACAAAATGATGTTCAAGGACATTCGCCACCTTCTCGTTGTCGATGATAAGAATCAAGATTTTATTGGTATGATTTCTATCAAAGACCTTATCAAGGAGGTTTTGAAGGACAAAACCGATATCATTACGCGTCTAAGCGATTTTAAGATTGGAAAGGGTGGTTTCTTTGGAAGTGAATAAGTAAACGAATTATATGATACTTTTTTTATCGTATTATATAATTTTGGGTTCAAAGCTCTTAATTCTGTATACTCCATCTGCCTGACCATCTTGACAATGTGACCCCGAAGACGAACCTATACCATGATTCAAAATATTATCGCTTGCAAAAGACGGTATAATATGATAATCTTCAGGACGTTCCACAGAAAAAAACCGATATTTAGATTCGAGAACCTGCTTTATATCATCCAAATAAACGTATCGAATAGGTAAGCCTAGCTGTTGTATATTATAATACACTGGATTTGATATTACTGTCGGTTCCAAAAGTGCCCATGTCTCGATAAGCGTCCAATCCCCATGCAATTCACATGCGCAACCATAAAATAACGCGTTTTCGCGATTTTCTAAATTTATCATACTTCTTATACGTTCTCTACTTGCCATATAATAACTCTCGCCACACTTAAAAGCAATTCTATCATCGGGTTCTTCATCTAAAAAATCTAAAACATTTACGTTTGCTTCAATAGGATCGAATCCTTCTTCTGAATTAGAAATAGTGATGGTTTCTATATGGTCCAATGGTTTTACGAAAACTTCACCATCAATTTGGTCGATTCCTAAATCATATCCTTGTTGTCTGGTGCGGTCTCTTAAAGCACGTTGTAATTGCTCTATTTGCTGTATTCTCTCTCGTAATTGCTCCGCTGCATCCATTTCAATATTAATACGTTCTTGTTCGCGTTGTTCGGCCTCTATTCTCTCTTGTTGTTCTCGTAACATCTGATTAATACGTTCTTGTTCTGCGAGTCGACTAGCCAACGCTCTATTGACTTCGTCTTCCATCTCTTTTTTTCTGCGTTCTTCTATTTCCTTTGCTTCTTGGAACTTCTTTCTGCGCATTTCCTGATATTCTTGTAATTGTTGCTGCGGTGTAAGTTGTGGTTTTACCGGTTCTTCTACGATTACTAAATTTTGTTTGGAGTTTTGGTATTCTATAAACTTCTGTTTTGTTATGATACATATAGGTTCTGATGTTGTTGGTACCAATGTATTTTGAAACGGTACTTGCACTTGCTCTTGCTCTTGCTCTTGTGGTTTGTCCGATATTTCGATAGGCCAACCTCTACGCTTAGCAATAGCACTATAATATTGAAAGTATTGCGTCAATTCAGTAACAAAAGAAACACCTGTAAACCGTTGTTCTTTATATAATGGCAAGTTGCGATTCTCAGTTAGTGCATATACAATGCCTTCTATAAATAGATCGTGTGATATACTTGGTAACGGTGTTCGAAATAAATTCGTTTTAAAATTAGATGAACACCACTTTGCTATTTTTCCAACGGTTTCGGAGTGATATTCATTTTCAGGTATTCGATTCATTAAAACAGATATATATAAAATATCACTCATGAAGGTTATAAATTCTTCTTCATTCAAATTATCATCTCCATCATAGTCATAAATACTGAATATAATTTCTAACATCTCATACTGGGCATTTTCTATATTATTCTTACTAGTAAATATTTGCTGCAAGAATTGATTTTGAAACGACGTTTTCCTTTATTTCTACACTATATCTACATATTATTTTTCCAAAAAATAATAAGTATATCTAGCAAAGTTTTTATACCTATAATAAGATATATGTCCAATACAGATATTAATGATATTCGTAATCAAGCACAATTCAAAGGCTTTTCTTTCTCCAAGTTTAAATGTACTGACGTAAGAAAACAATTCATTTTAAATATGCAAAAAGGAAAATTAGAACCTGCATGTTACTGGTGCGCCGAACTCATTTGTTCTGGACACTATATGGAAGTTTGGGAAACTCTTTTACATTATGCTGGTAAATATATTCATCTAGGAAATCCTAAAATCATTATCTATTTAGAAATGCGATACGAGATTTTCAGGAATATCATGTCACAAGGTCTATTCACCAATGAACTTCAATTGCGAAATAATCCTACAATAAGAAAATTATTTGCAGAAGTCGTAAGTGTCCTTACTCTTTCTAATAAGAAGAGTAGCATTGAACCAGTTAAAATCAATAGAGAAGAAGAATTCGATATGACACAAATGACCGACCGACTAACTGCACCTCGCGTAGACTTTATCGAACCTTTTTTTCAAAAGAAAGACCCAAAGGAACTGATTATTGCTATTAATGAATTCGCATATAATATTTCTCCCGAAAAGCACAATATGCAGTCAGCTATATATTGGATAGAATGGATAATCGAATTTGACCTTATATGTAGGAAACGTAAGACGCCGTGTTATTGTGAGAAACGAACTGAAATACCAGTGGAAAAGAAATATCAATGTGATATTATTTGGATAGTTTGGGATGCACTATTCCATTACTGTAATTTAAATAACGATGTTTTTATCAAAAAACTTATGACATCACTTTTATCTCTATTTTGTATAAAATATACTACTGCTTCTTGTAAACGTCGTCGGTATTTATTATATATGTCAGTTGCTCTATTAACTGAACCCGTCCCTACTACAATCGAACTCATGCCAAATAAACCAATGGTACAGACAGTTACTGATAAGATTCATGAAATTTACAAACAAATCAAGAAAAACGAAGAAAGTCCGAATACTGATTATCTTTTTAATAATTTAGATCAACAAAATACATTTGAACAATCGTTGAAACGCATGGACATAGTGAATTCATTAGACATATTCAAACACTAAACGATTTTTTCGATGTAAAAAATTGAAAACTTTTTTTGATAAATTGTTTATTAACACCCCCAACAAAATCACATATATTTTAAGTTCATTACTAACAATGTCAGTTACCACTTTCTTTTCCAGCCCTTTTGAAATTCCTTATGATACTCCTCTCAATATGCCAATCGCCGCATCAGCTTACAATAACGATGACGATAAAAACAACAACGATAAAAAGATTCAAACTTTTGCAAAAGTAGAACCAGAATACGAAGAATTAGACGGGTATGATTGGGACGACGGAACTTGTACAACTGACCCATCTGCTTGGGAATACTGGGTCTGGGAAAAACACATCGAATATAATACTGGCAAAGCCTATTATTACAGTCCTCATTACGATATATCTACTTACGATGTGCCTCAGCGCGAAGGACCACCAGAAGAATACGAAGAAGTCGTGATCAAGGACAGTGGCGCAACTGTCTGGGAAAAGCGATACAGAAAAACCGCAGTATTTCCTCACTCTGAAACCTATTATTGCTGTAAGATTACAGGTGAGATTCGCACAGAAATGCCGACGCGTGGCTACGTTCAAGTCGTTCGCGAATACGAGACAATCGACCACAAAGGTGTTCGTAGAAACTATACTAGTATCCAATTCCCAAAACTGCCACCTCTTTTATTCTCCAACTAAACGTAAAAATAGATTGTTGTCCTTGAAAACCAAATAAACAATATTTTCCTTATTAAATCAATAATCATTAAATAAAGTATTTTTTATGACTCCAATACCCGATTGTACATTAACCACCGCATGTTTTTGTCTCAACGATAAACCTCTCCGTCCATTAGAAGAAACCGTCGATTCGTCCAGAGCATTATTAGCGATACCCGTATATATAGTTATATTCGGAGATTCACAAACCATTCCTTTGTTAAAACAAATAAGACAGGATGCTGGTTTGCTAGGACTAACCGTATTTCACGAAGTCGATGTACAAACAATATGGTCTTTTCAATATAGAGACATTGTTACTCGAAATAGAGAACGTTTTTTTCCTACGCGCGATTCGAGAACTACAGTCGAAAGCCACTTGGTTACCTGCAATAAATTCGATTTTGTCTTACAAACAATGAACTCGAATCCGTTTAAAACGACGCGGTTTGGTTGGGTCGATTGTTTTCTCGGTAAAGATACTATCAAAATTTGCGAGAACTACGAACCCAATATATTGCCTTACATTCTCTCGAATATTACAGATAAATTTCATATTCAGGTTCTCAATGTCTGTGATAAAAAATATAAATTCAAGGAAAACCGACAGGAATTCTATAGTCGATATCAATGGGTAGTATGCGGCGGCTTTTTTACTTGTTCCGAAACATTCGGTAGACCTATATTGGAACGACTCAAAACCATCTTTTGCGAAACTACTATGCAGGGTTATGGGCATGGCGAAGAAATGTTATATATGGAAGTTCTCGATGAATTTGCAACATCAATCACTCGGTCATATGGTGACTATGGCCAGATATGGAATAATTTTATTAAACCCACAAAGAACTACCACTATATTTATTATTTTATTTTGAAAACCTATATGGAACTGGGTTATTGGAAAGAAGCGAAAGTTTGTTGCGAGATATTATTAGAAGAAATCGAAAGTTATCGCGTTCATGTTATTCCTAGTATGCGTATAGGAATATGGTTTGACTGGTTTATTATAATGTACCATCATGAACCTAAGCAATGTATAGAAATAAAGAATTATATTGATGTCTTATGCAAAAATGATAATAAATTATCAAAGATATATCAGAACGATTTTTGGCGAATTGAATGGTATGTGGGTTCTATTCAAGAGGTTTTCGCAAAAAATTGAAGTGTATATTATATTTTAGTAAATTATAATATAAAAACAGTTTATGTCATTTCAAGATTGGACACCAGTCGTTCTCAAGAAAATGGGCGGTGCTACTGTATCTAAAGTAGGTTATAGAAAAGTTGTTCCTCAAGTTGATCCAGCGACGAAACAAGCCCGAATGCTCGACCAATTCAACGCCGAAGGGTCTGTTCCAAAAATCGAAAAAGTATCAGCTGAAGATAGAAAAGAAATCACACAATTGCGCGTTTTGAAAAAAATGACACAAGACCAATTGAATACTACACTCAATCTCAAAAAAGATACCATAAAAAACATCGAAAATGGGACTCATGAAAAAAACAAGGCTCTTACAAGTAAAATCAAGGCTTATTTGTCAAAAACTTGAGCATTATACTATTACACCTTTGAACATTGTAATCCGCACAAAGTGCGGATAGTGTTCAAAGGCAACGTTACCGATAAATTAATTGAAGACGCACACAAAGTGTGCGAACTCAAATGTTCATCGGTGTATAAAGTTCTTATATGCATTATACAGGTCCTCTGTTTTTTGTACTCTGATTAAATATGGATCAGTGTGTCGCATATGAATAAATGTCCATACAGATGTCGATATATACATGGGTCGATTGAAATACATTCCACTTTGATTTGCAAATATGATATGAAACGACTGTTTTTTTGCTGAAATATATTCTACTTTGCTCGGGTTTTCAATTTCTATTATATTTGCGGTTTCCATATGCATAACATAGTAACATATTTTTATTACGTTTCACTATATCTTTGTTCTCAATAAGATATCCTTCAGGTCTTTTTCCCAAGCAGTAGTCGTTTCTGTCACTTCGATTTCTTCCTCCGGAAATCGCTGTAATGGGTAGAAGGCCGATAGAGTATTATTACGTTCATTCAATAGTAGCGATAACAAAATTCCATTATGTACCGGATTCTCTTTTTGAAAATGCTCAAGAAAGAAATCTTGGAATTCGAAGCTAAATCCGAAATTATAAAATATATTATTGATTTGCCATATATAATTTTCCGGTAATTTCTCCTTTTTTATGATCTTATTGATAATTGCCTTTACTGGTATCGTTTCATCAACTTCAACATTTACCATTTTTATTGGTGATTTGAACATGGCGGCGTATTCTTCTTTTTTTAAAACCATGTCGGCTGCTTTTGCAATACTCTCGAATTCGGATTCTTTACTAGTATCCTTACATACATTCGCAAAGAGTTGCACTCGTTCCCCGTTTTCTAGCAAAACGGTTATATCAACTGCATAGCTAAATGCATCTTTATCTATTGAGCCAAAATCGGCATAACATGGATATCCCAGAATTCGCCCCATTTCTTCTTGGTCTATTTCCTTGCCATTATAATCCTCGTAAGAAATGAGAATACCTTGATAATCTTCACTATGTAGAAGTTCGGGAAAAAGTGTTTTGATACTTTCTAAAATTCGTTTTGTTTTGGGTTCTTTTCCGGTGTTTTCGTCGTAATCTATTGGCTGTACTAATAGTGCCGGTCTGACTCGTTCTTTCACTAAAATACTATTCATGAGAACATTCAAGGGCAGATTCATCTTTGTTGATGTAAATGATGACATAGCTTTACATGTCATCATAAATGGTGTTTATGTTTCAATTTTTCTAAAACGAACCGAAGCTGGAACCTAGTAAGGCATTTGCCGCCATTGGGCCACCATACATATCCGATCCAGTTACACCACCCGTTCTTATCATGTTATCGTATCCCTCCATAGGATTCGATGGTCTCGACGTAGCTGCGGGTGCTGGTGGAAACATTCCGGATTGAACCTGATTATTATCTAAGTAATCGGCTTGACTCGAACTATGCTGAGACATTGGTTGGCTTACCCTAACACCGTTTTTCATTCTCTTTTTGTTGTCATTTCCTCCCGTTCCTCCCGTACCTCCCGTTCCGTTCCATAGATCCGATAAACGATCTACTAAAATATTTACCTTAATACCTAATTTTGTTTGAATACTGAGAACAATAATCAAGAATGCTAAAATAACATTTGTCAACATCAAGTTCTCAAATTTGAAACCACTATATGTGGGAAAATATGTAATGGTGCGATGTATCACAATAATTCCACAGAACATGATAATCAATTGAATGAAAATTTCGGCTAAAAGTTCGATCGTCGATTTATCTGGGTCGGCCTCTGGAATAAATCGCTGGATTAGTTTATTCAAAATAACAACAGGAATCACTCCCATAAATGAATATTGTACTACATTCAATAATTCGGCTTTTCCTTCTTCGGTTGTCGAAAAAACATGACCCAAAAAAGATTTTTTCGAATGGTCTTTTGTTTCATGTAAAATCTCCATTTCTTATATTCTATATATCTTTATAAAGACAAAAAAATATTGTATGTACAATCAATATAAACCCTCGTTGTCATATATACAAAACATCTATTATGACTAAAGTTCAACTCATTAGTTATTCGAAACCTACATTCGATGAACATGCAACTATCCTCGACCTAGTAGCATTTTGTGCAAGAGTATCAAATCCTGCTAATCAAATGAATAGCGAAACCAGCGAAAAACTAGTACGTTATTTGATAAAGAATGAGCATTGGTCACCATTAGAAATGGTGAATATATGTCTAGAGATTGAAACCACGCGCGATATTGCTAGACAGATTCTGAGACATCGTTCATTTTCATTCCAAGAATTCTCTCAACGTTACGCTATTGCGGATCTTGGGTTTCAGTACAAAGATGCTAGATTACAAGATACAAAAAATAGACAGAATAGTATTGATGTTTCTGGTAATGAAGATCTACATATGGCTTGGAAAGAACAACAACTCTTTGTCAAAATGGCTGCCGAAGACGCGTATAGCTGGGCTATTGATAATGGCATTGCTAAAGAGCAGGCTCGTGCTGTGCTACCTGAGGGTATGACTGTTTCTAGATTATATATGAACGGTACACTTAGGTCGTGGGTTCATTATATTCAATTACGATCTGGAAACGGAACACAAAAAGAGCATAGAGAAGTTGCATTAGCGTGTGCAAAATCTATTTCACCAATTTTTCCGATGATTATGGAATTTGTTATGCATACTGACTAGGGCATATCGGTAAATCACAAATAAAATGTTCATCAGTGTACGATCTTTGTAAATTTGAAAAACAAAATGCGTTTATAATTGATTTAGAGAAATCGATTATAATACTATATATTCTAAGTATAGAATGAGTCAATCTAACGCTGCTGCTATAAGACGACGTGTAAATCAACCCCCTTTGCCAACAAGTAATGTAAATAATGCATCTACACAGAATCAAACCATACAATCTTCTAACGCCGCTGGTCTTACATTACCCCAAGTCATTGCTGTTATCGATAAGCGATTGACTAACCTGGAAACGTTTATGAAGGAAACTAAGACTACTGGTACTGCGCTCGATGGACCACGTGTTACATTTCAAACAGATTCTTCATCTTCTTCTTCTGTTCCGTCCACCGCATTCAATGATATGGTTTCTGAATTCAATAACCGTTTCGAGATCTTGGCAATCGAGTTGGCCACACTTAAAGACACTATTATTAAGCTCCAAACGTATACTATGGATGTGAATAAGATTCTTATGGAAGAGCGTGTTCATGTATTTTCCGATTTAGGAAATGGATCGAATACCTCTTCTACAACTGTAAATGAAGATGCTACCGAACTTACACAATCCGATATTAACAGTGTTGACTTGAAAGATTTAGCTAATAACGAATTATCTTTTAATTAAGGTCTATCGGTAGATAATAGTTATTAGCCAAATGGCTAACCTTCGGTTATCTACAGGAGACCCATATCCTATGCAAAAGAATGAAAGGAACGAAGGATAAAAGACATTAATCTCTATCACTCGATAAAAAAACACATACAATAAAATGATATAAATGACAAATATCTTCTATTGTAAATACAAAAACAATGAATCCAACCAATACATTGATTACAAAAATAGAAAAACTAAAAGCCGAATATTATGCGGAATCTACAAAAGCCATGTTTTTTAAAAAACAACAAAAGGTAGATTGTGCTAATATGATTTGTAATGGGGTAGGGTTAGAAGAAATGTTAAATCACACTGTTTTTGTTATTCCAAATACAAATCGCGTATATTTCGACTATACCATATTTAAAACTTATGCTATACCCAGCAACTATGATGCCATCGTAAAACGTGTTCTCGATTTATTTCAAGAATGCATTGTTAAATATGGTAACTTCGAAGCCCATGTAAATCTTAACACATTTACGATTTCAGCATTTGAGCGATATAAAGCCATTATTATCAAATTCTGCGAAGAATGTTTCAAAAACAACACGCATTTTTCCGTCGATTTGGTGAAGTTTTGTATATATAACAGTCCAAATATGATTGATCTTATCACTACCACAGCTAAACCATTCATTGATGATACTATTCGTCAAAAAGTGATCTTGTTTAATAAAAAGGAATCTGAAAAATTGATTTCAGATTTATTAAACTTCTAATACAATAAATTACATAAAACTATAATTTATTGTATTAATATATTCATATTTTGATATTTACTAATTCGATATTATGGCGACCATTACGATTGAAATCTTGGACCAACAAAAGGCCGAAACTTTCGCGGGTATTTTCCAACACATAAAATTGTTTACTGACCAGATTAATCTCATCTTCGAAAAAGAGCGACTCTATATTCAATCTATGGATTCCTCTCGTATCTCTATTTTCGAGGTCTTTCTTCCTGCCACGTGGTTTGATAAATACGAACACAATATTCAAACGGGCCATACGATTGGCTTGAACTCGACCATTCTATATAAAATATTGGGTACACGCGATAAAGGTCAGGAGATAAAAATTTTGTTTGATACGGAAACGGACGATAAATTATTTATAGATTTCACTTCGAACAATAAAGCTCTATATAATAAGGAATTTGAAATGGGGTTGATTGACATTGACTGTGAACTCATGTCGATCCCGCCTACCGAGAGCTGTGCCGAATTTTCGATTCCGTCGGCCAATTTCGCAAATATTATTGGACAGCTTAAAATATTCGGCGATTCTCTCGATATTGTCTGTAACGAGACTCTCATTCAACTTACTGCTACTAGTGTTGAAACTGGGAAAATGGCGGTGAAAATTGAGATCGATGATTTGAACGAATTTTCGATTGACGAAGGTTCTGAGTTAACCATGTCTTATGGTTTGGCCAGTCTTCACAACGTTTGTGCTTATAGCAAAATCGCCAGTTTGATGGAAGTTCATTTAACAGAGAATTTTCCTATGAAAATTATCTATTGGCTAGGTGATGTAGGTGGTGATGCGAAATTGGTGTTTTATTTGGCACCGAAGATTAATGATGATTGAGTCGTCAGTTTGATGATTCTAATGTTTTCTTGAATGTCTTCTATTCTTTCCTCCCTTTGATTTTCTCGATTTCCTTGATTTTTTACATTTTCGCGTTCTGCGACCGCCGTTTCCAAAGCCGAGATATTTCCTTCTAGTATCACCTAGATACTTTTTAGTATCACCAAAATATTTCTTTGTTTTGCCCCAAGTACTAGTATCACTACCAAAGTTTTTCTTGTTAGCTGCCTCTTGCTTCTTCTTATAATATTCATTTCTTGCTGCTATTTCTTTTCCCCACTTTGCCCTTTCTGCCGAACTTCGTCGCAATTCTGCAGAAAAACCACGAGTTAGGTTTCCAATAAAGGTGGGCGTCATTGCTGTTTCTAGCGTATCAGGCTTTTCAAACGGTGCTACTGCCTTACTTGAAAAGAATTTCTCTATGAACGTATCTCCGACACCAGTAAACTGTATTGGCTTACTACTGCCAAAAAATGTCTTTGGTGGTATGCATTGTAAAGTATACTCACCTGACAAATGTACACCATATTCCACTTTTTCAAAAGTAAATTTTGATGCACTTTCTAATGTATTGTTATATGTCGTTACGATAGTATTAATTGCTTTAATTAATCTATTTATTACTACTAGGTTATTACTATTATCATCTGTAAGTTGGTTGAATACAGTATCTGCTATACGTAATTTTTGTCGGAGTTCTTCATTGAGTATCTCGTCTTTACTAATTCCATCAACACCATTAAAAGCGGAGGTGTTAGTTATTCCTAATAATGAATTAATACCTTCTATATATTTATCTATATAGTTCGTTTTAAGGTTGTTTATATTGGTTACTGATTTTGTAATGGATGTATCTATTGGTTTTGTATCATTTTCGTTTTGTATCGCTGCATCTATTTTATCAAGAATCGTTTTCAATAGACTACCCAAACGTTCTGCTGATTTTGTTAGTTCTTCGCCATGCTTTATAATTCTTTCTTTTGTATCTTGTATATTTCCTTCTGCTACAGCTTGTGATTCTTCGTCTTTTGCTTTATTAGTTTTTGCGTAAAATTCTTCAGATGCAGATTTTTCTGCAATATCGAATATGTCTCGTCCTCTCTGTTCGTCTGTGTAATTGTACCCTTGTTGTGCACGATTAACTAAATCAACATTTTTGACTGATGTCGATGCTGTAGTAACAGCGTCTTTTATTTTACTACCAAAATTCTGCGAATTAATACGGTTCTTTTCATCAGGTGTTCCTCTGTAGACGTTTGTTGCCATTGTTACATCTCCTAAGAATAAGGCAGGTTTACCCGATTCAGAATCGTTTGCTACACCGACATTGATTTTTATTTCTAACCCTTCGGGTTTGGTGATTGAAGGCGTTGGTTCTGATGATGGTTCACTATCTCTACTCGAATATGATTCTATTGGTGCTGGTGCTGGTTCTTCTCCTATTTCCTTAAGTATTTCATTTTTTTTTTCAGCGATTAAATTATCTAATTCAGTCTGGACTGATTTAACCTTTTCTTCATCAAGTGGGACTGTATTGTTTTTTGATACAGAACTTGTTATTAACCCGTTATTCACAAATACATGCATTTCGTATTCTTTTTTTTTCGAATCGCAATTATCTTGACTGCAGTTGTCAACCAGTAATGAATATGCAGCTGTAAATTCTACGAGTTTTTCAAGTTCAAGGTTTTTATCCCATTCACCGTTATTTACGTATTCTTTGTATTTATCTTCTAAATTATTACTCTTAATATATTCTTCTACTTTTTTAAAGATTTCTTCTCTTTTAGTTAGATTTATTGCTGGTTCTGATGTTGATTCTTCTCCTATTTCCTTAAGTATCTGACTCTTTCTATCTGCAACAAGACTATTTAGTTTACCATTGTATTTGTCCCATACTCGATTATAGACTTCATCTATTTTTGTTCTAATTTGCGCTGCAAGTATGGGGTCAAGGGAACGACACATGTCAATAAATATTTCTGCTGCAGCTAAATAATCTATATTGTTATTAGCAGTATTCATATAATTTTGTATTTTTTTTACTTTTTCTTCGGTTTCACTATCTATACTCGAATTTGATTCTATTGGTGCTGGTTCTGGTTCTGGTGGTGCTGCTGCTTTTTCAGCTTCTGATACTATGATCTCATTTATATATTTTGTATTTTCTTCGACTAAATCGTCTAGATTAAAATTTTTCTTTCTTGTAGGTTCGTACATTTCATTTATTTTTTCTTTATTAGACTCATATGTAACATTTATAGAGTCTTGCATTTTCTGTATTTTAGCACAGTCATCGTTATCGCAATTGGCAAGCAGTATTTTTACTGCAGCTATATATCTTGCGTACATTATAGGGTTTTCTAAAGGTTTATTTATGGTTTTCTCTAATTTGCCATAAGTGATGATTTTTTGTGTTATGTCAAATATTTCTTTTTTAGTTAGATTTATTGCTGGTGCTGATTCAGCTTGAGATCTTTTATTGGCATTTGCATGAAATCTTTTAGCTAACGCGTTAGCTATCGTTGAAGCGGCAGCAATCTTTCGAGTTTTGTCATTTTTCATTTTTAATTCGAATCCCTTTTTTTGTTCTAATTGAGCTGGAGTAAGATCAGATTCATCTTGTGAAATAGTACCTGATTTAGCTAACGAAGCACGACCTTTTTCAGTAATATCGTCTCCATCTCCACCTCTTGTTCTTCGCGAATGACGTTTCTTTTTATATGATCTACGCGGCATATAAACTATATATATTATCCATACAAAATAATATATCATTCCATTGCGTTTATTCAATTTCCTAAATCCATACCCCTATAATATACGAAAATATGTCCACAATATTAAATATATCTATTTTCATCGTCCTCCTTTTTTTATACATTCATATCGTCCAACAATTGAAACGAAGTGAAGATTTAGAAATATATGAAATGGATTATTCGACGAACGAGAACCTACAAGAAATATGTGACATCAAGCAACCAGTCCTTTTCGAATACAAATCCGTTCTCCCCTCCTTCTTTGAAACCCTAAATATAGATACTATTGACGCCATACAAAACACCGACCTAAAAGTCAAAGAATCACAAGATTATTATCAAGAATCGACCGAAACAATTGATTATGTAGTTCTACCCTTTTCAAGCGCTCATACTCTCTTAACTTCTGATACCAATGCCCGTTATTTTACGGAAAATAACGAAGACGCAGTCGATGAAGCTGGTCTAGCCTCATTCTATAAAGAAAATGACGATTATCTCAAACCGTTCGCTACAGCACAAACCAAATATGATCTCCTATTTGGTTCTAAATCGGCCACCACACCCCTTCGTTACCATACCGGATATCGCCACTTTCTATGCGTCAATTCGGGTAAAATCCAAGTTAAAATGACACCCTATAAAAGCCAAAAATATTTATATCCTATATACGATTATGAGAACTATGAATTCCGAAGTCCCGTCAATGCATGGGCAGGTCAGCGAAAATATCTGCACGAAATGGATAAAATCAAGTTTCTAGAATTTGATGTAGTTGCTGGAAATGTTCTCTATATTCCTCCTTACTGGTGGTATAGTATCAAATATTCGGAACAACTTACTTTGGTCAGTGGATTCACCTACAATTCTATTATGAATTGTGTAGCCAACATTCCTCATTGGGCTCGATATTATTTGCAACAAAGTAATACAAAAGTACGTACAGTCAAAGTTCTCGATTTATCTGGCCGTTTAGTTGAAATTAGTAAAAAAGATGAAAATCGTGAAATAGAACCCGAAAATATAACAATCAAAGTTGTCGAAGAACCCAAAAAATTGAATACAATTTGAGAACTTTATAGATAATAATAAAAAGTCGATTTATTATTATCATGTCTTCACGAACATATGATGGTGAACCTTTGGCAAAAACATATGATGGTGAACCTTTGGCAAAAACATCGTATGTTGAGCCTTTGGCAAAAACGTCGTATGTTGAGCCTTTGGCTAAAACATCGTATGTTGAGCCTTTGGCTAAAGAAACTCGCGCTCTCAATAATCAGATTCAAGATTTGAAGAAATCTTTGCCGCCGATCATTTACAATGATATCAAGGGCATTTTTATAAAAGACCTAGATGAAAACGAGAACGAAAAGGACCTATACGTTCCCAGTGATAGCGAAATACAACAACATATTCAACAATCACGTATTAAACTCCGTATTAAACAATTAGAAAATGAACTAAGAGAACTAAATCAAACACTTACACTGTTATCGAGCGGGTTGTCCCGATTCTAATTTCTATCTACGCGAATTTCTTTGAGAACATTTCTCAGAATCTTCTGTGTATCGCGTTCATCTTCTTCATCCGTGAATGCACCTAGACATGTCAATGATAACTGTGTAAATTCTTCGTTTTGTCGTGTATTATTAATAGCATATTCGGGGTTTTTTTCTTGCCATGCGGGAAGCTGTTTCAAGTTTTTTCGAGCCATGATTTTCACGATTTTTTTCAACTTGGGTTGCTCGTCCTTTTCTTTTTCCCATGCATCATTATCTCGAATATATACTGTTTCTCGTTTTAAATCTGTACAATGAAGGGGGCGTTTAAATACGTCGATCTCCTTAAGTTTATTAATAAAAATCCTAGAAATACCATTGACATAGCCTAATCTACCAGTCGCTTCAATATCCGCCACAGTCAATTGTATATTATCCAGAAACTCTTGTATATTGATAGCATTCTTGCACTGCTCATTCAAAAAGAAATTCAAATTAAATTGATTATTGTTAGTAATCGTCGTAACATTACCTTGTTTCTTTACCAACTCCACTATAGTATTATTCAATTCCTTCTGCTGTTCCATCATAAATGTCTGCATCTCTTTGTTACTCTTCATCAACTCAACCAATAACTCAGATGTTTCATTGGTCGTTATTTCTGTATTATTATTCATTTTTTCCGTAAAGTTATTTAAAATATTACTATTAACTACCGTACAAGTTTTTTTATGATAAAATAGACTGTTTCTTGCAGTGTAACTTTTGCTACAATTCTCGCAAACATGTAACACTTGGGTCGGCGCTTTTTTTGTTCTATTCATATGTTTACGCGTGGAAATATGACGTTCCCATTCACTTTTTTTACTGCATTGAAAGACACAATCCACGCAAGAAAACATTTTCGGTGCGGGATCTTTTTTTGTTCTATATTTATAGAACGAGAAAAACGCCTAAATCGTTTTTTATGTAAAACTATTTATTTTTGTCCGGCGTTTTTTTTGTTCTATAAATCGAATAAAAAACGCCGAATGCTAACAAAAATTGTTATATATTAGAATAATTTATTACCATGTATCGATTGATTATTTCGGCGTTTTTTCGGTTCTATTTTTCTTAGAACAAAAAAAACGCCGGACAGACCCCGAAAAAGGTTGCAGCGCACATTTTGCGTTATTTTTTTGGCATTTACTGCATTATGGTAACACCATATATTTTTGACCCCTTTTTGAAAAAGTCTAGGTCACCTTTTGAAAATTGGACATTTTTAAAAATGTCCAAAAACAAAAAGGTCCCTCCTACTTTTTTCCGGGAAAATCTACGATTCAGTATTTTCCATGAAACTATGGAATTCAATATTTTCTGTGAAACTATGTAGGCGTTTTTTTCGTTCTATAAATCGAATAAAAAACGCCGAATGCTAACAAAAATGTTTATTAGTCATAATAAATTATTACCATGTATCATTTGGATGTTCAGGCGTTTTTTCGGTTCTATTTTTCTTAGAACAAAAAAAACGCCGGACAGACCCCGAAAAAGGATGCAGCGCACATTTTGCATAAAATTTTTGGTATTCAAAGCTTCTCAGTCACAACGTATATTTTTGACCCCTTTTTGAAAAAGTCTTGACCACCTTTTGAAAATTGGACATTTTTAAAAATGTCCAAAAACAAAAAGGTCCCTCCTACTTTTTTTCTAGGATTTTATTGGGTATTCAGTATTTTCTGTGAAACTATTGAATTCAGTATTATTTATAGAAATAACCGAATAAGTTTTTTCAATGGATTATATATATATGTGGAAGAAACTACTAACCATAGGTTTTATTTTATTAGCATTAGATGGAATTTATCTAACCTTGAATAAGACCCTTTTCGAGAACCAAGTAATAACTATCCAACGTACTACTATGCAACTCAAACCTATGAGTGTAATAGCCTGTTACATATTCTTAATTGGTGGCTTATATTATTTTATTATAAAGAACCGAAGATCAGTTTTAGACGCGTTTATACTCGGCTTAGTCATATATGGCGTCTATGAAACAACGACATATGCTCTTTTCAAGAATTGGTCACCCTATTTAGTAGTAATGGATACTTTATGGGGAGGAGCATTATTGGCATTAACCACGCATATAACCTATGCAATATAATAATAACATAAGGGTTTAGCGTAAATATACGTGAAAAATATAATTTCATAATATATACATGAAATTATCGATAAGTTTTAACAATATAATAGGTATTTTATTGATTCTTATAAGTGCAATTGTTATTTTATTTTTCGTGAAATATATTGTAAAATTATTTAGTGGTTCCAATACAATCGAAGGATTAAGTAACACCATGTTTACAACAGACACGGGTGTAGTAACTACTGTTGGTAATTTTACGAAAGTAGTATTCACCAGTAAAGGTACATTTACGCCAGTCAATAGTATGATAATAGGATATGTTGTTGTGGGAGGTGGAGGAGCCGGTAATTGGTATGTAAATGGAGGAGGTGGCGGTGGTGTAAGCTATAGTACATTAAATGGTTCAACTATTAAATTACAAGGAGGAACACAATATACTATAAATGTTGGCGCTGGAGGGAAACCTGGAACAAGTAGTGGTTCACCAGGTGAAGCATCAAATATAAAACAAGGAACAAATATACTTGTTAATGCTAATGGTGGGGGAGGTGGTACAACTGGTAATAAGGGTAGTAATTATAGTGGAGCTGGTGGAACTAGCAGCGGTGGAAATATTAATGTCAATGGTGGTAATGGCGGTCCTATAACTAGTTGGAACGACAAAAACTTTAACACGAAAACAGGTAAATATGGCGCAGATGGTTATGATGGTGTACAAGTAATTCTCTCAGATATTAGTTTATCTACGTATTATGGAGGAGGAGGTGGAGCAGGAGTCCCAGTTTTACCAACAACAAACACGGTAAAAGTACAAATATTGGACGTAGGCTATTACGGTGCTACTACATCATCATCCTATGGAACATACAATAGAGGCGTAGGTGGAAAAGGTGGAGGTTCCAATGGAACGGGTGGACAAAGTATAAATAGAAGTGATGTTTCTGGTGCAACACCTAACTCTGGTGGAGGAGGCGGAGGAGGTTCATGGTATAGTCCTGAAACGAAAAAGAGTACAACACCAACAACTGATAAGTACATTACAGATTTCAAAGGATCAAGCATTCAAATATCTGATAATAATACTTATATTCCAGCAACAAATGGTGCCAATGGAATAGTTATTATCTATTTCTTTTCTGGAGATTCAACTGTCGCCACTGCAGCACAAAAAGCAGCTGACGCAACAGCACTAGCATCTGCCGTAGCGAGTCAAGCAGCAAAAGATGCAGCAGCACAGGCAGTTGCACTTACTGCTCAGCAGACGGCTTCAGCTGCATCACAAAAAGCAGCAGTTGAAGCACAGAAAAAAGCCGACGATGCTGCACTAACAGCAGCTGTTGCTGCTCAACAAGCCGCCGACGCAAAATCCGCAGCGGCTGCACAAGCAGCAGCTGTTGCAGAAGCACAAGCAAAGGCTTCACGAGAACAAGCAGCTGCACTTGCGGCACAAGCAGAGACAAATGCACAAAAACAAGCAGCAGCTGTTGCTGCCCAAAAGAAAGCAGATGAAGAAGCGAAGACTGCCGCTATAGCCGCACAAAAAGCAGACGATGCTAAGGCACTAGCACAGGCACTGGCTGCACAGAAAGAAGCTGACGGTAAAGCATTAAAAGCAGCTCTAGCAGAAGCAGAAACCAAAGCATTAAAGTTACAGGCGGCAGCTGTTGCGACACAAGCAGCATTAGATGAAAAGAAAAAGGCCGAAGCGGTAGAAGCCCAGAAAAAGGCCGATGAACAAGAGAAAAAAGCAGCTCTAGCTGCACAAGCTGCAGAAGCAGCACAAGCAAAAGCTGCAGCGGTAGAAGCTGAAAAACAGGCGGGTATAAAAGAAAAAAACGCAGCATTAGCTGCTCAGGCTGCACAAGCTGCTCAGGATAAGGCAACCGCACTAGCAGCACAACAAGCAACCGACTTAGCATCACAACAGGCCGCTGTAGCAGCACAGAAACTAGCAGGCGAAGCAGCTCAAGCCGCAGCACTGGCAGCTCAAGCCGCAGAAGCAGCTCAAGCACAAGCACAAGCAATCGCACAACAGCAGATGATAGATGCGTCCAATCAAGCCATTGCAGTTGCAAAGTCGATTGCACAACAAAAGGAAATAGATGCAGCTTATTATGCAGATACGCAAGCAAAAGCTGTTTCACAAGCGATGGAAGCACAAAAAATAGCAACAGCATTAAGAGATAACCAAATATTTACTGCACCAGCTGATGTAAAATCACTGGCATCTTCTGGCTCAACCTACAAATAGACCACCATAATCTTATTCTAATTTCGTATTTGTAATTTTCGAATGGGTAAATATGCACCATATGTGCTACAGAAGGTTTGGATATTCATTTGTATCGCATTATCGGAATAATTACCTATAATACGGTTACGTAGTTCTATACTTTGTTCGTCGGGTTCGTAGTTCCATCGATTATGGAATTCGTCGAAATCAGACAGGTCATTATCATCAACATATTCTTCGTCGAATTCCACAGCTAGTTTATCTTCATTTAACCAACCATTTAGCCTATTAATACGAGTAGCCCATATTGGTGTTCTAGCAGCGTAGTATAGCCAATGATTCGTCCATAGTTCTATCAAAGAACCTGGTATGAACGTATTAAACAAAATAGAGATGTTTGTACGAATCGCAAACCGACATGCCGTTTTCAATATGTTACGTGGAGACAAAGTAGTATCATCTATGGTCTTGTATTTACAAATATCATCTTTCGCTAGTAAGATACGGAATTTTTTTATGTTTGAAGCAATAACACGTTCTTCGCATTTTACATGGATAACATGTTCAAGAAAAGAAACAATACTATATTGTCGTTGAATTAGTGTATTTATGAGCGACGCTAATGCAATATCGGGTTCCATCGTGACTAGTTTTTTATTTATCCAAGAATCGATATCAGGATTAAGTTCTCGATAAATATGATCATAGATTCGTTTTACATATTCGAATGTAGATGTTTCAATAAGAGTATCATCAATAAAATCATTCGAATAGAATAGTTCAAATGCCCAAAATAGTGATTCATCCAAGTTTCGGTCGAGCATAGACATGAAGAGTGACTGTCGCACATCAACCGTTGGATATAAATATCGAGTGAGAGAAAATGTATCCATTATTTACTATAGTTATATTTACAGATTTATTGCTTGTAAATAGTATCTATAATCAAAAATCTTCAATTTTTTGATAATGTAGGAAAATATAAAATATAAAATATTATATATCAGAATCATGTCAAAAACTAGATTACTTAAAAAAAGAACGAAAAAATATACGAAAACGACGAAATTTTTACCCAAATTGAAATCCGTAAAAAGAACGAATACCCAGAATTCGCATATTGTGAAGATATTTTTCGAAATGTTGAATATGGTAAAATTATATCATTGGAAGACGCGATCTTATGGACAACATAAAGCAACAGACGAATTATATGGGAATTTAAATGAGCATATAGATAAATTTGTAGAGATACTGTTGGGCAAAGGAACGAGCAAAGGAACGACCAAAGGAACGAGCAAAGGAAGTGAAAAGAATGACGGAGAAGAAGACCGTATAAAAATGATGGAAAAAAGATTCGATTTAATCGATCCTAATAATGTGAAAGATTTTAAAAGTCGTATGTTTGAATACCGCGAATTTTTAACCGATTTCAATATGTATTTCGATAATAAACAGGATACAGATTTATTGAATGTACGTGATGAGATTTTAGGTGATATTAACCAGTTCTTATATTTAATGAGTTTCGATAAATGACGGACATAACATTCCACGTAAACTAGGCATATAGTTCAAACCATATGGATATTGTCCATGTAGTTCAAAATGACGTTGTGACGAGATTTTCGCACGATTTATCAAGACCTTTTGACGTTCTTGATAAACCCTTTTCCATGTACGCTGTACAAGTCGTAACCAATGTGTTTTTGTAATAACAGAATATGAATCATCAGGTAAAATAGATAATTTAATAATATCAATAGAAGGATTTGAAACGCGTATGACACTGTACCTATAAAGATAACCACAAATACGATTTCCAGAATATTTGAAAAACGTTGGAGCAGATATTGAATTTGTAATTAACATAATATGTCGATAAGGAACATATGCCTGCATACCAATGTAATAATTTCCATCAGCTTTATCTATATCTAAATGGTCTTGGTCTTCGTCAAAGATATCTTCGTAATCATCATTTACCATAGAATCTATGCTATCATTCTCACTCGTATCGTATTCATCACCTGTAATAATAACATGTTGACGTTGTTCACGTTGAGACATACACATAATTTTCTTTTGATTTAGAATTGTAAATACAATTTTACAAGTTTCAATTTTTTGTAGCGATTATTATATAAGAATACTTTATAAACAATGTCTCTTTATAATAACGATAAACCAATGGTACAAATACCACCACCATCCATTGGCTTGATTCCAACACAGCCATCTCCCGAACTTACCAAAGACATAGCAAAAGGGCAAAATAACGATACAAATAAAGATTCTATTATAGATACGAAAAAGAACCCAGTAAGCGAGTATATAAAGTTCTCGTTTATGATTACAAATATCTTATTGCTCACGACTGCAACACTTACATTGATCGAAGCTCTACGCACAAATATTCCTAGTGTAAGACACGTACTCAATTTAGAAACATGTATCTCACTCGTTGCTGGGTATTTCTATTCGGTTTTCTTGGCTCAAATCCAAGAAAGCGAGAAACAGGATAAACCTATAAACTGGGCAGATATTACAAAAACGCGTTATGTAGATTGGTCAATTACAACGCCACTTATGTTAATAGCTCTATGTGTGGTTCTAAGTATGGAATCAAAAACACCTGTAAAGTTACATACTTTATTACAAGTTATAGGATTGAATTATGCAATGTTATTTACTGGATTCATGGGTGAAATTGGTGTATTAACAAAATCATTGGCATGTTTCGTAGGATTTATTCCATTCTGTATCATGTTTTATTTAGTTTTCATACATTTTGTAAGGAACAATGCGTCATTCTCAAATTCCTTTTTATATTATTTCTATTTGGTGATATGGTCACTTTATGGTGTTGTATATATGTTACCAGAGAACATTAAAAATATAACGATGAATATTTTGGATTGCATTGCCAAATGCTTGATTGGAAACGGACTTTTTATTTACTATTCTGGTATTATTAAAGGATGGTAAGCAAAAGTAGAAATATTATAATATATCATTATATTATGATATGGTAAAAATTACAAAGAAAAATCGGAATTCTAGAAGAAAAAATGGTAGACGTCAAAGAATGCGAAAATATATAGCAGGTGATATCATTAAACAGAATGCATACGAAAAAATATTAAGTATAGGTTACGAATTCGAAACAAGTAGTTTAGCCAAACTAACAGGTATTTCTGAAGGAGGAAAAATGGTAAAACTATTGAATACGGATACTGCTAGAAAAGATATAGAAGTTCTCGATGACCCAAGTAAATTAGCAAAAGAAAGCGAAGAAGACAAGATAAGATATGAAAAGAGAAGAATAGAAGAATTATATATAGACATGTATAAAGAAAATGGCGAAAAATATCATAAAGATGAAGCCAGTTTCTTATCAACAAACGATATATCAAAAAGTAAATTTTTCAAAAAAATATCGAAGGTATGTGAAACCGAAATATTAACGGTAAGAGTAAACCAAGTAGGAAAAGCGATAAAAAAAGCCAATTTATATAGTCATAAAGACCAAATAATGAAGGCTATGCAAGAAGGACCTTATGGAAAAGTCTCCGAAGAATTAGAAAAACTATTCAAAACGCAGAGGTTCGCAAACGATAAATACAAACCGAGAATATCACAATTTTTCGAATTATTAAAAGAGATATATGCGCAGAATGATAATTTATATACATATACACGAACCGATAATTATGATAAATCTAGTGATCCTGGTAAATATAATATCAATTTCGAGTTTTGGAATGATATAGAGTGTGGTACATTTGCAGATGTAGAATGGGTAGTTACATATTATAAACCGACTATTAGTAAGAATGTCATATTGGATACATATATAAATGCAATCCGAAATATAGCAAGACATTTGGATGAATATACAGGAAAAATGCGTGGCTACATAGAATTGTCGACAGGTGAAAGAAGCAGAGATACACATACCAAAATTACAGCGCCTACAACTAGAAGTTTATTTTATAGACCGGATAAGGGAATAGAACAGATTTATTATTTACAAACCCACGTTTTAGATGAAAAAGGAAAACGAGAAACGGAGCTAAGCTTAGATGATTGTTGTATAACATCTCAGATGACATTTTCAACGCTAATACACCATGTTTTCCCCATCATGAAACATTTATTAAATGATAGTATAAATAATATATCAGAGTTTCAAGAGATTTTTAATCAAAGAATTACTGCTTTGCAAAAACTAGAGGACTGTATCAAGAAATTGATAATGAGTTATAATAATAATAATCCTGATTACAAAATAGAAGCAGGTGACGAGAACGTAGAAAAAAAAGAACTGGTATCTGCGATAAAGAATTATATAGGACTCATTTTTTTCAAGCTATATCAATATATAAATGATTATTTACAAGATGACCCTCAAACAAGGACATATTTAAAGGATAAACTATACTTTAATTGTCGACATAAAAATTATGCATTATATAAGGGATTAAAATCGAGTATTCACGAATTATTCAAAGAGAAGGGTATTACCGAAAAACAGGTTGTTTCTCTCATCCAAACATTAATAGTCAATGAAGAGATATTATTGAATTACATGTTAAATGATATTGAGTATGTTGAGTCGGGTGCGTTTAGTATAAACACCCATATCGAGAGAAATGATGATGATTATGGTGACCCTACAATATCATTACTCTCTTATTTCCAGTTTTTCGAAGAACCTAGAAACGCTGACGATAATGTAACCGAGAACGATGAAATTTTACTTTACGATTGGCTAGAATATGATGGAGTAGATATTTTTTCGGCACAATCTGATATACAGTTCCACGAAGGAAAAAAGAATAAAGTACTAATAGAGTTTAGAGGATTTCAGCGAACATTGACCCCATATATGTTTAATATGGCAGATAACGAATTAAAAGAGGATATGACAAACGGTGTGTGTAACCGAATAGCAAAGAAACCAAACAGCTTCATGAATGGTGCTTCTGTAAAAGGTTTAAAGAAGCTAATCGCTTTGTATGATGATAACGATACATATCCTATTAAGGGTGTGAAAAAGACGAGAAAAAACAGACCGATTTAGAACAATCCAATCAAGGGTTTACACACCTTTTCGCATTGAAAATGCGCAAAGGCAACGTTACCTTTTACTCATTTACGCTCACTTTGTGGGTGTTTTGAATGAGAAAAGGTGTAAAAAATTGAAGTTTTTATTATCAGATTACAATAAATAATAAAAACCGAACCAAATGAATTTCTATTCAGAAGACATTATCAATGATATTATCGACAACTCTCCACTAGAAGAGTTAATCGATAAAATAGACGAATTTAGAGCAACCAATATGTATATATTTCTGAAATACGCAGGAACTAGCATAGGACCTGTTTATACAAATGCCATGATAAAAAACGAAAGGAATAGTATGGCGTATCACTGTTTAGACACGGAATTCGATATATATAATTGTCCAAGTATTATGGTTTATCGTAGGTTTCCTAACACAGAGACGAATGAAATCATATATTATATTCTTTTAATATGTACAAAAACGAAATTCAAAGGCATGGGATATGCAAAAAAACTATTAGATGGTTTTGTTGAGCGCGTTAAAAAAGATACGGAAGAGGAAAGAAATGAAAAAAAAGTCAAAATAGCGCTGAGTTCTGTAGAAGAAGCCGTAACATTTTACGAAGAATATGGATTTAAATGGACTCGTAAATCGTTAATCGACCATAAGCCATTAACATGGTTTGAAGCATTTGATGAAACAAAAGAATATTTTATAATGGAATTAGACATATAATCAATCAATTATAGCGCCATAATGGCACGTATCATCTTATTCAAATTAGGATTCTTGATGATGACGCCACCGCCACCGCGCCCATATTGGGACGTCATGCGATTCAAATCGCCGATATAAACCAAATCCGCATCATTACATGCATATTTCGAATGGTCGTGACTACTACTATAAGTAATACCACCAAATGTAATATTTTTATTGTCGATAACATCTGAGTGAGTATCAAAATGGTTGGGACAATGGTGTCCGCGAATCCATGTTTCACAATGCCATTTTCCCCCGAATGTCGTTTGAATCATATCACTGAATATATCGATATGATTTTTAGGTGATTTCGCTACATGATAAACAGTTGGTTCATGCGCTAATGAAATAGCAATAGAATTAATTTGAAATGAACCGGCTACCTCCATTGACAATATAGGTAAGCTACTGGTCGATGAATCCTTATCTATAAATGGCTTCATAATGGCCAACTGTTGTAATAATTCAGAGAGTTGTTCGATAGGTATTCCTGAAAGAAAGACGAAAGATTGTCCGTATATTTCTTCGGAATGATAAATATGAGTCCTTTTTTCGTCGACAAAGCCATCTTTGTCGAATCGAACCATGAATCTCGGAACTGAATGAATGAGCCAACAAATTTCCTTATCATTCCATGCAAAACATCCCTTACAATGCCCACCGACTGGAGACATTTTATCATCATGTTCGTCATTATAATTAATATAGTTCGTAAATTTTTTATTTTTGAAAGCTGCGATTACCCAATCAGTCACGTCCATTTTGTAAACAAACGTGTTACCATCGAAATCCAAATATTGGAGTCCATGTGGAAGTTTTAGAGCAACCTTATATTCAAGAGTAGTTTTATTTTTATTTATAGATGCAATATCATAACAACAGGATAAGATATTTTTCGAAGAATAGCAGCCCATATTATAAGTATTATGCCGTATAATATGGATGAACCAGATAAAATCAATTTTTTGCAAATCATACATACAAACTTTGTGAAGTGGCGACGTATTTCAATAAATTGCCTTCAATTTGTCCCAGTTTATGTAAAAGACCAAGATCACCCAACGTTTCGGCGACCCCTATAAATTCCTTTGTAATAGTAACGATTTTTAGCATTGCTTTATTAAAATCGCCGACGGAAATCGATTTCGCCGATAATTCATCGCGAATAAAAATCTTACATGTGAATTCGTCTTCCAAATCGTACCACCTCATAGCCAAGTCGGCCAAATCAAACTGTAGAATATTATCATAATGAATCCCCGTATCTACCTGAAATTCGTTTTCAATCAATTGATAATCGTTCGCCATTTCTACGACTTCTGTCACACGATAATTCAAAAAGTCGGAATCGGACTGTGGTCGCGCTGACCTTTCATCTTCGGGTACTTTTACATCAGTAAAACATGCGAACAGTCCCACTAGTAACTTCGGTGTAAAATCGGCGAAAGAATCCCATCGGGTTACCATCAATTTCGATAGAATAAGCGGATGTATTTCGGCAATGGACGCAGCCATTTTCCCCATAGGACTCAAAATATAACTCTCATCTACTTGATACATATACCCACCATCAATTAATATTTGACAAATAGTTTCCGTTTGTTTATCGATATATTTTTCATAATAAGAGACGGATTTATGTAGGGAATCCAAGCTTTTTTCAAGGGCATAGAATTCACGAACCGATTTTACATCATCTAATACTGTTCTATTTTCATCTTTAATTTTACGTAATTCTTGCTCAGCGTCTTTGCGTTTTCTATTTACCATATATTTAATATTATCTTCAATATCGATATATCTATCACAAATATCACGTGGGCACCGTAAAAGCATAAGATATCGTTTTTTATCTTCAATCGCTTTTTCAGTGCTTTGTATTTCGAAACGTCTTCCTTGTAGTTCTTTTTCAAGTTCTCCGCGAATCATACTTTTTTTAGAAAAGGTGGATAAATCGGCCAATGTATGAGTGCCTTCGGTTTTCAGTAGATTCAAAACTACATTATAAGATACATGATATTTCGAAACGAGTGTTTGTGGTTTCCCTGATAAAATCGCTCGATAATCGGTAAGTGTAGGTACGGGAAACAGATTATTACAATGAACAACGTGGCCTACAGTATCAATACCACGTCGGCCGGCGCGACCCGACATTTGACTATACTCATGAGCTAAAACATAGCGTTCAGTTTGTCCATCGAATTTCGATAGACTAGTAAATACGGCAGTACGAATGGGACAATCTAAGCCAATAGCGAAGGATTCTGTGGCGAATAACATTTTGATATATTTTTTCGAAATCATCAATTCGACGATTTCGCGTAAAATGGGAATCATACCGGAATGATGAATTCCGATACCTTTCTCAAGCAGCGAAACTAACTGATTATATTCGGGTAATAATAAATATTCTCTGAAATTCGGTAATTTACGTATAATTTGCTCACATTCGTATCGGACAGTATATCCTACTTTACTATCGAATTCTAGGAGAGAAACGGTTATCGATTCAGCGCATAATTCGACTTGTTTCCTTGAGAAAACGAATGTAATTGCGGGTAACATATCTTTTTCTAACAAATGCTCACATAGCTTGTTAAGTACATGCTTACGATTTTGCCTGAGTTGGTTTTTATCGAACATGTCAGTCATTTTCGTAATAGTACGATATCCTTGTTCAGAGAAAGAACCTTTTGCATCTTGTAATGATATTAATTTATTCGTTGAATCGCGTATTTGTTGCTGTACTGTTTTGTCGCGAATCGTTTTAAAAACGGCTTCGTTAGTACAAAGAAATCCATAATGAGAAAGGGGTACAATACGATGACTCGTTGTAGCTAAATAGACTTTTTTTTCACCGGAAGATTCACACCATTCCGCGAATCCAGCGGGATTATCTATGGTTGCCGACAACATGACCATCTGAACATGTTTGGGTAACATAAGAATCGATTTTTCCCATACATTTCCACGTTCCGCGTCATTAATATAATGAACTTCGTCGAAAACGACTGCAGCTAAATCGCGATTCAGGTCGATTTGAAAAGATAAATTTGCCGATGCAACTCCACCAGACCCAGAACTAGGTCCAGGACCAAGACCACTACCAGAACCAAGTAAAAAAAGCGAATTCATAAGGATTTCTGTAGTCATAATAAGGACATCTGCTTCTGGATTGGTTTTTATATCACCGGTAAATAGGCCGAATGAAATATGTGGAAATTTACGCGTGAATTCGTAGTATTTTTGGTTAGATAGAGCTTTGATAGGACTTGTATAAATGACTTTTTTTCCTTGACCGACAAAATGTTGAATAGCAAACTCTGCAGGAAGCGTTTTTCCTGAACCCGTAGGTGCAGTAACTAGCGTATGTTGCCCTTCTACAATGGCTTCAATAGCGTATTTCTGGAAATCACTTAGCGGATATGGATACAATTCAAAATAAGATTCATAGTTTGAATTGTTAGGATAAGGTGCGCTGCAAATTACGACCATAATAGTTTTTTCCGATGATACTAATATAAAACATGGAATAATTTTATATTAGTTTGTAATATTATTTTATTGACCAACTTCACTCAAATACATGCTCCATTTCAATGACATAACAATGGTCGAATAATTCGAAACTCACTTTATCTTGGTCATTGACAGCTGCAATAAATGATTGTTTATACTTGATAAGATTTATGATGGCCTGAATGGTTCTATCAGTACAACCACTATAATCATCCAAGCCGTGTAAAAACCCCAACCTTTTGATATTTTCTTGAAAAATGAACTCGCATGACAAAGGGAGAGGACCACACAGTTTATCTCCCAAATATGATTGGATGTCGTTCATTAGCGTAGTCTTGCCTGTTCTCGCTTGTCCAGCCAAAAGTATCATCTTGCTGTTTGGAACGCCATTTTTCACGTTTTCTATATATTGATTGAGATACTCATAATCAGCGGGCTTCAAATATGGTGACCAGTCGTGCATTGTGTTCTGATATACTTATGATATGTATGTTATCTTTATATTTTTTGTAAATTTATTTATGTGTTACAACCTGTATTATTTAGTGTAATATAAAAAATAAAATCTATATTATATATATATATGTCAGAAGCTAAAGCACATAAGTCTAGAGGTCGAACGCGATCATCTACGTCTAAAAATCGTAAGGGTTCATCTGAATCTAGGTCTAGATCTAGATCTAGGTCTAGGTCTAGGTCTAGGGCTAGATCTTTCAAAAACCAAATGAAAAGAAAAAACGGTAGAAAAGAAATAACCGATCTCTATGAGTTTGTTCTCGCAAAAACAAACTATACACCGGAAGAAGTGCACGGAAAGGGTTGGTTTAGTAGATATGGTGATCCAAACAAAGATCCATTTAATATTGGCATACATTATTCAGATGGAGAAAAAACGTTTATGTGGAGGCATGACCATGAAAGAGAAGCATATATAAAAGAAAAAGCAGATATATGCTATGAGTATTTATTGCAATTACAAGAAAAAGATGGTAAATGGCGTGCTCTAATAAATAAATATGTGAATAGGGACAGAAGTGAAACTGATGAACCAGTACCACAAAATGTTATTGTAGGAAATTTATTGCGTTTTATTGATGAAACTGTAAAATATGTAAAAGAAAATTATTCAGTAAACAAGAATATGACCGGAGCACATTAGATATTGCATACGGATTTCTCTATATGTCTTCATCGGTACGTAAAGATAAATATATTTATCTACCGATAGACATTAAATTTATGTTGTTTTCTCGTAATGCATAAAATTGAAAAATTGAAAAATTGGAAGCGGGTTGTATCTGTGCGCATCAAAAATGAATCTATCTACACTTGTTCGCTCTTTACCTCCTGAGGTCTTGACCCTTATTATTCCATATACGTATCAACCACAATCACGTATATTATTAGAAGATATACGTGACTTTCATTCCTCTAGACAAACGGCTTTTTATAATTACCGACGCTACTGGATTGAATTCACCGGCGAAGAAATCCCCGAAGATAAACATTGGCTCTATAATGACCTCGTTTATGAAATGAATAAGCCACTTCCCACCATGCGTGGTTATACTGATAATTTCTACAATGTATGGTTCCGTAACCCCATGTTTATGCAAAACAAGGCGCGTGTGGATGCGTTTATTCGTAGTTTGACCAATGAATATTTGGGAGCAGATAACGGGAATGTAGAAGTCGTTACACGGGCTATCAATCTCTATTTCGGCATCCTCACTCCGCAAGAGCGTGCGCACTTCAATTCTAGGAGCATCTCGCCTTAAGGTCTATCAGTCGATAAATACATTTATCGAGTGAAAACATATAGAGAAATCCACCTTTTTGTAGCCATTTGGCTAATAAATATTATACACGGATAGCCATTAACCTTTCAAAGGTTTGTGTTTATTGCGCTTCCTTTTCGCTTTTTCTGTTACGGGTGCAGCGGATGCATCAGTATATAATATATATGGGTTTGCGACAGAATTAGGATTAGGTATATATGTTACTGTAATCGAAGGTATTGTTTCGTCTTTAGATAAAGAAACGCTAGAATCAGGTACTTCAGGAGAGGTTGAAAACGATGTACTGTCTTCAATAGAAGGTTCAGGCTCAGATTCAGGTTGGCTAGGAATCCCTTGTTCAGGTTGGCTAGGAATCCCTTGTTCAGGTTCAGATTCAGGTTGGCTAGGAATCCCTTGTTCAGGTTCAGAATCAGGTTGGCTAGGAATCCCTTGTTCAGGTTCAGATTCAGGTTGGCTAGGAATCCCTTGTTCAGTTACAGGCTCAGGCTCAGTGACAGGTTCAGTTACAGGCTCAGGCTCAGTGACAGGTTCAGTTACAGGTTCAGTTACAGGCTCAGGTTCAGTTACAGGCTCAGGTTCAGTTACAGGCTCAGGCTCAGTGACAGGTTCAGTGACAGGTTCAGGTTCAGGTACAGGCTCAGTTACAGGCTCAGTTACAGGCTCAGAATTTTCAAATGGTTTATGTGTTGATACATTTAAATTATCAGTAACTGGTACTTCTATAGCTGGTGTATTGCTAAAATAATGACTTCTTCCAGTAATACTGGAAGCAAATTTTCGAAACGACCGTAACATCTATATAATAACTATGATAATAAATTTACACAACTAATTTATTATCAAACAACCATTCAAATTACCATAACAACTTATCAGCATACCATCCATGAGAACCTTTAATATGTCGGTCTTTTTCATGACGCATACGATAGAGTCGTCGCCTAGTTTTGGCGTATTTCATGCCTTTTTTCTGAATATAGGTAGGAAAATCATTCATACCTAAAGCACCAACAGAAGCCAATTTTTTACCACTCTTAGAAAAAACGTCGATTTTTTTCGTCTTATTTGTAGAATGTTTTACAGTCACCCCCATTTTTTTCGCCTTTTTATAAGTATAATTCGTAATATGATACGGCATGATTATATATTTACACTATATTAAGTTTTTTTGCAACAACAAAAACAAAAATAACGATAAACCCATCCATATCTAACTTCTGAAGGGTTGCGTTCTAGTAGCTCAAGCGATGATAACATTCTATCTTGTCCATATGACCAATCCATAACAGTATACATTATCTACGCTAAATAATCTTGTAAATAGAACCAAGGATCCGCACAACCCTCCTTCCAAGTGATCAATTCACAGAATTCCCGATTCATCAAATAAACTGAATTCATAATCGATTGGTCTTTACCAATAAATCGGTCAATAGAAATAAAATATTCTAACATCTCATAATACTTATCGTGCCATTGCAACAAAACCTCTTTCGTACCACCAAAAATAGGTGCCCCAATCCTATTCTGAAATTGAAAACTCGGCAAATCATCTAACGTTTTGCAAGCCAATTCGGAAGGCGTGAATGGAATCACTGACAGAAGCAATACTTTATCTTTCGGCAAAGTAGCAATACGAGAAGGATTCGGCCAATTGCGGAATTCCGTATTCTCGCGTCTAAAACAACCGATATCGCTCCACAAAAAATATTCAGATTCAAATGGGTCAAGCTCAATTGCCCGTTTCAAAAAATGGGATTTTTCTGCCCAAATCATATATAAAATAATATTATGTCCAACGCGTTTTTCTGTGTCCATAGCAAAGTGTTCCACAAATTTTTCACCATACTTATATGAATAAAATTCGGAAACTTCTGTAATGATTATGCGAGTGCGTACTAGTTCAGGATCTACCATTTTTCTTATGGATTCAATATACGATTTTGACACGGTATCACAAAAGATTATCATAGGATTCGAATTAATAAGCATATTTTGCATCCATTTCAAATAGGTTTCATGTGACGCTTTGGAAATCTTCAATTTAAAATATGCAGTGACGATCGTACATGGAGCTTTATGAGACATTTTACACCCTTGAACATTTTAAATGGAACTTTTTAAGTTGTTTCAAAAAAAATAAAAGCGGTTCAAGGTTGAGTCTTTTCATACCCGAAGTAAAGTTTGATTATCCCACGCTCGGTAAAAGGGGGTGATTACTTGTAATTTCTCTACATAAATAACTTGGTCTTTCTAATTTATTTATTGCGTTTTCCGCTATTTTGTAGATGTTTGATGAACCATTACGGTCTCTATTCCATAAACCACAACCGCTCTTACAGCGTAGTAGCCCATGAACCAACCGTGTTTCATCGTATTTTATTTCTTTTTTTGGATTTTCCTTAGTTTTCTTTGGTCTTGGATTGGGATTTTTCCTTACCATAAATTTCTCACATACACCACCATTACAATTGGAACATTTACAACTGGTTCTAAATTCGTCTACTAAAAAAACATTATAGTTGTATTTCCTAAACAAAGTTCGCATTCCTTTTCCTAATGTTGGTTCTTTGTATTTCATCTGTTTCTTCTGTTCCCAATCACCAATACAAATAACAACTTCCTCGGGTTTTCCAAATATTTTCTTAAACTGGTTAATCATCTTTTGTTCGTTACGCTTAGTATTGATATACCTACCAAATTTCAATTTGCGAAATAATTCTTTACCATAAAATTCAAATAATATATTATTAATTCGGTTCTTTTCTTGTAAATATTCCTTAAACTTGGTGATATCTAGTGTTTTCTTATTGAAATTAGAAAGTTCAGTTTCATATTCTATAATTGTTTTACAGCCTATTTTATTGGTTTTCATGGCAAGTATAATATTGTTGTATTTCTTCATTTTGGTTTCTTTTCTTCGTTGGTCTTGGGAATATCGAAATACATTAGCGTCTTTATTCGCTCCGTCTACGCAATAAATTAAATCACATTTTACTACGTCAATTCCAACAATTTTCTTACTTTGTAAATTTGTATAATTATCTAATTCATCAATATATAGTTCTTTGGTTGCTTTTGTTTTCATCATTGGTAATTTTTTACCAACCAAATCCTTACGCAAAAACAAAACGCTTACGCCAATACCGTCTGTGGAAATCATATGATGGAAAGAATAACCGGTTTTGGTAAATAATTTCCGCTCTGTTCGAAAAAAGAACTTCCATATTTCATCTTCATATTTTTTTAGATTTCCTTTTGTAGAAATCTTTATTTCCATGTTCTTTTCTCAATAATAAATTTACTAATGTAGTAGTATCCAACCGTATATATTTTGGTGCGATTTCACCTCTTAATGGAAACACAATATTTAAGCATTCGTTTTCGCTTTCTACTCGTTTCATCATGTAAATCATAGAAGGAAAATAATCCATAGGTGAACATTTCAAATCATAATAAATACTATCTTTTTCGTATTTCTTTTTATTTGGCAAAACATGTTTACGTTGTTCTGTAATCCATGTGTGGTAATATGATTTTGATTTGTAAGCAGATTTATCTACATTCAGCAAATCGTATTTTATTTTGCGTAATTCACTACAAAGGCATCTTATTCTTGTTTCTCTTTCCGCTTTCGTTTTATATAATTTTCTTATTTTCTCGGTTATTATTTTCTTTTTCCAAACTACATTTACGAAGCGTTCTACATAATCCACATAATGTAACTGAATGTTATTTTCATACATAGTCATGATGTCTTCTTTCAAATAATCCATTACTGTGTTTAACCCAGTATAATTGATTCTATCATTTTGGGTTGTAGGTAAATAATGTTCATTGTAAAAAGAAGTAAGTTTTTCTTTTAGTGCAATTGTTTCATCACTAGGAGGTTTTCCTCTTTTCTCTTCTTTTTCTCCACAGACAACTTTCATAGAATTATTGATAAATTCTTTATTAATAACCGGCAATGTATGGTTGTGTTTTTCATAGTAATCAAGTAAATAAAGTTTGAGATACTGTAAAGTATGAATAACCATTTTGTTTGCTCGCATAACAGCATCGTTAATAATCGATGTGTTAATCTCAGGGTGTTTCAGTATACTTTTGAGCGAAGTTTTTGTAGATTTGAAAAACTCGGGTGGTTTTTCTTTGATACTCATTTCTATATTATTACTAAAGATATTATTTTAAGTCAATTTCCAATAAAAAATCATTCTCAGTTATTTTCCTAAATCTTTGTAAAAAGATATTTTTGGGTTCGCATCCATTTTTCTTCATTCTTGAATTGATATTCTTTACTATCAATAGCATATTTGGATTTAATTAAATTTTTTATTATAGATAACCAAGGTCGCTTTCGTTTTTCAGGTTCACCAACTGCCTTCATATTATTGAATGAAAACCATTTTCTTATTTCAGGTATCAGTTCCATAATTTGTTTTTGTATTTCTTCGTTATTGTCTAACTCATATAGGGTGTAAGTTTGTTTATGTTCCAAATCCAATATGGTTATAATCTTATATATTACATCGTCTTGTTCTTCTTTGTATAATTCACTTTTTAATCTCATAATTGCTATATACTTAAAGTGCGAAAATTTTAAGTATATTATTCTTTATATTTTTTTGGTTTACATTTACGGGTAGATGTTTTTCTTCTATATTCTAATCCGTCCTTTCTAGAGTAAGCATCATTAAAATAATTTTCATAATTTTTAGATTTAATTTTATCTAACGACATTATTACATTATGTTTCAGTTGTTGAAAATTGTTTACATTTCTGTATTTCTTTAGATAATATTTTAGTTGATTAAAGTATTGCTCGATTGCGTTTGTTTTGGGTGTATATGGAATTGAAAATAAATATTGATTTCCACTTTTCAAAATCGCTTCTTTAATTATATCGTTATGATGACTTCTAGCATTATCTAATATTATCAAATGATTTTTGTATTTACCAAATATGTGTTTTTCGAAAAATTCTATCATTCGTTCTTTTGTTGTTCCGCCCTTATCATAAAATTCGTATCCTATTCGTTTTGAATTTGTAATTGCCACTAATAATGTAAATTTTTGAAAGACAAAAATCTTATTCGTTTTTACAACGCAACGCTTTCCAATAAAACATCTACTATAAGACGGCATTAATAACGCACCAACGCTTGTTTCATCTAATGAAATAATTTTATCCATTGGATAATGTTTCACTGTATTGTAAAAATCATTCATTTCCTTTTCTTTGTCTGTAGGATTTTTTCGTCTTTCATTTGGAAAATGTTCATGTCTAGTTCGTTTTCTTGTTCTATTCTGATTACGCATAATTCTACCTAAATGCTGCGGTGAAATATCAAAATCTGTATACTTTTCTTTCATCATCATCAATAATTCGCTCATTGTAAATTGTTCATGGGCATTAAGAATATTTAATGCTGTTTTTACTTGGTCTTTCTTAACTTTATAAGATAATGCTGTTCTAGGTTTTCTTTGTAAAATTTTTCTAGTTTTGTATGTTTTTATCCATCTATGTAAAGATGGTTTTTACAGTTAAATATTTTACAAGTATTGTCCATAGTATCATCGTTGTTCAAATAATATTTTACCGCTGTAAGTTTATAATCATCACCTTTCTGTTTCATATTTATACTAATATATGTTAATCAAACATTTTCCTTTCATGTCATATTCTTTTTTTAATTCGTCTTCACATATAGATAAACATATTTTGCATAATTGTCTATAACCTTTTACAAATACTGGACTGTATGCTGTTCTACAGCATTTAATGCATGGAGATTCTTGTGTCCATTTTGTTTCCATTCCATTTTTATTATAAAGTCGTGGCAAATTATTTACCCATTCTTCATCAAGTATTCTACAATTGCTACAATATCTATTTTTATTATTTCTTATACAAGTTAAAGTTATATCTTTTTTATCATTAATATCTTCTTCAAATATTTGTTGCGTGGTAATTTCAAACCATGGTTCGGGTCTAACATTTGTAGTAGTAGAATGTGTATGTTTTATTTCAAATATATATTTTACTTTATTGTCGTTAATAATAGCAACATCTGCTATGTATTTATTATTAATGTCTCTATATTCTATTACGATTTTATCATTTTCTTCATAGTATATTTCGTGGTCCATTCCACCTTCCATTGCGCCACAATTATCACCATCGTATCTAGTTTTACAACATGACCAAGCGAATTCAATAGATTTTTTTTCTTTTAACCATAAAGCAAGCTTATATTTTGCTTCTTTATGTAATTCGCTTTCATTTGGATGTTCATAATAAGAACATTGTGTTAGTGAATGATGAGCAAAATGACATTTACGAATATTCCCCTTTTTCAAAATTACTTTTTGTTGACATCCAATACATTTATAATTTTTATTTTTATCTGCTTTATATGGTAAAACGTATTCGTTATTATCAATCTGTATAGCACCTAATTGATACATTTATATATATAAATAAATTATCTATAAATGCTTTTGTATACAAGAGATTTCAATAGGTTAATTAAATAATTTTGTTCCATTTAAAATGTTCAAGGGTGTATAATATATAATATACTAGCATAACATACGCCCCAATGTTTATATCATTTTTCAGAGTTCTCGAAATCAGAATTGAAATCGTCGTAAAGAAGGTTTTTCTTTTTCCAACCTAACATTCACCGGAGGAATCCCTTTTTTACCATGTGTTTTGTTGAATAATTCTTTTTCTTTTTTCGCGTTTTTTTCGTATTCATTTTTGATCTTCTTAGATAAACGATTCATTTCATTCGTTGCAAGAACCGGAGATAGTCCTAGACGTCTTAGGTACTTGCGAACCTTAAAACTATGAAGATAATTATCATAGATATCAGATTCAGCCATAATTCGTTTAATCATATCATATTCGGTAATATTTTTCTTGATATAACATAAATCTAAAGCATTGTATATGTATTCTTTCGTTATAGTATTTTTTTCAGTATATTCTGAATTATTATCTTTTTGACCACCGTTCTCGGTTTCATATTCTTCATCGTCATCGTCATCATCGGTTAAGTCTTCATCATGTGGAACTGTGTTATTGCCATTCATTCGTATGGGTTCGTATAAATCTGGGTTTCTTATATTCGATACAGCCAAAGCTGGCGGAGGGTTTTCAACATCGAATGTTACCATAATATTATTAGATGTTTCTGTCATATCTATGGCTAAATTCGTTTTATTCACATTATTTGTGCCACCAATGCGTTCTACGATATCAAAATTATGTTTGTATTGACGTTTAACATTTGCATAATAATTATGTTTATATTCATCTTTCGGTCGACCATCTAATACCCAGAATCTTTCTCTATAATTAATACGTTTCATTCGATTCGAGAAACAGCACTTCACCATCAAATAAATGACCTCTGTAATATAATTGACTTGTTCGATACTACCGGTTGATTCATATGTATTCAGCTTGGATTGTAAATCGAGATAACAATAATATTTTTTCAGTAATATGGTTTCATTCTGTATATTCGTAAAGTAAATTTTTTCGAATTCTGCGCCAAAATCCTGATACTTTTTCAAAGAATCGTAGTTCAATATGGCCTTATCTTTCAATTTGAAGAATGTATTGATGATCGATAAAATGAAGGAAATGAATAATATGTAAAACAATTGGTCCTTTGTCAAATAATTACTGTCGGTTCCGGTTTGTCCGGCAGACATGGCAGTAAACAGTGTAATCGTAAAATTGATAGGTGTTGAGATATAATTCCAAAATGCGGCATTGATATATTTTTTCCAGATTTGTGTTCCAATTTTCAGATTTAAATTTTCTTGTAATGTTAGCATGATACCCCAAAGAGGTTTGCTATTATCAATGTAACCAACAATACTATTTACCTCATAAACGGTATTGTTATTTCTATCACGTGGAGAACCTTGACCATTATTATTATTATTATTATCTAATAAATCGGCCTTTGCCATTGAATCTAAAGTTAAATGCATAATACAATTCTCCGTATACAATAATATAATATATATAATATATATAATATATATAATATATAATAAAACAAAAATCTAAAAACATAACGATATGATATTTCATCACTATACATGGATAAAATCGTTCTGATTGCGCCCGGCACAACTGAATTTCCTCCGAAGGGATGGGGAGCATGTGAAAGCATTGTTTGGGATTACTATGAGAACTTGACCAAACGAGGTTATTCTGTGGTAATCGTAAATCAAGCTGACCCGAATCGAATCATTACAGAAACGAATAATCATAAACCATCCATCGTACATATTATGTATGATGACCATATTATAGTAGCTCCATATATTCAATGCAAAAAAATATACTATACTAGCCATTATGCTTATATTACACAGCCAAACTTCGAACAACGACAACAGTGGTATTTTCATAATATATTTTTGAGAGTCATAGAGAACCAACAATATGTTACATTGAATGTCATCTCCGACCAAATCAAACAAATATACGTAAAATACGGTTTCCCAGCCGAAAAAATAAATGTAATCTGTAATGGTTCTCGTGAAGATCTATTCAGGTTCTCGAAAAGACCCACAAAATCAGATAAATCAATCTATATTGCAAAGGTAGAGTTCCGTAAGGGACAGTATAAGTACCAATCACTACCCAATATCGATTTTGTGGGAAACTATCACAACTCACCCTTTGACAAATCGAATAAGAACTATTTGGGTGAATGGACAAAGCCAATATTATACGATAATATGACAGACTATGGAAACTTGGTTCTGCTTTCCGATGGAGAAGCAGACCCACTCGTAGTGAAAGAAGCGCTTATGGCGGGACTGGGACTAGTGCTGAGTGAATGTTCGTGTGCAAACTTGGATCTAGACCAACCTTTTATCACTGTGATACCAAATGATAAATTAGATAATTTGGCTTACATAGATCGTGTTATTTATGAAAACCGTAAGCGTAGCATTGAATGCCGAGAACAAATAAGAGAATATGCTATCGAGAAATTCGCTTGGTCGAACGTGATCGACCGATATTGTAAAATGTGTATATGATGTGTCTATTTCTTGGTAACGTATTCAATCAAATAAAACAATTTATTGATAAAGAAATAGGGAAAATTTTTATCAATTAAATCGTCTTGTGGAATCGTACCAAACCATATGCTAGTAAATATTGGTATATAATAGAGCGCGTCAATTAAATCAAGTTCATATTGATGATAACTATATTGGTTGACGTTATACTCACATAGTTTTTTATAGTAATAAGGCTTTAACAAATTATAAGCTAATATAACGTTATTAATATCAAAACTTTCGATAATAAAAAAAATCAAATCTTGAACACCCTTGCCAATAGCACAGTGTTGCCAATCTAAGAAATAGGGTTCATAGTTATTTTTTACATCATAAAAAATATTAGGGGATTTGATATCACCATGAATAAACGTAAGATTGTCTTGACATACTCTTTTTTGTATAGAATCAAAATGTTCGATAATATAAAGACATTTTTCTAGTTGATATGGATTCAATAGAGAAGACCATTTTTGAATAAAACAATCTTGTTTCTCTTTTATAAAATTCGAGAAAAATGGACAGAAAATAGTATCATCATTTTGTTTCAATTCCGGAAAAATATGTTTCAGGTTCTTATTCCAAAAGTGACTATGTAATTTTGCCATACGGTCGACAATTTTCATTGAAATATCAATAGTTTCATTATTCAGATTAATATTCAATCTATATCCCAACTCAAACATATTTTCTAATATAATGCCGCAATTATCAAACTCATCATTTTTTAGTAAACATATAAAACGAGGAACATGTACAGGAACATATTTGGATATATGTTCATAGAAATAATACTCACGACTGTATAATTGCAACTGTTTTGCCATATTAGATAACATATTCATATCTGAATTTTCATATTTGAGAACATAAGATAATATTGAATCTCCACTATTATCACAAACAGTGAACCCAATAACGTCTGCAATAAAACCCCCTTTCAACTTATTTTTATCAATAATAACATTATCGATAGAACAATTCATATTCGTAGCTATTTCTTTTATTATCATTCTAGATTTATCACCTTGATAAGAAATTAATGATTCAATATCGAAATCAGTATAGTTAGCAATAGAAAAATCAACGCCGTAATTTTTTAATTGTTCGGAATTATAAATAGTCTCAAGTCCGATTAGTAATCTTGGATGGATAGATTTTGCACTTAAGATTCCTGAATTCGAATCTTCGAATATAAAGCATTTTTTACTTTGAATATTATATTTCTGAATGGCATTCAAATAGGGTTCTGGATGCGGTTTTGCATGAATACAATCGTCGTTTGAAATAATAAAATCGATATATTTATCAATGTGAATGTAATTGACTATAGATTCAGCGACCTTTCTGTTACAATTCGTTACGATACATGCTTTATAACCAGATAATTTAATACTATTCAATATAGCGACGGCACCATCTATCTCTTTTATTTTTGAGATATTTTCTATAAAAAGTTGGTCCTTTATTTGCGAAATTTCATCAATATCAATATTCAAATGACTACCTAACAAAGAATGGATAACGTATTTGTCATTATTGCCTTGAATAAATTTACTAAATAAATCCTTAGTCAAAGTTATATGATATCTATTGAGTATTTGAGACCATACATCATAATAAATATCGTCTGTAATAACAAGTGTTCCATCTAAGTCAAACAAAAAAGCATAAGTAGAATCGACATATTGTGTAACAGCACTGGGCGTTCCTAATGAAAATACACGAGACTCCTGTAGTTCTATACCCTTAAAAACAATAGATTGTTTTAACATTTCAGAAATGACACACGATGTATAAGGTTCATTTTTATAAAAGATTCCATTATCAACTACGTGCTTAGCAAAATCTCTTAACTGTATAAAATTAATAAATGCATATGCGCCAGTATTCGCATTATCTGAAATTTTATCTTTCTCTTTGATATCAACAATGGTATTTTCGTGATTTAACGTAATATATGAATAGATAGGCTCCGGTCCGTAATTTTTCGTAAAAAATACCATATTATCATTGCCTTTTCTAAAAACATCAATTATGTTTTCTGTATAAAATGTATCACAGTCTAATATAATACTTTTTTCATTATATTTTTTATTTCCATTAAGTATTTGCTGAATTCCGAATAACAATGTTTCGGCGGCACCTCGAGTATCACCTATTTTTATAAAAGAAATAAGCTCTTTATCTTTGTTATATTTACTAGAAAGCAACGATGTAAAAGAATGAATGTCTAGATTTTCATTATAAAAAATAAATATAACATCATTTTCATTCAAATGTAAATTATCTAAAACATACTCAATCATACATTTTTCAAAAATTGGAATCAATGGTTTAGGCTGTTTATATCCATTTTTTGAAAATCGTTCTCCTTTACCACCTAAAGGAATAATAATATTCATCCTATATATGATATATGATAAATACCGCATAAATTATTTATATGATTCAATCGAAATAATATAAACATAAATGAAAAACTAAGTATATATATTCATGAAAATTGCACTTGTAGGACCAGGAATCATGCCAATACCACCAACAGGACACGGTGCAGTAGAAATCTTGATATGGGATTATTATATGGAATTATGTGAACAGGGACATGAAGTTGATATTATTAACCAAATTCGCATAACGAGTCAAGAACAGTCGACCCCTACAACGCCTTATTCACAACGTTTAATACAGACGATTAATCAGGGCAATTATGATTTTGTACATATCCATTATGATTGCCTTTATCATATTATCCCCTATTTGACATGTAAAACTATTGGTATAACGAGTCATTATCCTTACATCGATCAACCAGAGAAACATAGACAAGACGGATACCATATCCCATTTCAAGCTATTTCCGCTAATAACAGACATCATATATTCGCACTATCAGAGAAAGATTATAATATGTTTTCGAAAACTTGTTCCGACCCATCTAAGATTCATATGATGTTGAATGGTTCGAACCATAACGAAATAGTACCAAAGATCTTAGATAGTAAAATGCAAAAAAAAAGGTCGATATATATAGGTAAAATCGAAGCCAGAAAGCAACAGCATAAATACAAGACCATACCAAACCTCGATTTTTATGGCCGTTGTGATGACCAAGAATTCAAGTCTCTGCCATGTTATAAAGGCGAACCAAGTCGCGAGTTTTTAATGTCAGAATTGGCAAATTATGGTAATATGGTTTTGCTTTCCACTGGAGAAAATGGAACTCCACTAGTAATCAAAGAAGCTCTTATGGCGGGTTTACCCATTGTTACGAACAAATATAGTGCAAACGACCTGGACCTTTCCTTACCATTTATCGATATTATACCAGACGAAAAAGCGGATGATATGGGATATATTCAGAATATTATAGAGAAAAATCGTCTGAAACAAGTATTTCAAGAAGAAATACGTGATTATGCTGTTAAGAACTTTTCATGGGAAAAATTAGTAAAGGAGTACGCAAATACAATAAAAGGTATACTATGAAATAGTTACCTTATCACAGAAAACATAATAGTTGATGCATTCAACGTTACATGGAAAAGTACACAATAAATTATGTTTATATTGTTTTAAAATAAACCCAAAAGTAACTTGTTCATTATCAACCTGTTGTTTTCCGATTAAATCTTCAATATACATTTTTTCACCTATTTTGCAAACTTCCATCATCAATGATGAATTACCACCCCAAAAACCAGCCATCATAAAATTAATATTTTTTCCGACTGCATCGTAAAATGAGAGTTCATTATTCAACACTTTGGCAAATTCATTTACTTTACCTAGTTGAATAAAAATCTTGTTTTCGTTATGTATTTGTGAAATCAATGGATTATTAAAATGTCCATCGGCAATATCAAAGTTTAAAAAACGGCTCAATCCAGCATCTATCCAAAAAAACATATCGCTATTAAAATAATTAGATTCGATAGCTTTATTCATCCATGCGTATTTACTATGAATGATGGGTATATAGCCAAAACATTTATTTTCGAGACCATTTGGGTGTTGAATACGTCGTTTAAAGGGGGAATTTGTTATAATATCTCGAACCGTATCAACTGTATAGTAAAAGGGTACTTCATCTAAGCTAGTGTAAATAACTTTTGTGATGTTATCATATTTTGAACGTGCTCTTTTGACAATGTCTTCATTACATATTTCTGTGAAGATTACCATAGGCACTGGAATACTAAGGGTTCTTTCAAACCATGTCTGATATTGTTGATAGGAACGTTGGTCGTATTGTTCGCGAGAAATATTATAAAGAGCTGTTACAAAAGTAAAAGACATTGTAACTTTATATTATGAATATAGGTACTATTTATATATAAATTAATAATATATATATATAAATATATATAAATATATAGTAATTATCAGTATTATACATGTATTTCGAAAGTGCACTCAGTGAAGACGAACGACAAACACTAAATAAGTACTCAAAAGTGGTTGTATGGGGGTTTCCGTTACATTCACATACACATTCATATATTCATGCAATGTGGGTAAAGGTATTCAGTGAGGGTTTTGGTAAAGAGACCCACTGGTTTCATGATAATGAATTTCCAACAGACTTTGATTATGAAAATTGTATATTTTTAACAGAAGGTTATGCGGATAAGAACATACCCATTGTCTCTTCATCCGTTTATCTTGTTCATAACGCAATTAATCCTGAAAAATATATAAATAAAGGTGCAAGGCTAATTGAAATCCGATTTAATGTAATGGAAATACACGATGTTAATAACGATTTCAAATTAGATGATGGAACACATGAAAACATCAAATATTTGAGTGACGAAACGAAGTATGAAAAACTTGTATCTAATAAAGATATACACATATCAAAGCGCGGTCTTTCAGTGAAAGAAATGAATTATGAGTGTATTTATTTATATTGGGCAACTGACCTACTACCACATGAGTTCGATTTCGATGATATACAAGATAAACAAAACGCATTATTGTATTACGTTGCTTCTCCAGCTACATCAAGTAATCTGGTTCAATTTAGAAATATTTGTCAACAAAATGGCATTGAATGGAGACATATAGACCCATGGAGAACCCCCATTTCATTTGAAGATAATAGAAAGGCGATGAAAATGTCTATTTTATGTCCAGATTTTCGCCCTACTGGGACACAACGAGATGTCGAAGAATTTGGAATAAAGAATGGAAAGAATCACATGGAAATAGGATACTTACCATGTAGAGTACTGAAGGCAATCAGTTATGGTCACTTAGGATTGACAGACTGTGTTCATATAAAAAATATACTAGGAGAACATGTTGTTTATGATAAGAATATGCAGGTTTTATTCAATATGGCAATAGCTGAAAGAAATAATAAAGAAAGAATTAGAGCAGCTATGAAGTACGTACAAGAGAAACATACTTATGTAAATAGGGCAAGAGATATAATACGTGCCTTGATGCAATAAATGTATTTTACGCAAAAGTGATTAAATAATATATTATGTATATTATGTATAAGTAATGCCAAATATACCCAAAGTTATTTATATGTGTCACCGAGATCTTGAGTACGTTCGAAATCATAGTATTCCAAATTGGAGACGATTAAGTCCAGAGTATGAAATCCAGTTATATGATGATGCTATGTGTGAAGAGTTTTTGAAGACTGAATTCTCCCAGAAAGAGTGCGATATTTTCAGATTTATAAACAATGGAATTTACAAATCCGATTTTTGGAGAGTATGTATCTTATATAAATATGGTGGGGTCTATGTGGATGCCGATATTGAAGCGTTAACCCCATTAAACCAGTTTATTGAAGAAGATGATACATTTGCAACATGTTTATCATGTTTTCCTAACGAATTCAATCCACATTTCATTATGTGTGAACCAGGAAACCCTAACATAAAACTATGTATTGATGAGTTTATTTCGTTTTATGATGAAAAAATGGCGAAGAATGAAGTGGGTGTTTATTTGTCTGTATGCCCTGTATTTGCAAAAATATTCAAATATGTATTTGATAATGGTTGTGGTAAAGATGGTAAACATAAAATAGGAAACGAAGTAATTAAACTAATGAAGGAACAATATATTCATGGTATTTATAAGTTTTGTACTTATGGAAATTTGAAGTTACTGAACAATAAGGATGATAACTATCCAAAAAAATATAATTAAAGAATATATTGATAGAAATATGTCTGTCGCTTTTTTGATACCGATTTACCCAAAGCATTACGAATTTATGTATCAATTCATACGTAAAGTGAATAACAAAATAGATATAATATTAATATTTTCTCATGATAAAGACTATCTAGAGTTTGAAATGAAAGATAGTATCAAGTCGGTTGTATTAGAAAACATAGATTTAGAGAACATATATTATATGTTAATTGTAAATTCCAAAAAAATGCTGGGTTTAAATTATGTGAAGAATGTAATAAAGTACGACTATTATATTGTATGCGATGCAGAAATAGATATCATCGAGTCTAATTTTACAGTGGAAAATATCCAAAAAAAGATAGAATCAATATTTACAGAAAAGAAAATATATGTTGGAAATACAACATCGCTGGACCCAGTTATGGAATATAGTGCCACACTTTTTTCGGAAGATGATTTGAATAGAATCAAAAAGAAGACAAACAATTTTGAATCTAATAATTGGTGGTCAGATATTCCAGTTATAAAAAAAGAACATATCCAGGATTATTTGGATAAAATCGGTTTCCCAACGTGTTTAGAACGTCTTAATTATTTAATGTGGGATACAACTATGTATTGTTATTATTTGTTAATATATCAAGGCTTTGAGAATATCAATTATACAAGTATTATAAATAGATTAAGTTCACTTGAATCCTATTATACAGAAAATGAAAGTGACCTCATTGAACTCAAAAAGATGAAATATGGATTCTCGTGGGTTACGCCAAAACTTTATAAGAAACATAAGGAATTTTTAGAAGGTGAAGGTACATTTTTATTGTACCATTTAGACCGAGAATGATATTTTTGTTGGAAACTCAGACTAATTTTGCTTACCATAATTTGTAAGCAAAATTATTGATTTATTAATTAGGTTCTCTTACCATTAATACTTGATATTCATGTAATATTTTTTTATAATTATTATTTACTAAATATGGAATACTATATTCACCTTTTGCACCTACATTTGCATTATGCCCAATATCATCTATTAATATAATACCATTTTCGCTCATTAAGTCTTTTTCTATAAGTAGTTGTGCGTCGAATAAATGTTGATACGCGGCATTAACGTCATCCATGTGGTCCATATATAAAAAGTCGATTTTACCGTCAAAGTTATTCAGAAAATTCGTCGAATAATCAAGGTGAATACTTACTTCATCATATTCAGAACACATAGCACTAACAATTGTATTAACATGAGGATCCGGATCAACAGTATATAATTTATAATTCTTACCTTTCAGATTTTCGGCAAATACTTTAGTAAATATACCTGCACCCCAATCCCAGACATCTGGGTTATTAGGTTCCCAATACTTTATATCGGGATTCATACAGCCTTCAATCCCACCATTAACAAAGCTACGACTACTTCCTAATTCTACGATATTATATGTACCTTTTTTATTTTTCATATTCTCTAGAATCAAGTCATAGCTTTTTTTAAATGTGTTAGTGCGTCTATCCAAGTAATTGTAATAAATCATTGAATTAGATATATTATTACGTGTAGTATAATCATCAATTATAGACTTCCACCTACTAAGCGTTTCAATTTCGTGTTTTTTTGCAAAATCTAATACCTTTTGTGTCATTTCTTTATAATTTGTTGTTTTAACTTTATCAACCAGATCCTCCCATGAATCGAAAAATACAAAGATATCTTTGTGTTCAGGACAATACCATTCAGATAATTGTAAGTTTTCCGGTTGCTTTGGATGAAATGGCGGCTGAAACCAACCATCTCCCTTACTGAAAAGTTGCATCAAAAATCGAATAGTAGGTATAAATGTCACTAGTCCAAGTTGCAACCTTTCGAAAAATACGATAGTTGACCAGGCATAAGGCATATAAATTCCACCCTTATATTCTAGCAAATCAGATATATGATTAGGGAATCGTTCGCATTTGTTGGGGATTCCAAGAGATGTCAATTTTGCAGATAAATCCATTAATTTAGTTTCATTGTGATATGGTGGAACGTAGAAAACTTCACTTCCATTTTCGTATGTTTGAACCATATTTTCAGATATCAAGTTTTTACCAAGAGGTTTAATTATAAAATCACTAATTTTTACATTTTTTATTTGTTCACAATACAAGCTTTCAATACGAGTATTACCAAATATATATGTGTTAGGACGATTTGGTATATCTCTTAGTAATTGATAAAACTCAGGGTCTCTATATTCAGGCTGAATAGCATAATCAAAGCGGTTACAAATCCATATAATCAATAATTTTTTCCAATTATTTTGGAGAAAAACTCGCGAATTTGGACATGTATCAGATGTAATAATCCCATCAAATGTATTAAAATAATCGGCGTATTTATTCCAACATTTCTGGGCTTTATCATGTGTTATTTCGTATCTTACATGTAATATAAGATCAGTCTCGCCATCATCGAATTGCATAACAGATAAATCATGTCCCAGTTTACTAAAAACGTATTCAATATCTAGTTCACAGCCTTTATGAAACGTTAAATGTAGAAGCTTCATTTCAAATAATATATAATTACAGCTTACTTTATATAGTTTCCATTGAATAAAATAATATATACAACTATATACATTGATGAAAATTTATTGGCAACGTTGCCATTGAAGACGTAACCACCAAAGGCGGTTTACAATCTTCAAGTGTGTAACATGAATAATTTTCTAACAGAAACCATTTAAACAGTTCAGTATAAAATATTCAATTACATAAATATGAAGGTAGCTATTCAATATTCGGGACATTTACGTTTTATACAAGATACTTATCCTAAGATAAAGGAGTGGTTCATTGCAAATGAGGAAATAGAATTTTATTTCATCATTCATACGTGGGATGAATCATTACCGGAAGATATAGAATATATGAAGAATGTAATCAAACCAGCCCGTTATTTTATCGATAAACAAAAGAATTTTGAACGCCATCCATATCAATTGATGAATGTAGCAATGACACATGAAGAATACAAAAATGAACCTACTAGACTAGAGTGGAATAGAACTCATCCAAATGATCAGAAACGCTTTTTTGAGAAACCATCAGAAGAGAATAACTATGCATTTGATAAGGATTTGGAGGTTTTCAAATGTGACTATTATTCACACTATCCCTTTAATACACTGAGTCTATTTTATTCTATGCATCAAGTGAGTGTTTTAACGAATAGTTTTGCTCAAGAAAACAATATTACATTTGATTTTGTTGTGAGAATGCGGTCCGATTTGCATATGCAGATGTCATTACAATTAAATAATCTAGACAAAGAAAGATTGTACTTGTTCGATGCTGCACCGCACAGAGGTGAACAAGGAAAATACACAGTACACGACCAATTTGCTATAAGTAATCCAAGTATAATGACAATATACAATGATATTTTCGTATATTTACCGTGTTATTATGCTATAGTAAAACTAGACTGGATAAGCGAGATACTAATGGGGTTCCATTTGCAGTACAATAATATACCTATCATAAAAATACCACGTTACTATACGTTACTTCGCTATGCGGATAGAGTAAATCCTCAGGATGGAGTAATAAGAAGACCAACAAAATAAAGACCAACAAAAAATTATAACTTACAAGAGTATAAGATATAATTTACAAAACTAGGTTTTCTTGATACAATAATAAACTCTTTTCTAGTCCATCTAATTCTATATGCATATTTTTTAGTTTTGTATTATCCCCACTATAATTGTAAGTTAATGCAGTATCTATTATTTCAACATTTTCCGGAGGAACTATTTTGTTAGCGATTTGCGATAGTGTATATTTTTTTTCGTAACAGATATTTAGTGTCTTCTCTAGAGTATCTTGTGTCATGGCATTTGAAAAATAATGGTGAATAATTTTTATGAAATCTGTTTCATAAACGAAATCGAAATATTTGTCATTAAAGATAGTAACCTTAGTATTGTTCTTTTTGGATAAAAAACAGGATTTAATGAATCGGTCTGGTTCTTCATTTACATGAAAAATATTGAAAACTCGTAAATTATAGAAATGTGAATACTGTAATGAACGTTTATAGATTACATACTTAGAGAAACCATAATAATCGTTTGGTACAGTATACATATCTTCTTCTTTCCGATTCAAGATATCTGTACTTCTATCATAAATTGCTGCCGAATCAAAATTAATAATCATTTTGAATTTATCTGAGAATTTCAAAATGTTCTCAATCATTAATAGATTTTTAAAAACAATGTCGTAATTTTCACTCTTTGTGCGGCGTCCACCTAAAATGGCGGTATGAACCAAAATATCAAAATCACCATTTTTCTCTAAAAATGTAGATAATGCATTACAATCGGTCAAATCTAGTTCAGAATGGGAAGGATTTATAATATCAAATATAGAACTCAAATTGTTTTTTATCATACTGGCAAGATTGCCTCTTCCACCAGTAATCAAAACTCTCATTATACTAATTAGTAATATATATGTTTATATTACTAAACCATTATATAAAATTGCAAATGAATAACTATAATACACCTTTGAACATTGTAATCCGCACAAAGTGCGGATTGTGTTCAAATGCAACGTTATTGCGAAGCCATTGGTCCCGAAGGGACAATCCGATAAATCAATTAAGGCGCACAAGAAGTGTGCGAACTTAAATGTTCATCGGTGTAAACGCGCGATTTCATAATCGGTTTCTTTATATCTCATATCTCTCATGTGTTTCAAATAATATTCTTTGCCATGTGGGTCATTCACGATTATGACTTTATATCTTAAATTAGGGTAATGTTTTTCAATAGCTAATTTCAAATCTCCAATATCTTCCTGTGTTTTATTCCAAGATGTAATAATGAATGATATAAAATTATTAGGGTCTGATAAATATGCTCTAAAGTTATCTATACGTTTTGAATATCGTGCTTTTAAATTAGAATAATGATTAATGCCTTCTGGCCAATTTTCTGTTAAATATAAATCGGCATGTCCAGGACTTTCATGATTAAATCCAAAATTGTATTTATTATTATATATTGTATATTCATCTTCTTTCACTTCTTTTATAAGCTCGATAAAATTTTCATCATAGAAATGCTTAAAATCATCATTTAGACAATCAACTATACCTTTATAGTTTGTTACCATTTTATCAAATGGACAAGTAGTATATCCATCTACTTTTCTTTTTCTTATTCCTACATCGGCAGACCATGATGCACTATGACAATTCCATCCTAATGAAATACCAACTTCGTTCATTATATTTATTTGTAAATAAAATCTTTATATTATTATCCGTTATTTATATAAAGATTTCATTAATATTAATAATAATATTTGAAAAAATAAAGAAGACAATGCCCAATAAAAATATTTTGATATATCCACATGACCACTTTAATATGGGAAGTGGCGGTATAACGGTGCATTATTATTTGGCAAAATTGCTAGATGACAATGGTGAAATTGTAAGAATGCATCCATGTAAAGGTAGTGAACCCAATAGTTTATTCAGTAAATATTACAACGACGATTTTCCAGTAGATGACGATTGCGTTGTTATCTATTGCGAAGGAATAGAAGGAAACCCATTAAAAGCAAAAAATGTGGTTAGATGGATGCTTAGTGCACTAGGACAAAATGTACCATATGACCGAGTACATGATTGGGGTAAAAATGAGTTAGTTTATTTTTTTAACTCAGAAAAGATGATTAATAATTGCCCAGATAAAGTAGGGAGCCTGTATAAATATTTGACTATCATCTTTTTAGACCCAAATATGAAAGTCTATGTTCCACCAGTTATTAGATATCATTGTTGCTATACGATCAGAAAATTATTTATACATGGAAAAGCTATCGAGACAATTCACCCTCCAGAATCATTTGAAATAGGTCATTACAGAGAACAAAATGCGTTTATTGACATATTTAACAATCATGAAATATTTGTATCATATGACCCATTAACGTTTCTTAGTATAATGGCGCCAATGTGTGGTTGTGTATCTATAGTTTACCCGATAGAAGGTGTTACAGAAATGGAATGGTTAAAAATGACTGCAGCAAAAGAATACGTCGAAAAACATAATATTAGTAAGTTATACGGAGTTTCTTATGGAACAGACAGCGTAGAATGGGCCAAATCTACATTACACTTAGTTAGAAAACAATGGGAAGATATTATAAATTATTATATAACTGCACACCTCCCATCTTTTATACAAGATATTAATAATTTTGAAACTATGCAGAATACGATTGATAATATATATTTTGAATCAAATTCAATATAAAAATAAAGTAATCATTTTTATATTAAATGCGACCATGTTTTTGTTGTAATAGAGTTTCAGACGATGTAGTGTTGAAGTTAAATCTAGAGATTGTAGATGATATTCCACTGAGTAATAATTTATCAGTTCAATTTTGTGATGATTGTAATTTCTATTATTCGAATTCTGACAATGTTCAAGAAGATTACGATTTATACTATAAAACATTTAATAATTACAAAAATTACAACAACTGTCTTGACAAAGACGAACGTTGTTGTATATTTTTAGATGAATTTATATCAAAGAATAATATTAATACAATCATTGATTATGGTAGTGGCAATGGCGACCTATCAAAAATGCTTTCGAAAAAGTACAATGTTGATGTTTATGATATTGATATGAAAAAGAACACAAACGAGTATGATTTTCTAATATTGTCACACGTTTTGGAACATATTTATAACTTGAATGAATTTGTCGACACCATATCATTGAATATAAAGGACAATGGATATTTATATATAGAGGTTCCAAATGCGGAATATTATAATGAATTCAATGATTTATGTCCATTACAAGAAATAAACTTGGAACATATTAATTTTTTTTCCAAATATGCATTGAATAAGTTATTATTAAACAAGGGTTTTATATGTATCAATTTAATAGATGATTATTTTCTACTTAATGATTCTAAGTACCATATAATAAGAGGTGTCTTTAAAAAGAATAGCAAAAATGTCTCGTTGTTAGAATATATCGAATCAGGAAATGATATAATAAAAAAATATAATATTAAACGATTATCAGAATTTGAATACATATATATTTATGGTTGCGGACAATTCTTATTTAAGTTATTTAATGAAATTCAAAAACATTCGAATATAAAAAACATTGTTGACGATAATAAATGTTATGAAAATAGAAAAATAAAAGACATTAATATAATCGATGGAAATGCGCTTTTTGACAAGATAACTGATGGTGACACTGTTGTGATAACCTCGTTAGTTCATTCAAAATCCATAAAAGAAAAATTATTAAAATTGGGTAAGAGTTTGAATATCTTACTTATTTCCGAATTATAAATTCAGATGATAACTATTGCGATTGGTTCTCAAAAACGTCTTTATTAACAGACGTTTTTGAGAAATATGGTTAAGGGCTAGCTCTTTTGTTCGATAATATATATTTATCGAGTGAAAACGTATAGAGAAATCCACATTTTTGTAGCCAAATGGTTACAAAGACACAGATAGCCCTTAAACTATATTTACTATCATTTCATTTTTGAACTCCTCACGTTCTAAAAATGGTTCCATATCTTCAAACGGGCGATTTGTGAAAGTACCATCATCATTTTTAATAGCACTTAACTTTGGATATCTAGGCTGGATACAACAGAATACTTCGAGAATAATAGGTCCATCTTGATATCGAAAGAATGTATCAATAGCACCGTCTACATCTTCATATTTTATAGCATTAATGTATTTTACCCCATAAGCATTAGCAATTTTGCATGTATCTGGGAACGAAATACCACTATCCTTATCAACCCCGTATTTATTTTGAAAGTAAATTGTTTGCGTAATATTATTAGCTCCGTAACCGCCATTATTAAATATCATTATTTTAATAGGCAAATTATTTTGTATAATTGTTTGTAATTCTTGTATATTGAGCTGAAATGAACCCTCGCCCATAATTGTAATGACTGTTCTATTTGGTTCTGCTATTTGTGCACCAACTGCAGCAGGTAATTCAAATCCCATATCCCCTTGACTGCTATGTAAGAATTTATCTCCTCGTTTAATGTTTACCATATGCCATACATTTGTTACAATAGAACCTGATGCTGCAATTGTTATTTTATTTTCTGGCGCTATAAAATACAATCGTTTCAATGCATAATATGGATTAATCCCCTTTTCATCAGATAAATCTTTGGGTATTTCAAAAAACCATTTATTTTTCCAATGTTTACATTTGGCCAACCATGTATCATATTGTCCATTATACGTTGAATATGTGAATTTATCAAAAAATTCGTTCAATCCAATATTTAACTTTAAAGCATAATTCAAATTAGTTTTTTTTAATTCATCTTTATCATTGTCAATATATACAATTTTGGCTTCTCTAGCAAACCATTCAGGACGATATCCAATAATGCCTTGTGCAAGGCGACAACCTAACGATATTAATAAATCGCAATTTTGTAATGTAAAATTACCAAGACGGTCGCCTATCAAGCCAATTTTACCAAAATAAAGGTGATTATCGGTTTCAATTACGTCTGTTCCCATAATTGTAACGACAACTGGTATATTATATTCTTCAATAAATTTATTAAATTTGCTTATTGTATTGCTAAGCTTAATGCCATTCCCCGCTATAATAAGTGGACGTTTGGCAAATTTTAATAATTCGTATAAATTGCCAAAATCAACTGGTTGGTCAAGCATAACAGAGTCTTTTTCTCGAGTGATAATAGGTACGTCAACTTCATCCATTAACATTCCTTGAATGTCAATAGGAATAGACAACCAAACAGGTCCAGGACGTCCATTAATTAGATGACGATACGCTTCGACCAATGTATCATTTAATTCAGACAAATCCAGTATTTCCTTTGCATATTTCGTTATTTCAGTTACTATTGAAATAATATCTACATCAGCACCAGAATAGTGTCTTAATTTCATATTTGGATTGTTTAATTTTCGCATTGATTCGTTTGATTTGACCTGCCCAGATATAAAAAGTAATGGCATACTATCTTGATAAGCTATCATACAAGGTGTTATAGCATTTGTAGCAGCACAACCAGCCGTTGTACATATAATCGATGGTTTATTATTTGTTTTGCTGTAACCTAATGCAGAATATCCACATGCCTGTTCATGATGATTATAATAGATTTTATAATTCTCATGTTTTCCGAAAGAATCGTTCAAATGCATAGAAAATCCACCGGTAATTGTAAATAAAGTGTCAATGCCATTCTTGTTAAAGAAATCTACAATATAATCACTGACCTTTATTTTCATAACGATATTAAATAATATCGTTTAAAATATTTATATTATTTTTTCTGTATATATTATCATAAAGAGTCTATCGTTGTAAAACATATTTTGTTTTTTCTGTTTAAGAGTAGAAAATACATAGCATATATCAGATATGTTCATTTTTTCGAATTTTTCAATAATATCAATAGCATACGATACATGACATCCATAATAAGAAGATAATGCATAAATTACGTTATAACATAAATTATTTTGACATTCTTTATATGAAACTATGAAAGAATCACCAAAATCAATACTATTTACAAAATCGTAACTTTTATTATAATTTTTATTCAGATCCATCATCAATAATTCGGTTTTTGCATTGCCAGAACCTCTGCCATAACCCAATATACACCCGTCAATCATAGTTACACCAAATTTCAATGAATGTAATGATTTAGCCGTTGCCGTTGACATGTTGTCATGTGCATGAAATCCAATTTTAATATTTGTTTCAAACACATCACGAAGTAAAAACGTAACGTAAGGGATAAGTGTCTCAATATCATTTAAATCAACACATCCATATGTATCAGCCATTGTAAAATATTTGATTTGTTCTTGTGAAATTATCTTACATAATTCATAAATTTGTGATTTACTCATTTTATCTATTCTACCAACGTTGAATGATATTTCATAACCAAGATCAACTAGCTGTCGCACTTGACTCATTCCTTGTTTCAATAAATCAATATCTAATATGTCGTCACTTTTATTTTTTGATCCATGATATGCTAACAATACACGAACCATATCAATTTTAGATTGAGATTTTGGTAAAAACACATTAATGTCAAACTCGTTTATGGTTACCATAACAGCAATCTTGCAACCATTAATATCACCAACCGTTTTGTTAATAAATTCATCATCGCAAAAAAAAGTAGGACCATATTTTTCTAAAAACTGTGGTTTTTTTATATTACGAAATCCAATTTCCATATAATCGATTCCAGAATTAGAACAAGCTATATAACAGTTTCGCACCATGTCGTCACTAAATTGCCAGTCATTGACGTATCCACCATCACGTATAGTGCAATCTAACAATTCAATACTATTACTCATTTTTAGTAATATAATATGTATTCATTATATCATTATTTTAAAAATATGTTATTATACATTTACCAATTATAATTTTCAATACATTTTAGAATCTTATAATTTGCTAAAATATAATCATAATAATAGTAATCTTTATTATTGATAAAAACAGTATCTATTTCTTCAACACCGTTTAATGCATGAATTCCTGTAATACTATCTTCAAACCCTATTTTAGTTGTATTCGGAAAATCGGTACATACCATAAAATAGCATTCTGGATTTGGCTTTTTATTACGAAACATTTCTCTATAATAAACTTTGGAGCATTTCTGTAAAATAGGAAAAAGATCAAGAAAAAACATAACATTGATTTTCTGAGTATTAGATACTATTACAAATTCCTTTTTATTTTTAACAACTTCGGTTATGAATGCCTCTACTCCGGCTATTAATGCCAATTTATCTTTTTCTTTGGTAATAAGGTCTAAATAATAATCATTTTTTTCTTGAACACAAGATTCATAATCTTGAATACATAATTCATTTTTCAAATATTGTCTAATACAATCTACTTTATTTGAATGAAATTTCGAACAGTATATGCTAAATGATATATAAAAGTATTCTCCTATACTCCTTTTTAGAACCGATAACCACGAAATATAATGTAGGTGTTCTGTCTTTACAAGTGTATCATCCAAATCAAAAATAAATAAATCATAGTTATTTATTATATCCTGCATGATAGTTTTTAGTGTAAATACTTATTTATGTTATAAATAATGTATGTATAATATATTTAAATCTATATATATATTAAATTACCATTATGAATCTTATTGAACAGAATAATCGTATATTTGGACTAGTAGATGGTATTCAATATGGTCAAAATGACCGTGTAGACGAATTGAACCAACGTTTAACAACGCGAAATTATCCAGACATTCCTTTAGAGCCAAATTATGATCCAAGACCTGTACCTACAAAATACGCCCATTTTCCCATAGTGAATCGTAGAACACCAAGAAAGGAGGTTCAATTAGAATATGTTGATTTTGATAGTAAAGTAATGTTTTATCCAGGAACGAGTAACGCACCCACATCGGGATATGTGAACAATGTTGATTTAGAGACTATTTTAAGAAACCAACGTTTCGCTTTACAACATGGTGGCGATCAAGGGGTCTATATACCTGCTTCCGATAGTGATTTGTATAAAGTGAATGTCATTTCTGCACCATCACAACAACCATATCCCTTATTATTTGAAAGACAAATGTTTAGTGCAGCTCCCCATTCGAATGTAGAGAATTCAATTATCGGTCGTGACGCTTTTTTCAATCATACACGAACACAATTGCGAAATTCCGCATAAAAATATACTATTTTATTATATACTCGGAATATGATAAAATATCTAAACACCATTTTAGATGCAAAGGGATATGATACAGTTGTATTAAAATATTTAGTATTTCTAACAATCATAGTGATAATTTACTTATTTTATTGGTATACGAAATCAAATATTAGACCCGCAAACATGAGCGAAGGTTTTTCACAGGAACAACCCTTTGTTCTCAAAACGAATGAACAAGTCTATGATAATTTCTATGCCGAAGTCTATGATGAATTACACTGTACAAAAAAACGATTACATTGGACAGTAGAGCAAATATTAAAAATGACTGAACCTACACCCAAAAATAGTATAATATTAGATGTAGGAAGTGGAACCGGAAAATTAGTGAATAAACTTTGCAGAATGGGATTTTCTACTTATGGAGTTGCAAAGTCCAAAGAGATGGTAGAACATTCAGAAAAGACGTATCCAGAAATACATATAACATTAGGTAATGTATCTGACCCGATGTTATTTGAGAACTCTACTTTTACACATATCATATGTACTCAATTTACCATTTATCAGATAAAAGACAAAAAGACATTTTTCCGAAATTTTTACCATTGGTTGAAACCGAACGCATACTTGATATTACATTTAGTTGATGACAAAAAATTTAGCGCAATTTCACCATTAAAAGACGATGAGGTACAATGGAAACCTTTTTATAAAACAGAACCTCCTAGACAAACTGATAATATAGCCGAATTTGAAGATTTCCAATATAAACAAAGTTATAAATCAAGTGATTCGAAAACCATAACATATACAGAAACCTTTACTGATAAACAGAATAATCATATAAGACAAAATGAACAAACGTTATTTATGGAGAACGTGGATGAGCTACTAGCGTTAGCGAATAAAGAAGGGTTTATTTTACATGGAAAAGTGGATATGACTGAATGTAATGGAGATAAGCATCAGTATTTATATGTATTGGAAAGGCAAATGTAATACAACGATAAAATACGATAAAATATGATAAACAAAATCACAAAATATAATAGCTATTCCTATGATTCTCTATTATATTGCCATAACTTTGTTTCTAACATGTATAGCATTGTTTATCTACATAAAAATTCGGTTCCCTTTTTGGAATATTCAGCCGGTTTTCCATACATATGATTATTGGCGGTATTTTTATAAAGAACCTTTTATAGTATACAAATTTCGACCAGTAAAAACCAAGTTCTGTGATTTCATACAAGTTCAGACACGAACATTCTTGGAATGTTCAGCTACCGAAATAGCAGATATAGTCGATTTATTACAATGTTACTATTTACCTAGTGACCGAATTTTACATACAATAACGAAAGAGGATATCGAAACATATATGACAGGTCATCTTTCATCCACTTATGTGTCACTATATACGGAAACACATTTCACAAGAATTGATGCTTCAAATAATGATACTTCAATAATACGTTCCGAGAAACCGACTGCATGTTTGACTTCCAGACCACTTAAAATATGGCATAGACCAACACTAAGAGAACCCACATACAAAGAACTGCCTATCTATTTTATCGATTTTTTAGCCGTGAATCGCGATAAAGATGTCAAAACTGTGAGTCGTAAGCTATTACAAACACACGAATACTATCAACGTAAACAAAACCCTGATATAGTAGTCTCGCTGATAAAGAAAGAAATCGATTTATTTGATGGAGTTGTCCCACTTATTTTGTATAAGACAGATACTTATTATCTAAGAAATATACATTTTCCATCGCTACCCCCACATCATCAGATAACGCGTGTTTACAAAGAGAACTTGGAAATCCTAACCGATTTCATTTATTTATTAACTAGTGTAGATAACGGTGCCATGTTTGATATTTGTATTATGCCAGATATAGGTTCTATATTAGCACAAATCAAACAATCACTGTTATATGTATATGCACTGAGGCGTGGAGAACATACGTATGCCATGTATTTTTTCAAAGATATGAAAACACAATACGAAGATATTGATGGAAATACATTACAATGTTACGCCAGTGTAATGAATATGAAAGATGAAGCGTTATTTTACTTGGGCTACCTACACAGTATACAAAATATTATTAAACAGAATAAGACCTACAAAATGTTATTCATGGAGAACATGGGACATAATACCGTGTTATCCAAATTATGGAAACAGAAACATACGGCCATATTTTCGAATAATTCTGCATATTATTTATATAATATGGTTTTCCCTTGTTCTCCAGTTTCTGAACAACGATGTATGGTTTTATCGTAATACATTGGTGTAAACCTATCTTGTATATTTACCAGCTCTAGCAAAAGAATCGACAATAAATATGATGAAAACGCCTAAGAATGTGTATAAAATAAACTCTTCTGTTATATTACTCGTCTTTTCATTCTGCTGCTCCTCTAACAAATGAATCATATAATTAATTTTCTCGAGAAGTTTACTATCTCCTAAAACATTGTTCCCTTGAATACCCATTCTCGCGTAATATGGTGCAGAAGGTGCATTCGAACGATTTTCTTGAACTGGAAATGGTATGGTAGATGGTTCGTAACTTTTCATATAGTTGCTGTACATAGGTGTTTTCGTATTATCAACATCGTAACTTGGATTAGCTTTATTTAGCATCACGTAGTCTTTTTTCACTTGTATAGTTGGTGCTGAAGGAGGATTGAAATTACCTAACTTACTCATGTCTGTTGATGTGTCAGAAGAAGTCACTTTATTCAGTAATTCATTGATTTTCATAGTACGGTCTTGAACAGGTGCTTGAGAATCGTCTAAAGAACTAGGGTTTAAATTTTGATAACCTTCGGCTTGAGAAACATATTCGTCGGGACCACTGGCTGATTGCAGTAATTTCATTTGTTTTTTCATCGTAGACGGTCTTTTCTTGAATGATGTATCGTCATTCGTCCATGGCGACGCTGTTGTTACTAAAGACATAATATTTTAATATACTTTAAAAAATGGGTAGATAATATTTTAGTTACGTAGAACCAAAAAGAATGAACATCAAAAGCATTTTTTACCAAAAACAAAATAATTATATAATATAAGAATAGTCATATGGAAAAGCTTTTGTTGCAGTTTATTCCAATAGTAATAATATTCATGCTAACCGCTTATTCTAAAAGCACAGCACAATTTAGTAGAACAATTTTAGGAAAATTACTCGCGGTTTGCGTGATTGTTTTTTATACATGCATAGATAAACTTTATGGATTGTTAGTTTGTGGTTTTATTATCTTATATTATCAGTCAAGGATTATTGAAAGTATGCTAAACTATGGTGGCGGAGGTTGGACATTTTTTGATATTGCAGCGAGTCTAGATCATATAGATAGCAGCTCGTATACTGCAGATGACCCAGTCTATATAGGAGGACTCGTGGAATCCTTTATGCCACTTAAAGATGCGTATCGCGCAAATACTATAGAAACAGGCGGTTCTACCAGCGAGTTTAGAAATAAAAACTGTAAAAATGGAACCTTAATGAACAAGACTATTCCGGTTCGCTTAGATATGACTGAACATGTATATCCAGAAGTAAAATTTCACGATGCTCCATGTAATACTTGTTCAAAGACATGTGGCTTTTCGATTACTGAGGCAAAAATTCAAAAAGAAATCGATTTAAAGTCAATTTATTCAAAATAAACAATAAATATATATTGTGATATTATACAGTAATAATAAGATGGGAAGAAGAAAAAATAAAATACCCAAAAATCTGTCGTTTATGGGTAAAATATTTAGATATATTCATGTACATGTACATGCATTAAATAATAGCAAGATTTTTGCTGGATTAATGATCATTACATTGAATATAGTATCAAAATTCGCCAATTTTAAATTAAGTAAAACGTTGGAAGCCTATTTTAAATTTACCTTTAGTCGACAAGTATTAGTGTTTGCAATTGCTTGGATGGGTACGCGTGATATTTATATTGCTTTATTTATAACCCTTTGTTTTACGATAGTAACTGAACATTTATTTCATGAAGAAAGTCCATTCTTTGTTTTATCAGAGGATTTCCGTGATTATCATATCAATTTACTTGATAATGAACATGCTAATAATGAGATTACTAAAGAGGACATTATTAAGGCAAAATCTATTTTAGAAAGAGCAAAGGAGCAAAAGTTATTGGATGATATAGGATATCAAAGTTATCCTATATAAAAGAATTATAGTGATAACATAAAATCTATTCATATTATAGAAGGAATTAATAATATGAGTAAACCGAAAACATTAAACATAATATTGAAAAATATTATTCCACCAAATAAGACAGATATTACATTCAAAGGTAGTATGTTATATAAGCCGCCAACAAAAGAAAAGGATGGCTCAGAGACAACATCTACTAAAGTAGGTGAAAACGTATATTACTCTGATGAGAAATATTATCCAAAACTATCACAGAGCGAAATGATGAAGTTTTTATTTGATAAAAAAAGATTCGACGAAGTTATGTCGGAACAACCGGCTGTAGATGCTTCAAAGAAGGAAGCAGTACAAAAATATAATATCACAGCAACATTACAATGTCTATTTTCGGTTGGATATCCAGCGATTAATGATATCAATGATTCACATAGCTTATTGAATGGCAAAGCTGAAGCCAATACGTTATTTTTTAATCCATTTAAAAGTCATTTGTCTTATTTGAAAATAGGGGGAGACGAGTATACTGTTCAGCGAGTAATATGGTTGAATGATGGATATAATGTAGGATTATGTAAAGTACCTAACGCTACTGGCAGCGAGAAAGATTTTGTTTCGCCATTACCTTCCAACAATACAATATATGTAATGATAGACTTGATTAGGGGTGTTTTAACATCAGAAAACAGAAACAGTATTTACTGTCCATTTACAAGTGAAATACTCGTTAAAAGAATCGATGACCTTATAAAGGGTAATGATAGGCGCGATTTAATAAATAATGGCCGAATTTTATTTGATATTAAACAGATGAAAGGCATACAAGGTGCAGATAGTATTGTAACAACTGCGAAAACGCCAGAAGAAGAAGCTTTATCAAAAGAAATGGATGAATGGGAAAAGAAATCAGAAACCAATAAAATCATCAGAAAGAAATATAATGGGTTAGTAGATAATGTCAAAACGACAGTAGAATTTAAAATATTACTTAAAACGATTTCTCAGAACAAACTTCTTAAAATTATTACAGAAAAAGAGAGTGATTTTCCAAAGCTATTTCAGTACTTAAAGAATAATTTTGAAAAAGATCAAGATAAATCTATTGAAGATGCACTTAAAAAAAATGCAAAAAGTGAAATTATTTTGAAGATAAAAGAACAAAAAAGAAAATTTAAAGAAGATGATACATTGAACATGATAGCATTATTATTAGAAATAACTGAAAGTGAATTAAAAGGTGGTGGTTCTCGCATCATGAAGAGTTATCGTTATAACAGAAAACGAGTTTCAAGTAAACATAAAAAAACACGTAGATATCGAAAATAACAATTATTTGTAATATGTAGTTTTATTACTTCTTTTTGTAGAAAACTGGTGTACCCTTTTCAAATTTACCGACTTCATCACCTACATCATCGTCTTCGCTCACTGTATAAATCAGTCCTGTTTGTTGGTTTGTAGTGTAATATGTTTTTCCATTGATATCGATCTCGAAGACTTCCTCTTCGGCCTCTTCTTCGCTAGCCTCTTCCTTTTCATCTTCTTCGGCCTCTTCTTCCTCTTCGGCCTCTGCTTCGCTAGCCTCTTCTTCCTCTTCTTCTGCTTCTTCGGCCTCTTCCTTTTCCTTTTCCTTTGCCTCTTCATTTTCTTCATCCTCTTCCTTTTCCTTTGCCTCTTCCTCTTCTTCTTCCTCTTCCTCTTCGACTTCTTCTTCTTCTTCCTCTTCTTCTACAGTATTATCTTCCAATGTATAAACAATGTTTTGTGTAAGTTCTTTTGTCACTATTTCAACTTCATCATTATCATCAATGACAATAGTTTGTCTATCGATGATTTCATCCATTGGTTCAGTTTTAATTACAGCATTAAGACGAATAGTTTTACGCGTATTGTCTGGTACATTTTCTTCTTCATAAGAATCACGTTTATGGCTGCATCGAAACTCAGGTAAGGATTGAATCAGATTTCTAAGAGACTTATTTTCCTTACGAAGTTTTTTATTTTTCTTAATAAGCTTTTGCACAAGCGGTAAGTTCAAAAGAGCGCTATAGTTCTCGTTGACAAGTTCGTAGTTCATTATCTATAAAACTGTGTGTTTTTACGTGACATTATGTTATCTATTTCTATTTTCAATTTTTTGTAAAATATTGAAAATAAATATACACAATTACCATGCTATTTTCGTCCATTTTTCTGGGAATAGATCTTTTATATTATGACGTAAGGCAGGCCCAAACCATACACTAGGATAACAAACAATTTTATCACTATGTTGATTGAAATATGCACCCCACCAACTAAACGTGCTATTCGCTATAATGTTATGTTTACAGCATGACATGAATAATAATTGTTTCCAATCTTCTATTGTATGATCGATGTGTTCAAACTTTATAAAATCAAAATCACTCTGTAATCGTTGAATCATACTATTTACATCAGAAAAATCGGTTTCTTGATAAAAACATAATATTTTTATGGGTTTGTCGCCATTCAATGTACCGATCATATGTATTATAGCGTTTCTATAATACTCATATGGCATTATAGGGTGTCGGTCTTGAATCTGTTTGTAATCGTCTAATCGAAAATGCATACTAATTGTTACATAGTCACTAGCAAAATAAGAAGGAAATTCAGACATAATACTTTTTTGTTGTTCAGCAAGACCAATTAGATCATATAGTTTCTCTTGCTCATTTTCAAAATATTTATAGCTTTGAAAATATCCAAGAAGTGTCAAGTTCTGATTGTATAATGGTAATTCTGTATAATGGAAATTGGTCTCTCTATACGTAGGAAAACCAAATAAATTTGTTGTAGTATATTTTTTGAGGTTCGACAATAGATTCGTCCAATAAGTGCTTCTTGTTTTTCCTATAGTAACACTATCGCTGTATGGAAAGATAGGGACACAATGATTTCGAATAGAATAAGCTAATGTTGCGAATAATTGAAACAGTTGGTTTCCTAGACCACCCATTAACATACAAGAAATAAACGGTTGTGCCATATCGATAATATATATAAAGAATCCTATTTTATATATCATTTGCCAACTAATAATTTAGAATACATTTACATTGTAATTTATAAAAATACATTTCTGCTGCACAAATGCAGTAAAATATTTCGCGTATCAGATAACCTTAGTAAAATATATATGTCAATTCATTTGGAAACGCGTTTGTTACTAAATAACTTGATAAAACAAAAATATGCATTCTTTAAGTCATTAGAAAATGTATTTGGACGTTACTTATTAGACCAACATAAACGACCGAGTGATTACCCCGATGAACCTCCTTTTTATTTAATAACGAGTATCTATGAATTAGACCGTATAGTAATTGATTATTGTATGTATGGTGCAAGTAGAATAACAAATCCACATGATGCAACTGCTGATATGATAAAATATAAATTTTGGTTATATTATAATATGAATTTCACTACAGCCTATAACGATATAATGGCGAAGCGGTTTAATAAAGTAGTGGATAAATGTATTACTATTCTCAAATTAAATGACGAAATTGCGGTTACATACTGTAATACATTACCTAATATGAGTTCGTGTTTTCCAAAACGCACCAACTCGTAAAATAATCATATTGATGTTTCTATCGTCAACATGATTTACAGGCCAAAATTATCCTTCATAATACTTGACTTACTAGGGCCTTTTGTCTTCTCGCTTTGACGCTTCACTTTATAACTACCGATTTGGTTTGTCTGTCCAGGCTTTGAACCATAAATATTCATTATGAAGTCTTCGCTATCTTCATGTAGTTCTGGTAAAATACGCGTCATCGGCTTATCTATTACTAGCAACATATGCTCAGACTTTAATAATTTTCTATACTCCTGTATACTCAGATTGCCATAAAACTTGTCTAATAAGTAATAAGGACTAGGCGCAGGTTTTATATTTTTTTTATAACGATAAATTTTACTATAAATCTGATTTAATAAATGATATCTTTCAAATTTCGTAGAGTCGTCTAAATTTTCTTGCATCAAATATGCAACTGCACATTCTGGACGACAGAATGAGCCGTAACCGAATAATTCGTCATTCATTTCATATTTTGGTATATAACACGATGGATTATCATATTCATATGTACACCAAAAACATGCTGCTTTTTTATCAGGGTTAGAAGATTTATAGAGTTGTAGTTTTAATTTTTTTAATTTACTATTTATATCTTTAATACTAATATCCGCATCATCATCGGCTTCGTTATCTTTTACTTCGTTATCAAACGCGTTTGCACATTGAATACATATAGATTGATTTTGTTGCGTGTTAAATTCTTTGTATGCAACCGCTTGTGCAGTCGGTTCATTCATCTTATTATCATCATTCGCATTGACGTTGTTTATAATCGATTCTACGTTTACATCATTTTTATATATAGAAAAGTTTGACGGTTCTGCCGAATTATAAGTCATAATTGCTGGTGGTACAACTGGATTATAAGATAATGGATCAGTTACATACTGATTTATTTTTTGATTATGCTCATCTAAGTCCTTGAGTGAGCATTTTAAATGTAAAATTACATTGGTAACTTGTTTAGACGTATCAACATGTTCTATTTGCTTTAAAATTAACTTACCTCCTTTCGGTTTACGACCACGTTTCTTGACTACTATTTCAGGTGCTGGGTCAGTCTCTTCTATAACCACAGTAATGTTATTACGTTGATAATCAACGACTTCCGTTTCACTCTTCTTCTTTCTACCACGTTTTTTCTTTTGAACTTCAGTATCCATGTAATAAGAATACAATAATCATAGAATACTTTTTAAGCCATTTTATAAAACGTTTTTCGTAAAAAATTGAGTTTCCAAATATAGAACTTATATAATAACATAAAACTACGAATCATGACAGCCAAATCCGGTTATTTAGAATTAATTATTGGACCGATGTTTTCGGGAAAGACGACTCGAATCATGAACATATATGATGAGTGTCAAAGAAACGGCGACAAGGTTCTCGTTATTAATTACGAAAAAGATACAAGATATCATACATCAATGCTATCTACACATGATAGACGTGTATGTCCGTGTATATTCGTAGAAACATTGAAAGAAACAATGAAACATATCGAATTGGAATCGCCTGATGTCATTCTTATTAATGAAGGTCAATTCTTTTCCGATGTCTATGAAGCCGTAATAGATATGGTTGAAACATACAAAAAAAAGGTATATATATGTGGATTAGACGGAGATTTTAAGAGACAAAAGTTTGGCAGACTTCTTGAACTAATTCCGTTATGTGACACCATTATTAAATTGAAGTCGAAATGTGATGTATGTTCAGAACCAGCTCTTTTCTCTCATAGAAAAATAGAAAACGAAGAACAAGTGGTAATTGGCTCGGATATCTATATTCCGTTGTGTAGAAAGTGTTATTTACAGTCATCAATATCAAAAGAACACGAAATTTGTAATAACATATAAAAAATAAAATAGAGAGTTCTCCGCCATTATATTATTATCATGAAGTTATCAAAGTTTAATACATTTTTCATGTTGTGTTCCACAGTGAACCCGTCATTTATTCCAGTAAAGAGAATATGTAAGGATTGTAAATATTTTATTGGAGATACGCTGCAATGTAGAAAATTTGGAGACACCAATATAGTAACTGGTGAAGTAACATATCCTTATGCCAGTGTCATAAGAGGAGACAGTAAGAAATGTGGAGAAGTTGGAAACCATTTCGAAAATAACCCTTACAAACTAGTTACTGGTCCTTATTATTTTGTTAAAAAAAACCTTTTTTTTACGTTTTCGGGTGTTATAATAGGAATAAATGTTGTTAGTATCATCATCCAGTTCATTTCAAAAAATCCCATAATACTTCCATCACTGAAGATTTAGGGCAACGTTATCGTGATAAAATACTTACTCGTACTTGGTGCGCTTCTTAGGCGGCGGTATTAACGGGTCGCGAACATTATTTTTTTGGCGTGGCGGATTCACCACATAATCTATAACCGTTTCAATTATCATGGGTAATCCTAGCTCACTACGTAATATATTTTCTAATCGCTTTGTTTTTTCTATCATCCTTTCTAGTTCATTCGTAATCATTGAACTACGAATGGCAAACGTTTCTCTCATATTATCGACGTCTTCGTTATCTGTATTGAAATTCATGTTGTTTTTACTATAAAAAGTTTTCAAAATCTTTTTTCAATTTTTCAATTTTCTGTAATAATAATAAATCAGCGAAACCAATATATATATTACATTTCATAATACATATATTAATCAATGGATAAGCTATCAATTCCATGGGTAGAAAAATATAGACCAACACAATTCAGTAATATTGTGCTTGATCCATTAAATCGACAACTTTTCGAAAACATCCTCAGCAAAAATAGCTTCCCTAACCTACTTTTTTATGGACCACCCGGTACAGGTAAGACTACGACTATCATCAACTTAATCAACGAATATCAACAAAAATACAACCAACAAAATAAGGGAACAGTAATACATTTAAACGCATCGGATGAAAGAGGTATTGATATTATCAGAAATCAAATTTATCAATTCGTAAAATCCAAGAATTTTTTTGAAGTGAGTACAAAATTCGTGATTCTAGATGAAGTAGATTATATGACAAAAAATGCACAACAGGCATTAAAATACTTGTTACAGTCGTCTATGTATAATGTTCGATATTGCCTTATTTGTAATTATATAAGTAAAATTGACGAATCGCTAAAAAACGAATTTATTTGTATTCGGTTCAATCAATTACCCAAATCCGATATATTTGGATTTATTAAGACAATATCTGACACTGAAGAATTAGACCTTAGCGATACTGCTATACAAACAATACAAGAAATTTATAATTCTGATATAAGAAGCATGATTAACTTTATACAATTAAATCAGAAAAGCACTATTTGGAATATGAACATAATAACGAATGAAGTATGGGAACAATTATATAATAAATTGAAGACAACCACTGATAATATGGTATTATTGAAATATATACACGAGATTACGATTCAATATAATATAGACAAAAAAAATCTTATGAAACAGTATTTTAATTATATCATACGCACTAAGAAGGAGGAAGTAACAACCGATTTTTTGAACATAGTAGAATTTTTATTACATTCATCTGATACGAATATGAACCATTTAATAACCTATTTCATTGAGAAGTTACAAAAAAAAATTGAATGAACGAAAGAATATTTATAGAATCAATATAAAGAAAATTTACTATTATAAATAGTATAAAGCAATAAGAATGGCGTCTATTGATGATGAGTGGTCAAAGTTTCTTAGCAATCAAAATGCGAATGAATTGGGATTTTCGTCTATTTCTTCTCATACAAATACTAACACGAATGCCAAAATGAGTGTTAGTAAAGCAGAAGATAGTATCTTACTGTCGAATCGAGATATTGAATTCGACACTTCAGTTGCACCCGCGTGTGATGAATTATATATATCAACGAAAACAAAAGTGGTTTTCTTAAGTGAACCAGTGGATATACAAAATATATTTTGGAAGATTCCGGTTATTGAATACTGGAAACCATGTGATGGTGTAGTAAAAAAACAAATGAAGATTGTGTCAAAAACATTGGAAGAATTTGAAGAATATGAAAAAAAGAAAAAAGATATACCCTATTTTCACGAAAATATTATTAAACAAATAAACAATCCAACGGCACGACGAATCAAATTCAAGGACGAGCGTAAAATAACGATTGGTATTTCAAAAAAAGATATTATGAACTGTAGGGGGAAAGTCAAGAACGCTTTTTATAATTGTTTTGCGGTTATATTTCGATTCAAATTTGAAGGAACATATCGCGAAATACACGTAAAAGTATTTAATACTGGGAAAATGGAAATACCTGGAATACTGAACGCGAAACTATTGGACGTAGTCAAAAAAATGATTCTCGATATCATACAACCCCATGTGGAAACTGTATTAACTTTTACGGAAAATGATGGTGAAGATAATGTGTTGATTAATTCGAACTTTAATTGTGGATATTTTATAAATCGCGAAAAGTTACATTCTATTTTACGTGGTAACAAATATCGCATTGAAACTGCATATGATCCATGTAGTTATCCTGGTGTAAAGTGTAAATATTATTTCAACAATGAGATAGGATTCGAAACAGATAAACAGAATGGCCAAATTTTACCAGAAGATCGCGCACAGAAAATGAGTGAGCTTGGTGATAATACTAAATACACTGAAATATCATTTATGATATTTAGAACGGGTAGCTGTTTGATCGTTGGTAATTGTTCTGAACGCGTATTAAAATTCGTATTTGAATTTATAAAGAAAATACTGAAAGACGAGTATCATAATATCTATGTAATGAATGAAGGGCCTGTGAATAAAATTAAGAATGTGAAGTTACGCAAGAAAACGGTAGTTATGACAGAAGATTATTACCAGGATGTTATACAAAAAGCCACTTAACAAATTCTTTCATGTTACCTTGCTCGTATTTCGATTTAAATAATGAGTCTTCTGTATAAAATTTAAATAATATATCTTCAGAAATGGTTATATCCATTGGTTTTTTTTTGATAGACCGCTTTTGTTTTTCATTTTTTTCTAATAATTCTTCTAACAATTCTTGGTATTTATCGTACTGCATATTATTTATTTTTTGTTGTATGACTTCTAAATATAACAATGTTATATCTAGATGATGTAAATATTTTATATCTTTGTGAGTTTGACGTGAAGCAAGAAATGTGCAATGGTGTAAAAAACGATATAGGTAGTGGTCACATATATTTTTTCTATTAAAGAAATCAAGTTGATTATTTGAATAATAAAAAAGCACGTCCATCAGTTTAGATAAACGTAAAAATAGTGCTTTACATTCTTCTGGTTCAAATGAAATGGAGTCATCATTGAGAGTCATAATATTATTCATTGTGTCATTATCGCTGTTAGACAAATCAAATATAGTTTTTTTATAAACAAACAATACAGCATCAATATGATTAAGACTCTGTGACAAATTAGACTGATGTATTTGATTCATGTATTCTAAATAATAATAATATGTATTTTGGGCATAGTAAAGAGCTTTTTCAATATTCTTTGTTTTCATAATAGCATATTCAAACACACGGTGAATCGAGTGAATGCCAATACTTAGACTCGATATTGGATAATTGAGTTCTTTCATACTATCTGACTTAGAAACAAGTTCAAAAAAATTTTTCATTAGTACATAATAGCTCTCTGTTAGTAAATCGATGGTTGCCATATATAGTTTATGTATACTATTTTCTCAAAACGGGGGCTTCGTTAAAAAATAGCGTTTGTAATTAATTTAGCAAAAATGGAATTCATCCAATAAAATATTTTTCGTTAGAACCATTTAAAGTAAAATCTAAGATATAATTTATATTTATTCATATAAATTAAAAATGTCAACCACTACACAAACAAAGCCTTCGTCAGCCCCAACTAATCAAGCATTAACAACACCTAATGGATACCGCTTACCAGATGCTACTACACTTCAACATGCAGCTAAATTGTCTATCGTAGAAGATAAACCAATTATGTTAGATTACTGGACAAACTCTTTGGACAAGACCGTTCTTATCGGCGTCAAAGAGAGTGGAGAGAAATTATTGGTCAAGAATGAGGAAGAGTATACGAGTCCTGTAGCTAAAATCTTCAAGGTAGGAAAGGAGTATATTGTAATGACAGAGAATTCGATTTATATCGTAGATGTCGAGATTCCTACAAAGCGTATCAGCTCATAAACATAACATAATATGATAACCTTGTTAAATTATCATATTATAATATTTCTTTTAGTCCAGCTATTTGCTCACTCGTTAGTGTTTCTGGAAATTCTACATCAAATTCGATAATCATATTACCAGTTGAATTCTCACGTATCATACCCATACCTTGAACTACTTTTCTGAAAGCTGGTTTAATCACTGTTGGAGCAGATAAATTATTTAAACATAATCGCTTTCCATTCAGATGATTCATTTCAAAAGAGAAACCACATAAAGCTTCCTTTAATGAAACTGTCTTTTTATAAATAATGTCTAGCCCCGCTCTCGTAAATTCACATTGTCCACAAATACGAAATACAATACGGACGTCACCGTAAACAGAATTGTTTATATTATGTCCTTTGTCTGTCATTATAATACTTTCCCCATCATCTGCACCTTGCGGAACAGATACATATAACATTTCGTTTTCGTTTCGCCTAATATTATCAGCTTGAACAAATCGTTCGATTTCAATGGGTAAAACGCAACCTTGATAGCATTGTTCCAATGTAAGCTCAACTTCACGTACGATTGCATCTGGTTTTCGAATTTGTTGTTGAAATTGATGTTGAAAACTGTGATGGAATTGCGCTGGCATACCATTATGGAATACGCGAATCTCAGGGCCTCCGCCCATGCCGTGCATATTCATGAATCCTCCGGGAAATCCATGTCCCGGAAATCCATGTCCCGGAAATCCACCACCTTGTCCAAATATCATATTAAAGATATTATTTATATCTGTAAATTCTTCTGGAACATGTCCTTGACCCGGAAATCCGCCACCCTGACCGAATTTTAATTCGTGGTCATATTGTCTACGCTTTCCTTGATCACTTAAGTGTTCATATGCCTCATTAATCTCTTGGAATTTCTTTTTTGCTGTTTCAGCATCATCCATGTTACGGTCGGGATGGAACTTAAGAGATAGTGTTCTGTAAGCCTTTTTTATTTCACTTTCACTGGCATCATTGGCGACACCTAGAATTTCATAGAAATTTGGCATTTTAATATATATTATATATTATTCAAAAAATTCTTTATATAATATTTTAAAAAATGATATATACAATGATAAACAATATACTATCATACTATGGATCATACATTTATATCGAAATATAGACCTTATTTTATAGACGATTTTTCATTAAATGATGAATTATTGTATGTACTTAAAACCTTGATTCAAGTAGATTATTTAAATATCTTATTTATTGGCAGTTCTAGTTCTGGAAAAACTACCTTGTTATACGCTCTTATTCGAGAGTACTATGGATTATCTAAAGACGCGAATTTTCCCGAAAATAATATATTGTTTGTGAATAATCTGAAAGAACAGGGAATACAGTATTTTCGCAATGAAATGAAGACTTTTTGTCAATCTCGTAGTGTTATTCATGGTAAAAAGAAACTAGTCATTATAGACGATATCGATAATATCAACGAACAAAGTCAACAAGTTTTTCGTAACTATATTGATAAATATAAACAAAATATTCATTTTATTTCTGTATGTACAAATATACAAAAAGTGATTGAGAGTATCCAATCGAGAGTACATATTTTACAGATTACATTACCTACGAATGAACAAATCAGAGATATTATGAATAAAATAATCAAGGCGGAGAATATAGTGATAGATGAACCCGCGAAGGATTATTTACTTTTATCATGTGGAAATTCTATACGTATTTTGATAAACTATCTGGAAAAAATATATATTTTAAATATGCCGATAAACATTGATATTTGTAAGAAAATTTGTTCCAATATTTCTTTTCAACGGTTCGAAGAATATTTAACCCATTTTTTAAATGGCGAATTAGCCAAAGCCATTGATGTTCTTTATTCTATTTATGATTATGGTTATTCAGTGATTGATATATTGGATTATTTTTTTATATTTATAAAAACAACTACTATGTTAGACGAAGATACAAAATATAAAATTATTCCGTTTTTATGTAAATATATTACTATTTTTCATAATGTTCATGAAGATGGAATAGAGTTAGCCTTATTTACAAATAACCTCATGGAGCATGTAAAGAAGTAATATGTATATAATACAAACTATATAAATATTTTGCGTAATATCATGCATATGTCCGAACACGCCGATTTTATCCCATTTTCCAAAGAATCTGAAAAGGTGGAGACGAAAGTCGAACTATGTAATGATAGCATTGTCCAGTCTGTCGTATCCTCTTTTTTAGAAAGGTCTAGGATTGGACAAATAAAGTACGGAACGAATCTAGATAGAACTGATTTGAAAACGTTGGACTGGATTCAACATGCTCAAGAAGAACTCATGGATGGTATTCTTTATTTGGAGAAATTGAAACAAACTATCAAACAATAGTTGATTTATCTATGGTAATACATTCGATTTCGGCCACTTTATTGTTATTATATGAATCTGTATATTTATGTAAAATATATCCAAGAAGAGCGGCAGCACATAAACATGAACCTACGCATACACAAAGCGACATATATGATTATTTTACATAAAAATATCTTCTAAACTTCGCATTCATACGCTTTGTAATTACATATTGTAATCACAAAATTGCATACGTTATTATATGAAGTTCTCGGTATTCTTTAGCCATACTGATAAATTTTTATGAGAAAATAAAAATAGCACTACATTGTAACTACCTATTATAATGTCCAATCAAATATTCAAAAAAATAGTTCCCAAAGAATTATTATTTGAATTATTAGAAAAAATTTGTTTGAAGACAGATAAATATTTTTTATTTGACAACAATGCTTATCGTAAAATGCTTTTTTATAAACATCAGGAATCATTTTTAGATGACATGAAAGAATACTATCATCTAGGAAAACAAAATTACATTCAACGTAAAATAACTTATAATGGATTTACAACGATTTTAAGACAAATCTGCAAATCATCCACGATTATGTATACATCTCAAATCAAATATAATGAGTCGAAATATAATATTGATTATTTTGTTTTCTTTTAAGAGCCATCCGTGTAAAAAATAAATCTATATGAATACTATAAGAGAATTTATTAAATAAATATAAAGATGATTTTTACTTCAAAAAATATAAGCTATTATTTAGTCACATTTGCTATTATACTTGGGTCAAGTTATTTAATCGGAAAGTATACACAGGCATTTGAGTCCAATGATGAGTATGAAATGATACGTAAATACCTATTGAACGATTCGCCACTTTATGGTTATAACCGACCCAAACTTTGGATTCATACGAAGTACGAAATCAATTCTAGACGATGGAAAGACTTTTACTCACGTAACACAACGGATTTAAACCAACCTTATATACATCTAACTATTAAAACAATAATAGACCACTGTGGCGATGATTTCAATATTTGTTTAATCGACGACCAATCTTTTAGTAAACTATTGCCTTCATGGGATATTGATTTGGCAAACGTAGCAGAACCTATGAAGGAACATTTTAGAGAGCTTGGCCTATGTCAACTTATTTATTTCTATGGAGGTATGGTCGTTCCCAATTCATTGGTATGTTTACGTAACTTGAAGGATTTTTACGATACAGCATATTCAACCAATATGCCTTTTGTTTGCGAAAATATAAATCGTAATGTCAATAATTTGAAACAAAAACACAAGATGTTGTTTGTTCCTGATTTATATTTCTTTGGCGCGGCTAAAAATGATCCTACTATGTTGGAATTAGTAGATTATTTGAAGAAACGTAATCAATCGCCTCATTTTAGTAGTGAAGTCGATTTCGTTGGCGATTCTTCGCAATGGTGTTTAGAAGCAATTAATAAACAGAAGATGACTTTGGTAGGTGGTGAACTGACTGGTGTGAAAACACAGGATAGAAAAACAATTCTTTTAGAAGATTTAATGGAAGAGGGGTTTTTGAATATGCATAAGAGTGCCGTAGGTATTTATATTCCAGCAGATGAAGTATTAAGAAGACCAAAATATCAATGGTTTGCGGTTTTACCTAGTGAACAGATACTAAAATCAAATATGATTATTTCGAAATATTTGATGGCATCTATAGTAGACACAACATCTGAATATAGCAAATCGAATGAAATACAGAGTGTTGTTTCAATATAATTTAGGGGGTAGGATTTGTATTATAATTTATAGCGATAAGTTATAATAATTTGTCATGTCGTTTAGTACATTGGGAACAATAAGTTCGCGTGTTTTGAATAGTAAAACTTATCCAAATAGATCGGGAACGATTCCATCAGCACCAACCGCTGTTACAACCACTGTTGTACCGTCTGGTTCTGACACGGTTACATCTGTATCAGTTTCATTTACTCCACCATCTGGTACTGTTTCTGGATATACTGTTATAAGTAATCCAGGTTCGATTAAAGCAACTGGAACAGCATCACCAATAACAGTTACTGGTTTAACGAGTGGAACATCTTATACGTTTACAGTAACCGCGACAAATTCTGCAGGAACTTCATCAGAATCAACCGCATCATCTTCTGTTACCCCATATTTTATTTTATTGCGTTCTACAGGACAAGTTATGCCACTTATTTGGTATAAATTTAATGATAACAAAAATAGTGGTTATGGTGGTTCGATATACGACGGCTCATTAAATGGAACAGCATATACAGTAGGCCCATCAACTGCTAACGGAATTCCTGTTTCTAATGCTGGTATATTGACAGCAACAGGCAATAATACAAGTTGGTTCTCTGTGCCATCTTGGACATCTACATCGGCAGGTTTCACCATCAGTTTTTGGGTTTATCCATTGTCTTCGACAGGTTCTCTTTTCCAATTTGGAACAACAGCAAATCAATTTAACTATGTGTTACAGTTTTTTGGTAATCAATATTATCTCTACGGAACGGATACAGGAGGTTCAATTGGACAATTTAATTTTCCAACCCCAACAATAAATGCATGGACACATTATGCGTTTGTTCATACTACTACTGCACAAGCTACTTTCTATAAAAATGGTGTTTCTGCAGGTACAGTATCCAATTGGTCTGTGCCGTTTGGAACAAGGTCATTAAATTATATAGGCAGTGGTTTTCAGAATTCGAAAACTAACCCTAATTCTTATATAACGGATTTTGAAATACATACGACTGCATTATCCGCCTCACAAGTTCTTTCTATTTATCAAGCTACTTCGCTAACTAATTAGTGTCTTTTTATAAAAATCTATTTATTTACTGACAGTGATTCACCTAGACTTTATTGTAGTTGAAAATACAATAAAGTCTATTCTTCTTCGTTTTCGACCACTGCATTCTTGCCGCCGTATTTTTTACTCAACAATAACTTCTTATCGAATTTCTTGGCAGTTTTTTTAACATAACCAAATTTCCCCTTTTTTGCGTGATATCCATATTTTTGTAAACGCATCTCTTTTTTGGCAGTCTTGAATTTGATTGCGGATACAATGCGCCCTTTGTCATTCATATGTAACCTATCTTTGGTGAGGCCGCCTTCTGTCTTGTAAGCTGTACCGTTCCAAACTTGTTCTCTTGATCCAAATAATTCCTTATATTTTTTTCCTTTCACTGTGTAAGTTCCATCAATGGGACTTCGCTCTGGTCGTTTCATAATTATTATACAATATAATTATAAAAAAATCTTTCTTTATTTTCTATTCTTTCTTGTTTTGCGAGTCTTGTTTGTTGCCTCTTTCTTTACAACTCCAAATTTACCCTTTTGTGCAAAGTATCCAGCTTTCTCTAAACGTTTCTGTTTTTTGGCGGTATTGTGCTTCTTACGCGATACAATACGTCCCCACTTATTCATCATAAGCTGCTTTTTTACGAGTCCACCACTTGTATGTTTGGCTGTTCCATTCCAAACTTGAGCGCGAGAACCGGTCATTTGCTTAAATTCTGTCATTCTTAGAATATATATTATGTGAAGATTTTTTTTTACATCGATGAAAAATTTAGATATTCAAGTGTTAAAAATATGCTAAAACTGGCGACTATTATTACAAAGAGTTCCTGAATTCTTATAAGATTGATGGTTTTTCGTTATATTACCACTCCCATCTATTCCAAAAAAATTAACAGCAGAAACCCTTGTTGTTTTACTCGTCTTTGCATATTGACTATATCTAGTTGCTTTTGTAATTCGCGGGTCGTTACCGCTACTAAAAAAATTGTATGAATTTTTTGGTATATTTAATGTTGAATTAAGATTCGTTAAACATGCCTTGTTTCGCTTTGATGAACAGTATTTAAATATAACATCCATATTGTTTTGATAATATTGAATACCTTGACCTAATTGTGTGTCTTGATTGTCCACTGGAACATCTTGATTGTCCACTGGAACATCTTGATTGTCCATTTTCTGTATAATATAGAATCCTAAAAAATTGAATTCGTGAACGAGGTTTTATTTGTTCAAATATAATATCTATTTTACCTATTCTTAATCATGTCTTCTCAACAAGATCTCGCTAAACAATACCAACGCAAAACCGATAAACAGCACATTTTGGATAATCCTGATACATATATCGGCTCTGTCGAAAATGTTGATGCTCAGATGTGGGTGTTCGATGATGCGGCCGGGACGAATGGTCGTATTGTCCTACGTGACATCGAATACATACCTGGCCTATACAAACTATTCGATGAAGGCATCGTCAACTGCCGTGACCATGTTGTTCGTATGATCCAATCTACTATGCTTACTAAAAACTTTGTTACTTATATTGATACATCTATCTCTGAAGATGGAACAATCACAATGACGAACGATGGCAATGGTATCGATATTGCTAAACACCCGGAATACGACGTTTGGATCCCTGAACTCGTTTTTGGTCAGCTACGTACATCTACCAATTATGATAAAACCGAGAAAAAGATTGTGGGTGGGAAAAACGGTTTCGGTTTCAAGTTGGTATTGATTTGGTCAGACTATGGTCGTGTTGAAACAGTGGATCATATTCGAGGACTGAAATACGTCCAAGAGTTCAAGCGAAACTTGGACGAGATTTGCCCACCGACCATTACAAAAGTTGGCGCCAATGCAAAGTCTTATACTAAGGTTTCATTCAAGCCCGATTATAGACGTTTAGGCACACAGGGTCTTACACACGATATGTTGGCGTTGCTTAAGAAGCGCGTCTATGATATTGGCGCGGTCACTGACCATTCTATCAAAAAGATTAAGGTTGTTTATAATGGAACCACAATTCCAGTAAAGAATTTTCAGCAATATATCGACTTATATATCGGTCCTAAGAGTAGTGGTGAACAGAGTAAACGTGTGTACGAACAGAGTGATGAGCGTTGGGAATATGCCGTTGCACTTTCGCCAAATAACGAGTTTATGCAAGTATCGTTTGTCAATGGTATCTGCACTTTCAAGGGTGGTAAACACGTCGATTATATTATGGGTCAAATCGTAAGAAAACTATGCGATTATATCGAAAAGAAAAAGAAAATCAAAGTGAATGCGGCAGCCATTAAAGAGCAATTAATTCTGTTCTTACGATGCGATATTGAAAATCCAGCTTTCGATAGCCAAACCAAAGATTGTATGAATACACCGTCAGCCAAGTTTGGTTCTACTTGTACTGTATCAGATTCGTTCATTGAAAAGGTAGCAAAAATGGGTGTTATGGATGTAGCCTGTTCGTTAGTCGAGGCCAAAGAAAACAAGTTGGCCAAAAAAACAGACGGTTCTAAAACAAAATCCGTTCGTGGAATTGCAAATTTCATTGATGCCAATTTTAGCGGCACAGCTCAATCAAAAGACTGTATTTTGATTTTGTGTGAGGGACTGTCAGCTTTGTCTGGTATTGTATCAGGATTATCTAGTAATGATCGTAATATAATAGGTATTTATCCTTTGAAGGGTAAGTTACTAAACGTTCGTGGTGAACAAATCAAAAAAATAAGCGAAAATAAAGAGATCAACGATATTAAAAAAATATTGGGTTTGGAAACAGGTCGAACGTACAATACGATTGCAGATGTGCATCAACATTTACGTTACGGAAAAATCATGATTATGACGGATGCGGATTTAGACGGACACCACATAAAGGGTTTATGTATTAACCTCTTTCATAGTGAATGGCAAAGTCTTGTAAAAATTCCGGGTTTCCTCTCGTTTATGAATACGCCAATTCTACGTGCAAAAAAAGGTACACAAACATTACTCTTTTATAATGACGGTGAATATGTAACATGGAAAGAATCCATGTCGGCACATGCCCTGAATAGCTGGACTATCAAGTATTTTAAGGGTCTTGGTACTTCGACATCGACCGAATTCAAAGAGTATTTCGCAAATAAAAAGATAGTGAATTTTGTTCATGCTGGTCAAGCTAGTGATGATACAATCGATAAAGTATTTAACAAAAAACGTCCGGATGACCGTAAAGCATGGCTCGAAAACTATGATAAGACTGCCTACTTGGACACGAGTCATCCGACAGTACAATATGAAACGTTTATTGATAAAGAGCTGATACACTTCAGCACTTATGATTGCGCGAGATCGATACCTAACATGGTCGATGGACTCAAAATATCACTTCGAAAAATATTATTCAGTGCATTTAAGCGTAAGCTTACGACAGAAATTAAAGTCGCTCAATTCTCTGGTTATGTATCAGAACATAGTGCTTATCATCATGGCGAAGCCAGTTTGAACGGTGCCATTGTAAATATGGCACAGAACTTTGTCGGTTCAAACAATATCAACTTACTAGAACCCGTTGGACAGTTCGGTACGAGACTTCAAGGTGGTGACGACAGTGCGTCAGAAAGATATATATTTACTCATTTGAATCCTATTACTCGACTCATCTTTCCTGAAGCAGATGATGCAGTATTGTCGTATAAAGACGATGATGGGACAATCGTCGAACCAGAATATTATGTCCCTATAATTCCGTTTGCTTTGCTTAATGGTATTTCAGGTATTGGCACAGGTTTCTCGTGTAGTATCGAACCTTATCATCCTAAAACTATTATTGATTATCTGAAGGGGAAGATTCAATCTAAACCGGTGTCTTGTGAATTTGTCCCGTATTATGAGGGATTCAAAGGTACAGTTAGAAAAATAGCCGAACAAAAATTCTTGGTAAAAGGGTGTTATCAAACTATCGGCGAAGATAAAATTCGTATCACAGAACTGCCCGTAGGAACATGGACAATGCCTTATACCACCTTCTTGGAAACCTTGATGGATGGTACTCAAACAGATAAGGCTGGTAAAAAAATCCCGCCTATGATCAAAGACTTTACCTCTGTATGTACAGAAGTTAGTATTGATTTCACGGTACAATTACCAAAGGGAGCACTCCAAACACTCGAAGCCACAATAGATACATATGGTTGTAACGGATTAGAAAAACTGTTGAAGTTATTTACAACAGTAAGCACAACAAATATGCATATGTTTGATGCTGATTGTAAGCTACATAAATACACAACTGTCGAAGAAATCATTGACCACTTCTATAGTGTAAGAATCAGCGTCTATGCGAAACGCAAAGCTAGTCTGATAGCCGAAATGGAAAAACAGCTGGTCAAATTATCAAACCGAGCGCGTTATATAATGTTGACGCTTGAAGGAAAAATCGACTTGAGACGTAAGACCGCTGTTCAAGTAACTGAATTACTAACTGGTCTTAATTTTAGTAAACTAGAAACGGATGAACATTATAAATACTTAGTAAAAATGCCTATGGATTCCGTAACGGAAGAACATGTACAAGCAATCATAAAAGAGAAAGAAACTATGGAATCAGATTTAGCGGCACTTAAACGTAAGTCAGTCGAAAACATGTGGATAGATGAATTAGATATATTAGATAACGAATATACCAAATACAAGACAAAACGTGAAATGATACAAGCAGGTGGTGTTGGTTCTAATAAGGTCATTAAGACATTAAAAATCAAGAAAAAGTAGGTGTTTTTGGAACGGTGTATTTATGAAAAGACTCTAAAACCATGACTTTAATTCTAACTGTTTATACGTTCTGTCATGTTGACGAGGTATTTCTAAAGGAACAACTAATGTACTTTGGTCTTGACAATATTTTACATAGCCTATAGCTTCATTATATACTGTTGGAACAGCATAATCGAGAACCAATTGGTTTAATCGTTCAACCTGCCCAGTAATATCTTTTTCACGATGTTCTGCATATTGCAAATAAATACTACGCATAATAACCTTTAAAGTGTCTATGTTTTGTGGTGCAATTACGTATTTGTTACCTGACATTTTGTAAACATTGGCTCGTAATCCATTCTGTATAATTTGAATGTTCTCCGCTGAAAAATAAACTTGTGCGAGAACATTGGATTCCAATACTCCATCTAATGCTTCTCTGTATTCGGTTGCTTTATTTTTTACAGCAATCTTTTCTTGCATCTTAAACATCATATCTGTGGCTGGTTGATCAAAAATATTGACTCTGCCATTATATTCATCAGGTACCAATATTCTAGAAGAATAATTATTTATACTATTTGGTTCAAATGTAGATTGCGACATATTCTATTTTTATTTTTGTATATTCTTTCAGAAGAAATAAATTGTTATTCGAGAACCTACTAAATAAATCTTTAGCATAAAAATTTATATGAATAGAATATAGAAAAGCCTGAATATGGAAACCTTTTATTTTGTCGTTTTATCAATAGCAACTGTAATACTTATTTTAATTCTTACATATATTGGTATACGTATGGTTTATTTCAAACAAAAAGTAGCATATCCACCAGTTTCTGCAAGTTGCCCTGATGCATGGTCAATCGCAGCGAGTGATCCAAGTGCTTGTATGATACCAGCGTTTAAATCTTCAAATACTGGGACGCCAAATACATTATATGATAAAGATGGCAAATTACTAGTCAATACAACAACTACACCTGGTTTTAGTAGTCGTTCAAATACTATTAACTTTAGCGATTCAATGTGGGGTCGTGGTGGTTTAAGCAGTCAATGTGCGCAGAAATTATGGGCAACGCAAAATGGTATTACATGGGATGGTATTTCTAATTACAATAAATGCTAGGGAATTCCTACATTTCATAAAAAATTGAAAACTTTTTTTATGAAAAATTAAAAAGTACTCCCTAGTGGAAAAGATTATAATAAAAGCGCGATTTAAAATGTCACAAGAATTCGAAACCGTGTTCCTTGAACCAGTTATTCAAGAACAGAAAACTCATGAGGTTACCATTGAACATGGTGTACTTCAAATGAACAAAGAACAGGATTTTACAGCGTCCGGTAAAGGCATCGACGCGGAGTCAAATGAACCATTTGACTGGGCATTTGAAGCCGATGGTCATGGTACAAACACTATCATTAATATGGTACGAGAGAAGTTTGCGCATGCCACCGTAGATTTTGCAAACCCTGTTTCATTTATAAATAAAAGGGAATCATTGAAGGCTTTACAAGAAGAACTCTGCCAACGTAAACTATTCAGAGAATCTTCTGGTTGCACCGCCATTCTTACAAAAATATATAAAAATCGATTCACGATAGAGTGTGTAGGAGATTCATTCGTTTTCGTAACGCAAAATAATATACCTGTTTGGAGAAATACACTGCATAAATGGGGTAATTTGGCTGAGCAAGAACGCTTACATAAACTTGATTCCAGTATTCATACCCAACCTAGTTCTTGCAGTAGAGTACTATCATCTGATGCCATGTGTCAGGTTCCAGCGTACTATGTCGTGTTTCCTCCGTACAGTAAGCAGTTAGCTCTAACCCAAGCACTTGGGCATGATAACGTCACTGGAATACACCCCGAAACTGTTACGATGGAGATAGAACCCGGACAAGAATATCGTATTGTTGCATTCAGCGACGGGGTTGGAGACATGCTGATACACGATGATTCTGCTGATCTAGAAACTGTTTTAAAGATGGACTACAGAGATATACTACAATTTGCTGAAAACCGATGGCGCCAGGAATGGCATCCAGTTCATGTACAAAGACCCGATATTAAATATCCAAAAATGAAATGGACAAAGAATTCTGATTATGACGATGTTTCTACCTTTGTTGTCAAGATAGTCCCTAACGTATACACTGATGAACAATTAGCATTTAGCATTTAGCATATATATGTAAATTAATAATAATAATGAATCATTTTTTATTGACATATATTATTTATTGAATTTGAGAACCTTTGGTAATTCACCTACTACAGAATTGAGACGATTAAGGTGCACTGGATATTTATAATGAACAAAAACTTCTTCCTTTTTTTGAACTTCCATCACTTCATATTTCATAGAAGTTAATTTACGAATTTCGGGTAAAATTTCTTTCAATTGTTCAGTTACAGCAGCAATTAAAATCTCTTGATTGCCTTCGGTCTGATATCTTTTGATAAGTTCTCGATTTTGCTCAATCATTCTATAAATATCAATTGTTTTTTCGCGAATAGCGGACTGTTTTTCTTTATTATTATGAACATCGTTATATTCATTCAGAAATCGGTTATATAATTCCATGTTCTCATTAAACGCCTTCATTTGTTGTTTAAATAGTTCAATCGATTTATCGTCACTTACATAATTAAACAAAGTATCTAATTTCTGTCGAATAATAGTATCTTTTAGGTCATCGATTTCATCTTTAAAAACCTGTAATGTATCTTCAGTATTCGTCGTAGCACCAGTATAAATAGATATATCTAAATTGCACGGTGTTTTCGTATTTCCACACTTTGCTGTGAATCGTTCTTCGACTTTACCGCGTGAAAATAGTGTTCCTCCATCCTGTTTACAGTTAATGCATTTTGGACGCACATCTTGTAGTAAACGTTTGGCAATCTTTTTATTGGGTTCATTGCGGTATACCTTTCTACGCTGTTCTAATAATTTTTTTTCGTATTCAGTTTTAATATGAAAATAGTATTCCAATGCTTCATTGTAATCCTTTTTCCTAGCATGTTCATCGATGGCATCTGTGTTACCATCTAATGGTATATTCGGCGAATTTCGAAACTCAATACTTGGGCAATTCTCCATCTTTAATTCGTAAATACCTCCTTCTGGTAGGTTCTCAATTAATGTAATTGGATTGTTTGAAACGATTAATTTTGTGAGACGTTCTAGACCTCGTAAATCTAATCTGGGTAAAATATTATGATCACAAATAAGTTCTCGGATAGTGTTAGGTAACTGCTCGAGTGATTTGAGTTTATTATGCGACAAATTTACAGTTTCTATTTGTACTAAATTCGCCAAAGAAATGGATTTAATATAATTATTTCTTACATCTATGTGTTTTAAACCAACAGGTAAATCCACTAGTTCAATCAATAGGTTAGCCGGACATATGAGAGAAAATAACCCTTTTGGTAAGCCAGTAATACTTGTAATTTCGCCCTTCTCTATAATGATATGAGTTACGTTTTCATAACCATACTCCGATAATACTGAAAAATCGAGGTCTCCATGATATGCATCGCGTAATCGTAAAAGCTGTGTTGTTCGATTTCCAGTTTCTAATAGATTGATAAGGGATTCTTGTGCAGTATTATTTTCTGTGATAATATCTTCGCGTTGTTGTTCAATAATATTCATATAGATTCTAAAGATATATTTTGTTTACATCTTTTACACGTTTGCTAACTTTCAGTAAACGGTAAGTTCGTAATTCCGGTCATTTTGCCTTCACTGTTTGCCTTACTCTGAACCTGATAAAATCGTATTTTTGATAAGATATAATCTTGGTCTCTTAAATTGCGTTGTTCTCGTTCATAATCCGTTAATTTGTTTTTGTAACAATGATATAGAATCGCCGAAACGATCAAGACGAATAGCGCGAATACTCCAATATTCAATGCATAATAATAGAGATTCACTCTATATTCATGACAGTGATTCAGTGTCTGAAAGAGATAATTACGAGTAGAATAATCGATAAGTTTTGGGAAATCCATGCTTCAAATACAATAACATATATATTTTATTGTATTTTTCGGAGGGTTACATATACGCTAAATAATATAAAACAGCTAAATAAGACAATATTGCGAGAATAATGGCAACAATCCATATAGGAACTACGGTTTTATGCCTATACCCTACACCAAATGGTCTAAACCCCCCCTCCTTATTATATAGAAAACCTGGTTTGGTCACATGTACTATGGCAAATGCCATTAAAAAAAGTAAAATAGCAATACTTAATTTATGATATCTTACAAATCCTTTGTCCATTTTTCCTTTTACTATACGTTTATACTTTTTTAGTTTATAATAATACCATTTTATTATCTATTGGTTGATATCGATCATTATCTACCGATAGGCCTTAAAAATAATCTTCAGCATCTAATTGATCTTCTTCATAATATTCGCCATCCATGAAATTATTACCAAGACCATTCAAGAGTTCATTCATTTCTTCTATCTCTGCTTGGTCTTGTTGTCGTTTTGATAATTCATCTAAATTGTATATTTCCATTAAATCTTCATCTACAATATCAAGTGTTCCTTCGCCCATATCGTTTAATACTCGCGTTAACATTTCATCACGTTCTCGGTCATATGTATCTGGATTGTAAGCAAATAACCCTTTTTGTTGTCCGACGTTCCATCGACCTATTCTAAAATTCTTCATCATATCTTCGACCTTTCGTTCTTCACTGTCCATCTTCGTAAATTTACTAATAATTTCGTCTTTTTCCTTTTGTTTTGACCTAGAAACACGTTTGATAATATCGCTGTAAGTATAATCTACACTTGATTTATTCTCTTTCTCTAGGTTTAAAAAGGTGCATAAAAGCGTACAAACACGTTCTTTTAGTTCTAAAGAATTGCCCATTTGGATATCTATTTCGCGTAATTCATTATCATAATCCTCTTCGCCTTCTTGAACCCTAGATAAACCCATCAATTGTTCTGATACTTCTGCCGAACTTTGTATTTTACTACGTCTAGACGACTTTTTCTCTTCGATGTCCATTTGTATCAGTGATGGGTCGAGTGCACAAGAAATATATTCAAATATACATGAATAAAAACAGTAAGTATATAACATATAAATGCATTCTTTATCGAATAAACCATGAAATGTTACTTTTTCGGGTTTGTCATCAATAATCGTATCTTTTACAATTTCTGTTTGAGTAGGAATATTTTGCAAAAATATATTTAGATCGACTAATCGGGTACTTACCACATGAAGCAGTTGTTGAATACTTTTGTCACCGCTAAATCTCTCTATTTCCTTGTAATATTTATCCAAGAACTTTTCCAAATCATTCACATGTTCTTTGGATAATTCCCAATGTTGAGGTATTTTTTTATAGAATTCAGCATCCTCGCCACCAGTTAAAAGAGCGGGGTATACTTTCGCCATATTTTGAACCGAATTCTGTATAAACTGTGTAATAGTATAGAGTCCAATGTCATAGTAGTGATTCGTTTTTGTCATGGGTTGGTCTAGTGTCCATACTTGAATCGATGATAGAAACCCTCTTAGTTTATCAAATTCGAGCGTAGATAGATTACCATGTCGATTAAAAAAATTCACAATTTCTACATTCATATTTTTGTTGGCATTATTCAAGTGTTTTTTCAAATCATACAATACTTTGTCTACATAATCCGTCATTTTATTAGGTTCATACGTGTCTAATACATCATTTAAACAGTCTCGTAGTTTTACGTCAATCACTTTTGAATCAGTTATGTTTAACTTCTCAATAATCTCTTTGAAAATAGTGACCTGTGAAACCATGATAGGTTTGTCAATTTGAACAATATTTTTACGGCGAACTAGTGCCATAAGCTGATTCAAATGATCCAGATCATAAGGGCTTCCGTTTCTTTTCAAGAATTCTATTTTTTCTAAGAGTCGCCACTCAATATGATAATTAGCGGGTTTTTCACTACATACTAATCTGTATTCTTCTGGTATAGGAAGTGTACTATCAAAGTTACAATAATGGATGATAGCTGCATAAATATCATCTTCAATATAACCTGTTGGAATAGACGGATTTTGTATACGCGTATTTTCTTTATGGTATAACAAAACCGAATTCGTGGCCAATCTTACAATATTCCGGTCTTCTGCCATGCGTATAACATGAATAATATATTGCATAATAGAAGGATCACTCTCATTGAAATAGAGAATAGGATTCGTCAATCGCGTTTCATTACAACAACCATTTTCTATGAAAGGCACGCCGGTTGATGTTTTTAAAATCATATCTTTTGTCTTCACGATATCATTAATAGCTTCAATAATCGCATATCCAAATCTTATGATTTTACCATTCAGTGCAGCCAACAAATCATGTTGCCCACGTTTTCCGTCTCGTATCGTGGTCATCAACTCTTTAGAAAAGCCGGTTGCCATATTTGTAATTGTTTTGGTGACATCGATTGGAACTACAGGCGGTAAAAAGTTACGCCATTTCGTAATACTATGTTCATCTGGTGCTACCAAATTAGGTTGTAATAACATGAATTCGCGTTTTTTTACATACATATCAATGATATCATCGCGAACCATAATCTGTTTTTCGATGATTGTACGTAAACGACTCTCTAATGTATCGACCTTATACTTTTGTATAGATTGCCAAGGTGCGATAGAACTCTTGGTTTTGTTTAAGACACATACCATATATTTTATTCCAGTCATATCTTCAACACCACCTTGTAAAGGGTATCCGCTGAAGGATTTTACACAACCCGGAAATGTCTTTTTCGCTTGGAAAGATGGTATAGCAGTCTGTATTGCAACTAACAGTACACTGGTTGTTATGCTAATAATACCTTCGTTTCTATAATCTACATAACTCTCTTTGAACGGTTTACCTGTTTTCTTTTCGTTATCCCTCGATTTCTTAGCATAAACATCTTCCGACCATACGTTCTTTTCTATTAATTGATTTGCTGTTCTAACAACGAATTGGTCGATTCCACTGTCTACAGGAATACTAATATTCAAGCAAAGAGTGGAAAAGATATTATATATAGTACTTACGGTAGGGTCTTCGAAAACAGGCTTTTCTTTTTTTCCGATGGCTTCCATCATAACTGTACCCAAATCTTTTTCCATAATATCATGTGTAGTAATATGTCTTCCAGATTCGTCGAATCCTTCATCTGTACTGAATTCTCGCTTTCTTAAAACAAATCCGCTGAATTTATCCACAATACAATCACCGTCTTCGCTAAAAACACCGACATCAGCACAAACTTCATCCAATGTTCTCTGATAATCACTACCTAAACAGAATGCTTCTGCTAATCTGAATAAAGATGCAGGAAATAGTTTCATATTTGTATCTTTACAGTATTTCCAAGCTTCATTTTCCTCTTCTTGTTCTACGAGTGGTTCTCTACAGAACTTCTGGACGAACAAACAAATATTATATTGTTTTGATGTAAAATCGTCTTGACCTAATATCATATCGCGTAATTTTTGGTATGGTGATGTAGCCAGTTCTGTCGTATCCGCCAAACTACCTAATTCGAATGCCAAATAGTTAGCCTTGTTTCGTTGTATCTCCTTTAAATTCTGCGTTTTTGTTAGCGTTTTTAAATGATATGTGATGTTGTTTTTTAGTTTCGTTTCTAATTCATCGACACTCACTTCATATCTACGGTCAAACTCTCCTAACATTCTCTTCTTTGTGAGTTCTTTAATGCGTTGTTCAGTGTCTACTACCGATTCACACTGTTTATTTTCTTGGTTTTTTAAACAAGTGGAGCTTATGTTACAAAAGAGAGTATTGTTGTCTACGAATGTTTCTTCCGTAATAGAGTCATCTAATAACCATATATTACGTGTGCGCTTATAATATTGTATTTTTCTACGAAGCATCGCCTCTGTTTCAATCTGTTTTTTTTCTCTTGACGTTAAACCCGTTTCGTCGAAATCCTTTGGTAACTCAGGTCGTAATTCTAGCATTGCATATTCACCATCACTTACCTGTTTTTTATTAGCAATGAGAGTTCTAGCTAGAGCATTTGCCAATTCTGGCTGACAGTCGTGCTTTTTTATCAAACTCTGTTCTAAGAATTCCAAGAATAGATCCGGTGCCATTTCCTTCTTCTCTTTCTTATATTTCTCCATAATAGCATAGGGCGTATCATCCATATCTTTATCATAGTAAATTTCGTCGTTATTGTTATCTTTTTGGAGCTCTTTCATAGATGTATATTTTTTCGCCAAGAAACGTTTTGTACAATCTGTGGGTTTGATTTTTTCTATATCAGTCAGATCATCTAATTTCGGTCCAGCAAGTTCATCTATCAAGTTACTTGGCGTCATGAGTGATATAAGAATCGATGTAATAATATTTGTATAAAGCGCACCATTATCTGTCTGAAAAATTCGACTTAAAATCTCTTGTGATGACATAGTTGTATTTAAATTATCTTTCTCTAAGAAGCGATAGGTTTGAAAAAAGAGATCAGAAAACCCCATATTTTCAGTCAATAACCTCAAAATAGAGTTCGGCTTTGAACGAATATCATATTTTGTCGTTTTCAAAATCGAGAACTCATCGCTCTTCAATTTGACCAATTTTTTCAGTTCAACGATGCGTTCCTTGATAAAATAACGAATTTCTAAGTATTGTTTCCAAGTGATATCAGCTGGGTATACTGAAAATGGTTCCAAATGCTGTACGATGTCTAAAAACGAAATTTTATCCTTGATGTATTTTCTGACTAAGCGAATAAGAACACGTGTTTTCGGAATAATTGTTTCTAGGAATTTCTTGAATCTATCATTCGTATCAAACTGTTCTTGGTCAGGCATATCTTTATCGATAATAAACTCATGTATACCCGTCAAAAAATTGACACCTGTTTCTTTTTCCAATGCTTCGTAATCGAATTCTTTGGATAAATCATCTATCATATGCGGTATGATTTCTGTATTCTTCTTGAAAAGACGGTGTAATAGAAAATAGTTGTGATGAATTGTGGATTTTGCCAACATATTTGTTGTTGGTAAGTTGATAGCGGAGAACCTGACAACAGGATAAGGTAACATAACAATAGATTTCAGACACATTCGGTCATTTTCACCGACTTGTTCTCTTATATACACACTCTTACCTGTTCGCATAACATGCTCGGCTAACATAGTAGACCCCAAATTATACCTTTGAATAACGTATTGTCTTTTCACTACACCAGCCTCTGTAATAACTGTACTGTAAAAGTTCTCCAAATTATCTACAATAGAATCTATATTCGTTTTTACAGGTATGGTTGCCAAATATTCGTGTGTATCTTGAGGTTCTTCGAATGGTCGCATAAAATCTTGAATTCGATATTCACATGTAGCATAGTCATTCCGATTCGTTTTTTGTTGTAATGCTTCGATTTCTCTCAACATAACAGATAGTTTACCATCTATCGTATCTGGTGACTCTATGTTTGTAGCAACATCATACAATTTCTTACGAGTAGAAACGACAGGTACTAACCATTTCAAATTTTGGTCCATGTTTTGTATATGTTCAATAAGTGGTTTATAGAATGCTCCCGAAACCTTCATATCTATGATATTATTATTTTCATCGTATTTAGAGAAAAGAGTTCTCAATTCTTTGAATCGTTCAATAAGACGGTGTATGTTATCGAGAACCATCTTTGTACGATCACTGTTAGGAACTGTTGCTAGTAATTCGTCCATCATATCATTTACTTGTGCATCAATGCCATATCTACGTTCATTTTCGGGAATTTCTACTTGATGTGCTATCGCTTCTAGACGTTCTCCAAAAATAATAATATTTGCATCTGTATACATACTGTGCAATTTTTCACGTACATTTTCATCAGGAATTGAACCCTCCGGTATAGAAATAATAGATTCACCAGTTTCTGTGTATTCAATAGACGCGAGTGGTCTATCCGCTGCATCTTGATCGACATCGTCTTTTCCTTGTTCTTTGAGTGTAGTTAATGACTTTATAGGACCTAAAGACGTCGGTTTATCGCGAATAAGAATCGAAATAATAGGCAAGTTCTCAGGAATTCCTTTATAACCAAAGTCAATATAGATGGTTCTCAATTCTGGATAAGTGACGAGTTCAATCATATCTTCTTCTAAATTGGTGATTTGCCCAGTAATGATGACTGGTATTTCACCACCAAATTCGATATTTACCCATGTCCCTACTAGTAAATTATTTTGTCTGGCGTAACCTTTTTCGTCGCTTCGATTCAATAGATAGATTTGTTCAATGGATTCATCTGTTAAACGACCTGACCCATCTAATCGTAAAATATACCGTTTTGATGTAGAAACTGATATAATATTAATGTGTGTTTGGTCAATATAGTAGATGAGACCAGTAATTTCGTGAATTTCCGGATTATTAGGTGCAATAATTTCTATAATATCGCCCAATTCTAATGCGATACTAGAATCTTGGCCTTTTGATACTTTTTTTGAATTCGTTGGTTCTTCCAATGATGCTTCAACCAATTCTTTTTCACTTAACATTTCTGGTAATTCTTCCTCTTCACTCATTTATATTAATATAGTATAATCTTTCCCTCTAAATTATCTTGATACATTATACAAAAATTGAAATAAACAAGATAAATAGTTTATATAGTATATGTAGTAACAATGCCACCTCTCGTTTTAGTTCGAGACTTAGAATTGAATAGTATTTATGCGGATTCAAAAACGGATATTGTTATTGGAAGATTGAAGGATAAAACGATTCATTCTTATTATGGTATGCATAAAGAACCCATATTTTGTTTGGTATTTGAAAACGATGAAAATGATAAATTAACCACTATGTTTTGCGATTGGACAGATACATTTTACGCGGTTGCTGAACCAAAATAGCTAGGTTTTCCTTTCAATTGATTTATTGGTGTAAAAAAAATTGAAATGAAATTAATATCTTTTTAATATGAGCAATATGGAAAAACCGAATACTGATAGTAAAATGTCATTAAATAAAATTAATTTGAGTAAATGGATTGAAATGGGAAATACTATACCTATATGTATTAATGAAGGTTGTGAAAATAATGTAGCTATAAGACACTGGTCAGCACAAGGCGATCCATCACTTAAAACAGAATGTTCAAGATGTGCTGATGCAAGAAAGAAAAATAAAAATATTGATGGTATTACATTTCATAAAAAAAATTATTGTGAAAATAAAGATGGAATGTTAGGGTTTATTTGTCCTATGGATAAAGAGCGTTATAACGAATTTCCAAGTGATATATACCACATGGATCATTTAGACGGAAACCATCACAACAATTTAACAAATAATTTAATAACATTTTGTGCTATTTGTCATACTCGTAAAGGTAAAGAAAGTGGCGACTTTAATGCCTTTAAATCATCAAGCCGCATTCATAAAGTTTAAGCCATATATTAAATCTACTAACTTATCTTTTGAATAACATTTATATTTTGAATCATTATTTACTAATTGATAAAGATGTTTTTTGTTGAATTTATTTATTTTTTTTTTAATTTGTTCTTCATTTAAATTAATGTATTCATCTTTATTAATTGATATAGAAGTTTGTTTGGTACATTGTTTTGTTACAGTTTTAATTCTATTTTCAAATATGTTTATATAATCCTTATGTATTTCAAATCCTATACTTTTTCTATTTAATTTAAATGCAGATATTATAGTTGTTCCTGAACCAACGAAAGGATCTAATACCATATCTCCACAAAAGGAATAATATTTTATTAAATTATCAACCAACAATTCTGGATATGGTGCCGGATGTTTAGATTTTGTTTCTGGGTTTATTTTCCATACATTAGTTCTTTCATATCCGTCATCAACTTTACTATTTACTGATGTAATAGCATCATAACCTCTCACTATTTTATCTATTAGGAATGGTGATGGTTTTTGAAATATAAATATATATTCATTAATAATATTTGGTTTATATGCTACAGGTTGTCTATGTTGGAAAAATCCACCATTTCTATTTTTTGCTGCACCTTCTGGTTTTACCCAAATTATATCTTCAATAAATTTCCAACCAATTTCTTCCATCAAAGGAACAAAATGAAATGCTAAAGGTATTCTACTGCTTTCACTATTACGATTTTCTCGTTGGATTAATATATTACTTAAATTTACACAACACATTCTACCATCCTCTGTAATTTCATATATTAACGAAAATACATTTTTTAGTGTATTTAAATATTCTTTGTAATCGGTATAAGTTACATAATCCTTAATATTGTAATATGGAGGAGATGTAATTGTCAAATGAACTTTTTTATTCTCATTTTTCATATCCGTTAACCCTTTTATACAACAAGAATTAACAATAGTATAATCAGGTGTTGTAATTTTATATGTAGTTGATGATTCAATTTTACCCTTATTATCATCAAATTTAACTATAGTATTATCAATTTTAGCTTTAGTTTCATTATCATTAAGATTATATGTTATTTTATTCATCTTTTCAGTAACCACTTTTTCGATTATTTCTTTAATTTTGACTTCATTAACACATGGATTTTTTTTATTTATATGTTTGGTATAATGACCTTTTTGGGTGAATTCTTTACCGCATTGTTCGCAACTATATTTAACCATTTTTAGTTATTATACTATATAATTATATATTATTTTTTTAAATCAATTTTTTAATTTAACACAAAATAACTATTTTTAGTTAATCGACTAAAGTGTAATATTATGTAAATCTCTCTATACAATGATAAAAATAGCATAAAGAGGTTTATACAATATTATAAACAAAAGTGTTACTATGTATTCTATATTTGAAACAAACCAAATTTGTAATTATACAATCAATCCGAGTATACATTATATCAACCCGAAAATAAAACACAAGGTTTATGCTACAAAAACAATGCTTTACTCTATTTATAACTACGATAAGGGATTTATATGTTTCGACGACACAGAATCTAGTAAATATCGATCTGTCATTTGTTCGTATCCAGATAAAGAAATACTATGCTTTTCACCTACAAAATCTGTTTCTTATACCAATTTTAATGGAAATGAAAATGGAGGTTACCAAGAAAAACCGTCAACAACTGTAACCGATATTGTAGAAGGTATCATGGTGAATCTTTTTTTTGATAGTCGAATTGACTCTTGGGAAATTGCTACGAAATCGGCAATAGGCGGAAAATATGGGCAAATGTATAATGATAGAAAAGCGACTATTTATGATATGTTTATACAAGCCTTAGCCGGAAACATAGAGCAATCGCTAAATGAAAATCCGATTATTTCCATGTTACCAAAATGGTGTTCTTATTCATTTGTTATGAATATTACACAGGAGCCACATCTAACACTAGTTGCAGTATATAACATACAAAAGAAAAATGTCTTACTAGTTCCATCTACTATTTATAAGAAGTGGAGAGTGTTTGAAGATATTGATGGGTTGGTTTCATTTCCAAAAGAGTACGATAAAATAGATTTAAAACAGACCGAAGTTGGATTTATGGTACAAGATTACGAGAGTGGCCAACGTGCCAAAATATTATTACCCGAATATTTGACCGCAAAAAGAATGAATAAGATAAAACCAGCGACTCAATACCAATATTTGTGTTTACGTAGAGTAAACAAAGTTTATGGATATCTTACTTATTTTCCGAAACAAAGAACCGATTTTTTTCTGATAGAAGAACAATATGATAATTATGTTAACAAAGTGCACCATTACTATATGGAACATTTTGTTAAAAAGAAGTTGGTATGGCAAGACATACCTGTAAAGTATAGAGATCCCGTTTACAAAATACATCATGAAATTTATATTAAGGGACTCTCGCAGAAGAATCCAGTAGTGATAACGAAATCTGTGGTAAAAGACTTTTTCATCAAAAAAGACCCTAATGAGATGGCATATAGATTATCAAAATGAAAACTATAGATTCATATAGGTCATAGATAATTTACTCAAATTCTGAATATATTTTGTAGAGTGTGCCTTATTTTCATCACTCATTTCCTTAATAGGTTGTCGAATCTTATCAATCGTTTTCATAATATCGTCAGCATTATTTAAATTCGCCAAATCTCTTCCGTAATCTTTTTCAAAAAAGAACGTAATATCACCGTTTTCAATGACTTCTTTGTATTGCATATAAACGAATTTATACCATACTTTTAGAATAATTGTTGGATTTGCACGTTTAATCGTTTCAAATGATGTTTTGGCTACACAAATCTCATGATTGTCCTGTGTAATACTAATAATATCGTTTAGAAAATCGAAAAAGTGCGTATTAAATGCACGTAGAATAGTAGATTTATCGGCCATTTAGTATAAATAAAAGGACTATTTTTATATTGTTTTTACACCCTTGAACAATTATTAGTATTGGAAAACATTAAGGCCTATCGGTCGATAAAAGTATTTATCGACTGATAACATATAGAGAAATCCACATTTTTGTAGGCAAATGGCTACAAAAACATGGATAGCCCTTAAATACTTTGACCAAATGCTGGTTGTTTAGGAACAATCTGTCCGATTTCATCCATTCGCTGTTGTTGTAACGTATCAATGGTAACATTATTAGATAATTTATCAGGTCGATACGTATCGGCCGGAGTATCTATAAATTGTATATCATCAGCAGCAGAAACATAGTTATACATTTGTCGGTTTCCACCCTTACCTTTAGCACTTAGTTCCTCTGGCGTCATATTATATGACGTATATTGTTCCGACATTATATTCGAACCACCTGATCCCGAATAATGAATTGCATATCCCATTGGTTCTCCATTAAATCTGGTTGCCTTTTCCGTGTTTTCTTTCAATTGAGGATGTAAATGTTGCATAATTTCATCACCTAATAACACGCGGTATTTCTGATTAATAAGTAGCATTGCAGGAACACTATGCACGTTTGGTGGCATAATCACTTTGCTACCATTTTCCAATAAAACATACGTTTGGTTTGTTTTCTTATCGTGTGTACGTTTGTCAATACAAATAAAACTGATTTTATTTGTCAAATTCGTTTTTGCTAAAGTTTGTACCAATTTCTGAGAATGCTTACAATAATTACTATAATATAAAATATCCATCAGGGGTTTATATTATATTGGTGAAAGGATTTTTTATAAAAAGAACGTAAACTTGGTCGTAAACTTGGTCGTAAACTTGGTCGTATAATTAGGCTTTTGAAACACACATCGAATATAATAGGCGGTTCTGGAAATAGAATGCGAATAGTGTCAATGCACCTAATAGTGCATACATAAAGTCGAATTTCTTGGTAAACATGGCGTCATAGACAGACTTTACTAAGAATATTGCTAATTTAATGAAGATGATGACCATAATGATATAAAACCATATGCAGTATTCGGGGCTCAAAGGACCAAAAAAATAGTCAAGTGTACTAGACATATATTCTATAATAAGAAATTTTTTCTAAATCACATAAACATTAAATATATGATTCTGTATATAGAATGGATAATTCAACGATATGGAAGATTATTGATAAATATTTCGAAGATAATCCACAAGCTTTAGTAAGACATCATATAGAATCCTATAACGATTTCTTCAAAAATGGTATTTATCAATTATTCAAAGACAAAAATCCAGTGACGATACAACGATTATATGATAAAGACATTGATGATTATCGCACTAAATGTATTATGTATTTCGGTGGAAAGGACGGTTCTAAAATATATTTCGGTAAACCCATTATATACGATGATAACAATACACATTATATGTATCCAAATGAAGCCCGTTTACGTAACATGACATATGGCATGACAATTCACTATGATGTAGAGATAGAATTTATTGATATATTAGAAAAAGGTGAGTTACCTTATTTAGTTGAACAAGAAGGCGAAATTGAAGGTGGCGGAAATGAATCTGATGACGAAACCCCATTCGACGAAAATTTCAAGAACTTTAAAACAAACACAAGAGAAGATATTAAGAGAAAAGAATCAGAATCAAAGAGAATACATGGTGGAGATAGTGATGAAGAAAAACAAGAAGAAATCGTTGGTTCACAAGCTACTGTAGGCGGTGACCCCAAAACTGCCGAAAAAAAACAACGTGGACGTAGAAAGAAAATACCTGCAGAATTAACTACTGCTCAAACCGCTCTTTTACGTGAAGTTACTGAGCAGTCTATGATTGCACCCAACACACAAAAACGTACGCGTATAATCGAAAAAGTATTTTTAGGGAAGTTCCCGATTATGGTACAGTCCGATTTTTGTATTTTACATGGATTACCGAAAGAGGTCCGACATACAATGGGTGAATGTTATAATGATGTAGGAGGTTATTTTATTATCGATGGAAAGGAAAAAACCGTGATTTCACAAGAAAAGTTCGGTGATAATATGTTATATATCAAAGAATCCACCGATGAAACCTATTTATATTCAGCAGAAATAAGATCTGTTTCTGAAAATGTAGCAAAACCCATTCGAATTCTCTCGGTTAAAATAGTCGCACCCACGTCAAAATATACGTTTAAAAACATCGTCGTAAATATTCCCAATGTACGAAAACCAGTCCCGCTATTCATTGTATTTCGCGCACTCGGTATCATTAGTGATAAACAAATCATCACCATGTGCCTACTAGATCTAGATAAGTATGAAAATATGATAGATCTATTTGAACCCTCTGTACATGACGCGGGTGGAATTCTTACACAGCAAAATGCCCTAAAATATATTGCGACATTGACAAAGGGCAAGACCACATCACATACACTAGAGATATTAGCAGACTATTTTTTTCCACACATTGGAGAACTTAACTTTACCCAAAAAGCGTATTATTTGGGTTATGTTGTATTTCGCCTATTGAATGTATATAGTGGTGTAGAACCGCCTACAGACCGTGATAATTTCAAGTTCAAACGTGTAGAGTTAATTGGTTCTCTATTGACTGATTTGTTTCGAGAATATTATACCATTCAACAGCGTCTAATACACTTGACGTTAGAAGAACAAATTACATACAATAAAGGATTATATGAAGATAATCTCTATAATTTAATTGATCAAAATTACAAACTTGCATTTGCTGAGCGTTCAGTCGAAATGGGGTTTAAGAAGGCATTCAAAGGAAATTGGGGCGCACAACCACATACGAAACGTGTAGGTATTGTGCAAGATTTGAACCGATTATCACATAATGCTATGATGAGTCATCTTCGAAAAATCAATTTGCCATTGGATGCAAGTGTAAAGTTAGTAGGTCCGCGTGCGCTTCATAGCACACAATGGGGTTTATTTGATCCTATTGATACACCGGATGGTGGTAACATTGGCATCCATAAACATCTATCCATTTCAGCTTATGTAACACAGGGAACTTCCAGAGAACCTATGATAAAATGGTTGCGCGAAAAACTAAACATGAAATTGGTAGAAGAATGTAGTCCTATTATTTTATCGCGTATGACCAAAGTAATCGTAAACGGCTTATGGGCAGGTGTTCTCGATGACCCAATCAGATCTTGTGATAAAATACGTTTATTCAGACGTAATGCATTGATTCCGATATATACAAGTGTTACCTTTGATACAAAACAAAATACAATTTATATTTATACAGATGCTGGGCGTGTTTGTCGTCCACTCTTCTACCGTGATACAGAAACTGGCCGCATGTCATACGAATCAGATATAATTCGAACGTTTTTAGCGGAAGACGATTTCACATGGTCAAAGCTGATTAGCGGTTTCAATGATAAGAAAATCGAAGGATTCCATCCAAATCAATATAAAATGTACGAACTTTCTGAATTATATGGTGGTATCACTGAGAATGCGGAACCTGCAACATTGGCGAAATTCTTGGAATACAAAGCTATCATTGATTATGTAGATACAAATGAAACTGAAAATGCATTGATAGCTTTAAATCCAGAAGACCTAGATAAGAATATATTAAAAAAGCCAACACATATGGAGATACACGAGTCCTTTATTTTCGGTATGATGTGTAATTTAATCAATTTCCCCGAAAACAATCCTGCCACACGTAACTCCTTTTCATGTGGTCAAAGCAAACAGGCATGTTCTCTTTATCATACAAATCACCAAGTTAGAATGGACAAGACCGCAGTAGTTCTCGTATCAGGACAAAATCCACTTGTAAAAACGCGTTATTTAGAACATATTAATCACGAATCGAATCCATATGGAGAAAACGCCATTGTGGCTATTATGTGTTATACTGGATATAATGTAGAAGACGCGGTTCTCATTAACGAAGGTGCATTAAAGCGTGGTTTATTCCGAACTACTTATTATACAACCTATGAAGCACATGAAGAGAAAGATAAATCGGGTGATGTAACAGTCGAAAAAGTATTCACCAATGTCGAGAATGAAGCAAATGTGGTTGGATTAAAGCCTGGACATGATTACAGTAAATTAGACAAATATGGTATTATTAAAGAAGGTACAGAAGTCGACGATAAAACGATTTTAATAGGCCTCTCTGCAAGTACGTCATCGAATCGTGACCAAAAATTAGATATGTCGAAAACAACGAAGAAAGGACAGCTGGGGATAGTAGATAAAACCTTTATTACTGAAGGTGAAGAAGGAAAACGAATTGCAAAAGTACGTATTCGTGAAGAACGAATACCTAACATTGGTGATAAAATGGCTTCGCGCGCAGGACAAAAAGGCACTGTGGGTTTAGTTATTCCTGAGCAGGATATGCCTTTCACGAAAGATGGAATTCGTCCAGATATTATTGTGAATCCACATGCCCTACCTACACGTATGACGATTGGTCATTTAGTTGAATGTATCGTCGGTAAGGCAGCAGCTTGTTATGGTGGATATGCAGATAGCACAGCTTTTAATAACAAAGGTTCTAAAGTAAAAGTATTTGGTGAAATATTATCGAACGTAGGCTACCATTCGAGCGGAAACGAAATTTTATACAATGGAATGACCGGACAACAAATAGAAGCCGAAATATTTATGGGTCCAAACTATTATATGCGACTCAAACACATGGTAAAGGATAAAATCAACTACCGTTCATTAGGACCACGTACAGCATTAACAAAACAACCTGTTGGTGGTAGAGCAAACGATGGTGGGTTACGTATTGGCGAAATGGAACGTGATGCGGTTATATCACATGGTTTAACCGATTTTTTACGAGAATCTATGATGGAACGTGGTGATAAGTATCAAATGGCAGTTTGTAATACAACCGGTCTACTAGCTATTTATAATTCATCAAAAAACCTATTTATGAGTCCAATGGCTGATGGCCCATTAAAATTCACTGCTTCTTTAGATGGAAAACATATGAACATTGATAATCTAAGTCGTTTTGGACGTAACTTTAGTATTGTTGATGTTCCTTATTCATTAAAGCTATTAATACATGAATTGCAAACAATCAACGTTCAGTTAAGGATTATTACCGAAGATAATATACAACAATTAGAGAACATGTCTTATTCTAGAAATATAGAAACACTTTTGTTTGATAAAGACGCGACACCTGCAACGATTACTGCGATGATCAAGAATGAATTAATGAAGGGATTGGCAAAAGAGGATGTTTATAAAACACCTCAAAATATACTAACTCCATACCAAACCCCTGAATATGAACCAGGTAGTCCTGCCTATGTTCCATCTGAAGGAGAACTTGGTGAATCGAATGGTTCTTCACCCGCATATAATCCAGGAACACCGACTCAGTTTGTACCGATGACCCCAGATGGAACACCACCTCAGTTTTTATCGAAGACAGAAGAGTTTGTTCCAACAACACCTAGTATGACACCACCACCATCGAAGTCGCCAACATTGAATGACTTGTCAGATCAAGCCCTTTTATATAGAACAGATGACCTAGTTCACTATAGAGGTGACGTTTTACCACAACGTTTATGGAAGATTACTAATGTTGGCGACCGTGTTCTAACGATCGAAGCTACATCGGATGAGGGGTTAGAACCAGGAGATAGAACCAAAATTGTAACCTCTATTGATATTTACAAACCAGATGACTTCGCGTATACATCCCCCTTTGCTGAATCATTACCTGGCCAAATCGGTCAATATAATACTTTAGATCAAACCAACTACCCAGTAAATCCACAATTACAACCAATGATGGGAGGAGATGCATTTGGACAAATACCTGCACCATTTACCGGACAAGTTCCCGCAATAAATATTAAAGTTGTAGGAGGTAATGATTTTTCTAGAGGGGGGCAAACAGATAATACAGAGGATGTGATTCAAACAGAGACTTCAAACGGTGAAACCGAAGTAGGTAAGGGAGGTGGAAATACGAAATCTTCCGATAACGGTAAGATAGATTTTAGCACATTAAAAATCGTCAAACAACAATAAATAATGGCTATCTAGTAATATTATGTTTATCAAGCATAATATTACTATTACGAAACAGGAGAACAAGGGTCAGCTTCATCCATAACAACATGTCTATCTTGTACATCATACTTCATAACATATTTAGTGTTCGGTTTTATTATAGATGGAATAATAGTAATCTTTGTTTTCGTTGCATATAATGAATGTTTGTAATAAGTAATATTTTTACAGTCTTTCATATTCAGATTATCGGTCAAATTCTTGTACTCATATACTTTCGTATTATTTACGCATCTACACAAGCTATATTGTAGCTGTTCCAATATTTCTTCACATACAGGTTGTATATTCGATGATGCCATTTAATATAGCTACTCATAAAGTACCTTTATATTATTTTTACTTAGAAAAATTGAATTGAATCCATCACTAAAACATATAAAAGTATCGACTCTATTTATAGAAATGTCTAATTCAATTGATAGAATTACCTTCCTCTATAATGCTAGAAAAACATTGATGAATCAACTTGATTTACTATCATATGATACTACACCTTATGCAGAGTTTGATTCAAACGAGATTGATGCAATGTATGCAAAGAATCAGCTGGATATGTTGTTAACGCATAAAACAAACGAGAAAAAGATATATATCAAGTTTTACTTATCTGCCAAACAAATCAGACCTGCCAATTTAGACGATATTATAGAAGATTTATATTCTATTGATAACGTTCTCACGAAAGATGATACACTTATCATTATTACCGACGATGAACCAAATGATACTATTATTTCAAAATTAAAGTACTTGTTCGATCATGATGGAATTTTCGTGATTATACACAATATTCGACGTCTGCAATACAATATTTTAGAACGAAATGATGTCCCTGAACACATTATTTTAAATGATCAAGAAATCGAAGAAATGAAAAAAACATACAATATTACACATTTAATGCAATTGCCAGAAATCTCTAGATTCGACCCATGTGCACTTGTCATATGTATGCGTCCTGGACAAGTTTGCCTTATTAAGAGGTCAAGCGCAACTGCTATGTTTTATAACTATTACAGAATTTGTGTATAAAAAAAATCATAATATACTATATTAGAATGTCATCGAGTCAATATACAATTGGTTACAGTCCTAATGATTTTTTTTATGTAAATGCGCAAAATAATAATATGATGCCAACAGAGGATCAATGTAATAGTTTACAAATTAATGATCCTACATGGACAACAAAATGTAATGGTGATAATTTTATGGATAATAGCCTGAATTGTGTAAACCAAGCACTTTGTCAAAACAAAGCGAATGCTGTCAATTTACAATCCGTAAGAAATAAAAACGATGGTGCGGATAGTAAATTTTTGGACTCAACCTCTGTATTTAACAAAACAATACTGAATACTATAAATCTCAGTATAGGTATTTTACTAGTTGGATATCTTATTTATAAAAATCGTGTACTTGTTACATAAACATTTTCTTAACATATAATAAATAACAATGTCAATAGTAATTGAAGGATTTAATACACCAATAAACGACAAGTCAGCACTTTTAGCGTATATGATAGATTTTAATACAAAATACAATAAATACATTAGCTGTAATAAATCGCCTACAACTACTTCTTGTAGTAGCATCGATTCTTCATTAAATACCATAATTACAGCGTATCAAAAAATAGCAGCTTTTGGGTCAAATATGCCAAATGTACCAAATACTGATTACGACGAATCTTTAAGGGTGAATTTAGAGCAATATGATGAGATACAACGTTTAAGACCTGAATTAGACGCAAAGATGGAAAAGTTATATGATATCGACCATTCAATATTATCCGAAGACAAAAATCGTTATGATATTACAATTTATAGTGGAATTATATGGACAATTTTAGCAACAAGTATAGTTTATTTTACGTTTACCAAATTATAATCGCGATAATATAATCCCGATAATATAATTTTACGATAATATACATGATAAATATATTATCATAATATAAATAAGAGTAATGTCAAATATTCAAATAGTACCCTTACCAAACAATTTGAAATTATCTAGTTCTACAACTAACATATCAGGAGTTAGTAATTTAGATGTAAAAAAAAATGTGATTCCGAACTATACACCCAATGGTAATTATATCGTAACGTCTTCCTCTATAGTGTCATTAAAACAAACGAACTCTATGCCATATAATATATTTAATAATAGTAATCCAGGTATTTGGCAAAGCGATATTAGCGGTGGAGGTGCAAAAAATGGTGGGGATTCAAGTAAAGCCATTTTATACAGTTATCCGGCTTATACTCAAAATGCATATTTTTCATCTGATAAAACGACTGGTGATACTACCAATTTAACTGCTACTTATCAAGGTGGTGGAGATCCGAATAATACTTGGTCAACTAGTGTTGGTTCAAGTCAATCAGATTTACCAGGTGAATGGGTACAGATTCAATTGCCATATAAAATCTATTTATCTAAGTATCAATTGGTAACACCAACTAGCGTTAAAAATGGTGATAAAACGGTTACATCCACCTTTCCCATCAAATTTACGGTAGTAGGTTCAAATGATGGAGAGACATGGGACTATGTAGATCAACAGAATGTCTCAACTACTTCTCAATCAGTAAGTAATACTTACACTGTGACTAGCAAGAGTCCTTACAGTTATTTTCGATTGGTTGTTAGTGAAATGAATTATGCAATGTCAAGCGTTTCCATAGTAAATTGGTTTTTAACAGGAAATATGCAATTGACTACAACCAAGTCGGGGTTTATGACTCTCAGTCGTGCAATGGAAATCTCTGATATTAACTATGGGAATATGAACTATATGTCGAATCCAAATATTAATTCATTATTACCTTATAATAATTTCAAAGAAGGTTTCGATAGTCATGGATATGTTGTACCACCAGCACAGCCAGATGATCTTCCTGTATTTAATTATCAACCTGGTCTCACATTCACTATTTATAAAGGATATCATAATGATAATACTAACTATGCGAATACAGCAAAGGTTTCATCTTTACAACCAAATAGTAATGTTACTGGAGAAATAAGTAGTATAGGCACTGGAACAAACAATGCAATTATCGTTTCGCAAGTTAATAATAATTATACAATACAATGGACAGGTTTCTTTTACACCGGTAATACAAAAAAGGGGTATTGGAAATTCTACACGGAATCTGATGACGGTAGTTTTTTATGGGTAAATGATACACTTGTAGTGAACAATGGAGGCAAGCATTCATTGAAAAAGAAAAATGGGACAATAGAATTAGATAGTACTACTTTTTATCCAATAAAAATATTATTTGGAAATTCAGGTGGTGGTCATAATATGATAGTTTCTTTTAGCCCATCTGGTCAAAATGTACCAATAACTGATGGAACCAACTATTATTTTTCTTTACCATCAACGAATCCATTACCCGCATTAAAACCTATAGTACAAGGTATACAAAATAATCAAATCATACCATTACAGCAAATTTCAGACGATTATAATAACACATACAATAGTATGCTACAAAATTCTACTAGATTAAATAATGATATTAGTAAAATTACAAATAGTCAAGGTTCGGGTATACGAGATCAACTTATGAAAAATGGACAATATGACTTTAGTGGTTCCTCATTTAACTATGATAATAATATAGTTACGATTGGAGATGTAAGAGTGCAAGATACCAAATCATTGGCTGAACAAGAAACTGCTCTCTACATGTTAGGAACACTAGCATCAGTCACTTTATTAATAGCAGCAATTTATATAGCTATGGATTGATAAACAAAATATAATATCTATTTAAAATATATATTAATGTCAACAGATTCAACAGGTGTACTTACGGCACAGAACAGTTATTTATCAAGTATACAGAATTACTCGAATTCTCCCAGTCTAACAAACAATGTAAATGCACTTCAGGCCGAACTCCAAAACATTTATTCAAATTATGGCCAAGTAAATCAATATAGTGCTCAAGTATTGACGAATCAACAGCAGATGAGCGATATTATAAATGCTGAATCAATTAGATTACAAGAGAAAAAAACGAATATTGATAGTGCAATAGCGACAAGAGAAAGAGTCGCCGAATTGAACGAAAGCTATAGATTAAGATATATTGAATACACAAAAATGACAGCTGTTTTTGTATTAGCTTTAGTATTATTTGGGATTCTCCAATTCTTATCTAAAACGTTTCCTATTATACCATCACTAGTAATAGATTTATGTTATGTAGCATTATTCTGCGGAACATGCATTATATTGTATCTAATCTATTTGAATATACAGAGTAGAGATAATCTATATTTTGATAAATTGAGAACAAACCCTCCTAGCTCAACCAATTTATCTGGAATTCCACAAAGTATGACAGATTCTTCTGGTAATTTATTTGGTTCTATGAATTTAGGAGCATGTATAGGAAAAGATTGTTGCAGTCCCGGCACACAATGGGACATTAGTAATTCATATTGTGTTCCTCTCATTACCGCTGGAACAAGCAAGACGATAAGTGGATTTTCAACATTATCAACATGTTATTACATAGGAGGAGGTCCTAATGCTAATTCACCTAGTGAGATTACTGAATATACAAAAATATAATATCGAAATACTATATTTATACTATAATTATCTTATTATAGTATAAATAGCATGGTACAGTATATAGGGATACCTAGATATCATGATAGATATCCAGAGATAAATCGATTACAAAATGAAATAAATCAATTAAACCAGCAGATCAATAGTTATAAAAGTGTAATGGCTGCGGTTCAATCGTTTGATGATGGTGTTAGAAGAGATATTGCTACTGATAATGCTACTATTGCCGATTTGACTACAAAAATTGCAACATTGACAATTACGAGAGACAATTTGATTGCACAACTAACACAGCTGCAATATGAACTCGAAATGAGAAAAGAATCTGTAGCTATAGATCAAACATATATCAATTCTGAGATAGATCAATTAAATGATATAAACCGGTCTACAGTAAACACTCAAAAGGATGACCCTAAGTTCACGAAAAGTGTATTTAATAATATAAAATCAGAGAATAATGTTATAAAAAAATATTATAGTGATTCGGTAGACGATTATCAAACTGGGTTACAGAAAGATTATTATCAAACAGAACTTATGAATACGGTGAGTCGAATGAATCTATATATGTTCATTTTCTACTATATTTTAGTATTTATACTCATACTAGTTTTTTACTTTATACAGAAAACTATGCCATTACGAATGAAGCTAATATGGATTAGTGTGTTAGTAGTTTATCCGTTTCTTGTTATGTATATCGAAGATATAGTAAGTTATCTTATTATCCTTTTTTTACAGTTATTTCAGACAAAGGTACCATCATAATTGAATGTAAAATATTATTTTATAATCTATGTATAATATAATATAATGGGCGGTAGTTCAAGTAGAAATAGAAGACCTCCTCCACCGCCTCCTCCTGTCTACTATTACTATGATGTTGATGTTCCTGGTAACGCAAATAAGATAATTTATGATAAAAATAACACTATTTCGAATCAAAAAAATGTACAATTACCGAATGCAGTAAGTCAATTAAATAGTACAATTAATACTACTGTAGCAGACTACAAAACAAAAATAGGTTTAGATAATCAAGTTACAAAATATACTGCTGCGCGAGATAAATTAAACCAGAAAATTAGTAGTTTAACTGATGATTTTACGGATACTAATTCTAAAATCGTTGTTCGTGATGCTATTCTAGAAACAGACAATGCAATAATAGATGCAAATACAAATGCTATTTCCGATTCAACGAACTATTTAAATAATGCAGTTATTGAATCGAGTTTTCTAAAAGAAAAGTATTATGCAACTGTATCGAAACAAAATAATTTATTATCACAAACACTGTCTGATACATTATCGGGTTTTACTACAAACGACAAAAAATCGGCAAATAAAGATGATCATGAAATCATTTATGCTACTATAAACTGGTATCTATTCATCATCTATTATGTATTTTTAGTATGGTTACTTTATTTATACGGATATGTGCAAGTAAATATGCATCGATATAAAAAAATTGCTATTATTATCGCGTTGATATTATACCCCTTTTATAGTGAATATTTGGTCGAATTTTTATATTATGTTTACAGAGTCATTATTTCATTTATGTATTCTATACCTTATGTACCATTACGACAGTAATGGTTTTCACGTACAATCTTGTTCATTTGGATAGGAAATATCTTGTTTTTCTATTGTGCCATCATCTTCGGAACGATCTACGAATAGCTTGACGTTTTTCCATACATTTGCAACTTGTTTTCCATAGTGATTATCCATATACTCATGTATCTCTTTAATCGCAGGCATTTTACTATTATTGATATTCTCTGAAAACCACAGTTTGAATGCATGATTTAGTTCTGACTTCTTGATTTGTTTGCCCGATTCACGGACAACCATATCCTTCACAAACTTAGAAATGGAGTCTTGTTCGTTTCTGTACTCATCACTGCGTTCTGTTACAATACTGCAGTCTTCGACGATTCCATCGGTCTCACATGCTCGTTTCACTAACATAGCCATGAAAACCTCCTTCCAAACTGGAAATTTCTCGTCAATGAAAGGATCAATTGGAAATTGGTATGGTCTCAATGGGTCATCATTGACAGGATTCTCTGTGAAGAGTGACTTGAATGGAACCGCGCGAATACGACGCCAAGTACCATGATCCATACTGTTGACCTCTAATAGATTATTACATGTAACTACCAACTTGAATTGTGGTGTAAATGTAACAGGGTCTGGCATATAAAGCGCACGACCTGTAATAGGGTCTTTACCAGTCAATTGTTTCATAATACCCTCGTTCATTCTATCGCCTTTCTTTGGCTCTTGCATCACTGCATAACGCTTCCCCTTCAATTGCACTATTTCTGGCGCGACACCGCCGATTTTTACGCGTTCAGCAGTTACCATCGTCAATGGAACATCGCCTTTGTATTCACCCAATATTTCAGTCATAAGTTGCACAAGAACTGATTTGCCGTTACGCCCAATTCCGACGTACATATTGAATGTTTGGTTAGCAGTTGTTCCTAATAGTGTAGATGCCAGATGATCCCACATATAATTACATAGCTCTGGTTCTGGGAATAGTTGATTCATAAACATTTTGATTTCGTCCATGATTGGCTGGTGAATGAATGGGTCGAGTTGAATATAATCGATATTTGTACACATAGAAACATAATCTTCTGGACGACCATTTCGAAACACCTTCTCTTTGAAATCATATACACCATTGTTGAAGCATAATAAGTAAGGATTTGTGTCAAGTTTCGATAAGAACTCGGAATCATAGAACAACTCCTTCGCCTCTGTCATAATGTTTTTCTTGTCGTTTGTTCTAGAAAGGCGCAGTACAATGCTAAGAATTCTCTGTGCTCTAGAGTTACGTGGTTTTTTATCGGGCGATTCCTCTTGGTCCATCGAGTTCAACTGCTCCGTAGAATTGGTATCATTTGTTGTGGTGATCATTAAATCAATCGATTTTTGGTTATACATATCACGTAATTGTTCCGAGATTGCCCTACGTAATGTTGTTCCTGAATCGATCTCCTTCCATCGGTTATTCTTGTATTGATACCAAATATTTGATTTTACACTTACACAAACAAAGTTGTCTTTGTACATTTGATATAGAACATTCGCCAGATCCCAGTCTCCACAACCCGACTTATCGTCATTTTTCGATGATGGATTCGTAGCATTGATTGTTTGTTCGATATAGTAATCCAATGTATTTTTATAAATACGATCATATTCTTCCTTTGCGTCTTGTTTAGCCCAATAAATAATAGAACGTTTTGATAGTCCGTCTTTTCGTATATCGAATTTACGCCATTGTTCACATAGATCCGGTATTTGTGAGAATTGGAATGTAGGTGATCTAGAGCTGAACTTTAACCATACGATCAATAGTTTATTACTGACATTCTTTAGTGCCCACCCAACACGAATCCACTTATCATAAGACTGGGCGCCATAATACTGTATAGGTAGACTCATGGTATATTCATATACTGTTTTTAGCTCATGTTCCGTTTGTTGTATATTATCGATCCAATTATTAAGAACAAGGTTTAGTTCTTCTTCATTTCGGATTTTATGAACATCGGTAACCATTGTTTCGTTTACAAGCAGGCCTGCATTCGGCCTAGCTACTTGGTTCGTAGATTGTCCTCCAAGACGATGAACCCTCTTATATTCCTCATATTCCGCAATGAAAGCGCTCTTCATGAATGGTGCTGGATGATCTTTATAACGAACTGATAAGATTGGCATGTTTTTTGATACGTCAAATTCGGATAATGGAATTTCAGGACGCATAAACTCGCCATCCGATTCATCATAACTAACTTCGTAAATATATTTCAATTTATATGCAACATGGTTTGGTTTTCTGGAACCGTATAGTTGCCAATTTGTTTTGCCTGTGCTGATACCCGCATCGAATACATCTGACCAACTATTCTTGATTGGCAAATCTTCCCATGCCTCTGCTACTTTTGGTAAAATTTTCTCTCTTAGAATACACTGCGTAATATGGTCAGCCTTCAAACATATCATCATATGAATACCGTCTTTTGTAATTTTTTTATCTGCTAGACGATTCACTGAGGGTTTTTCGAATACTAGAACTTTGAATTCGACGTTTTCATCCAATTGATACATTTTTTTGATTTCTGCTAAATAAATATCGATTAGGTCTTCGACATGTTCTTTTGTATATTGTCGTTCTTCTACGTCATAATCGTGTCGAAAATCGACGTCGACTAGAATAACTCCTCCGCCATCTAACTGCTTTTCCGTCAAATACTCTTTTTTATTTTTGGCTATGACATCACGATAATATAATGATAGGAATATATCATACTCATTATCTGGAATAGTGTATTTACCGCCATAAATATTTGCATCAGCGTCGCCTATTCTAGTATTTGTAATATTTTTAGTTTCAGGTTGACCTGATTTTGCTTTAGTTATCATATGCTTTTGTAAGAAATCATCAAAATCACGATATTTTATGGAACTATTTTGCTCCACCATCTTGGATATATACCTTTGATATTTTTATTAGGTTTCTATAATCCTTTTTTTGATTTCAATTTTTTAGGAGAAATATGTTGCATATGTAAAGCTATTTACACCGATGAACTAGAAACCAAAAAAATTGAATCCAATAATACAAACTATATAAAAAGTATCAATCTATTATATATTAATAAGTTAACAAAATGAAGTTCTGTAGCCAATGCGATAATATGTATTATATTGGGATTAGTATCGAAGATTCCAATAAATTAAACTATTATTGTCGTAACTGTAAACACAAAGACGAGACTATCGCTGAAGAAGGAATCTGTGTATTGAATACTGAATTACGTGTAGGAGAACAAAAGTTTAACCATATTATTAATCAGTACACGAAATTAGACCCTACCTTACCTAGAATTTATAACGTAAAATGTCCAAATATGGAATGTAAGACGAATCATGGTAAAAATGCAGATGGTAGTGATAGCAAATCAGAACCAAACGAGGTCATCTATATTCGATATGATGACGATAATTTGAAATATTTATATATTTGCGTAGAGTGTGATACTACGTGGAAAACGAACGAATAATTCGACCATAACCTGATGATAGTGTAAATATTTGAATTTTTTATGAATGAAAAAATTGAAATCATAATCATTATGTTTAATCATTTAAAAAAATAGCTACTTTATTATATATTAAATATGAGCCAAGAAAACGAAGATAAATACGATTCATCTGACGACGAGTCTATTATTCAAGATGATGATGAAGATGATGAAGAATCTTATAAACCTCCTATTAAGATCGAAAAAACAGTCAATAATATTGAACTCGAGTTAGATGATATTGATGCAGAATTAGATAGTAAAAGTGGAAATGAAGACGACGATGAAGATGATGATGATGAAGACGACGATGAAGACGATGATGATGATGAAGAACGCGGCGAAGACGCTGATATTGATTATTTAGGAATCAAGGAAGATGCAAAAGCACCCTTTAGCGAATTTGCTAATTTATCAAATAGTGATGATGACGAAGACGACGATAGTGAAGATGGAAATACTTATCTGCAAAAATTAGATACATCACTACAACAACAAATTATTAGCGATTTTCATCCAGAATTAAAATCACATAATAATAATGAAATTGAAGTACTTAGTCGTGTAGTGCGTGACGAAAATGGAGTTATAATTGACCCCTTACATAAAACATTACCTTTCATTACTCGTTATGAAAAAGCGCGTATTTTAGGCGAACGTGCCAAACAATTGAATTCTGGTGCAAAACCATTCGTCGAAATAGAACCATCTATCATTGATGGATATTTGATTGCACTCAAAGAATATGAACAGAAGAAAATCCCTTTTATTATTAAACGACCTATACCAAATGGCGGCATTGAATATTGGAAATTTGAAGACTTGGAAATGTTGGATTAATGTTTATTAGTGTTTATCAGTGTTTTCATAATTATTACACCCTTGAAGATTTAAAATGGGACGCTTTTAGAGCGTCCCACTAGAGTTTCAATGGCAACGTTGCCTATGCTTCGCTACAAATCAATTGAAAGGCAAACCGCCTTTAAGCGGTTTGTCTCATTTCAAATGTTCATCGGTGTATATCATTTTTTATCGTGATATAATATAACATGTCTGGAACAAGATCTATTTTGAAAAATAAACCTGCTTCTCATAAAAAAACTCTCAGATTTAAACCAGATGATAAATTGGTGATGGTTCGTCATATATCAAATAAGGTAGATGAAGAAGGTAAAAATTGGCGTCGTAGTTTAAGTCAAACGGATAAACAGCACCAAGATGCAAGACGAGAGGCTGAGAGAGAAAGAATACAAAAAGAAGAAGAGACTGCAAATATATTATTACCATTATTAGATGAAATCAAACAAACTAGTTCTAATGAATTAAAGGGTGTTCGCGGCATGAAATTAACGAATAAACGTAGAGATTCATTGGCAAAAATATTTAGGCCACACACAGAAGAACAAAAAGATGAAATCGCATCTACTCTGATTCAGGTATCACGATCAAAGGAAATTCCATTAAAAACAGTTATAGAATCTGTAAAAACCGCGAGTCAGTCACCACCTCAAAGTAGGTCTCGTAAGATATGGAATAGTTTTAAATCAATATTTACACGTAGTCGTCGTGGTGGTAGAAAACGAATTGGCAAGAAATCCAAGAAATAGAAAATGGATAGGATATCATTTTTCTTTCCGCTCGGTCTAATTATGATTTCCAGTTTTTGCCACAATCCAAACAAGTGACGAAAATAGTAGCAGGTTCATCTGCAGATCTCGTCTGCAATTCATAATATGTACACCGTTTTCCCTTACACTTCTTACATGTAAACATATCAGTTGATGCTTGAATATTATTCGTAAACTTATTCGCATCTCGCATTGCTTTTTGCTCGATCCATTTACGCCAATGCTCTGGATCCATCTCTTGATGTGTCATAAATGCTAACTGTTGCGGTGTAATTTCACCACTATTCAGAGATTGTAATAATTCGCTATTTTTCAAATTAATACATATGGTTCGTAAACGATCCGTATACAGTTGAACAAATCGGCTATTTTCCCACTTTTTAATAATTTTACGCGAATTCGCCTCTTTAATTGCAAAGTTATAAACACCTTTTTCTAGATTAATTGCTGAATTTTTATTTTCTATGGAAAATTGTGTTTCTATTTTTTCACGCACATTATTACGAAACTGTGTTGGGTTCGAAATCTTGATCATCTTGATAATTACATAAATATAGTATTTACTCTTTATGTAATTCAATTTTTTATTTTTATCGGCGTCTCGTAATTCGCTTTTTCCTACGAATCGTTTTTCGACGATGGCATTTCGTTTTTCGTTTACCACCTAATATTGTATTCACTGTAAGTTTTTTTCCTGTAAAACTAGAATATAGTTTAGAAAACGTTGTAGAATTATGAACCAATGGTATATCGGTTTCTCCTTCCTGTTTAACAATTAAAATATCATCATAAAAACTACCTAATCTATATTCTTCATCGGTAGATAACTTTTGTTTAAACTCTTTATGTGCATTTTCATACGTTTCCCCTTGTTCAAGTAGTTTCAATACGTATATAACTGCTTTTAATAAACGTAACCTTACTATTGTTTGAGTTGTTTCATACGTATTTGTATTACGTCTATCATCCTTAAGTCTCTGTATTTCGACATTGATTAAACCCATCATTTCTGAACCATGAACATTGATATTACTAGACTCGTTCATTTTGTCCTTTATTATTTTTGGCATTAATGGACTTTCTAAAAGCCATAATAATAAATCCAGCAATTTTTCTATTTTTTGCAAAGTTCTTTCATCTGGCTTTTTATCAACATTTTTCTTTACAGATGCGTAATCACCTTCAGTTATATCTGAAATATTACTTTTACTGGAAGTCGATTTAGTCGATTCAGTCAATGGTTCTGTATGACTATCAATTGCACTTTCATTTTCATCAACGTGTTTCACTAAGAATTCAAGAGCTTCTATTACTTTTATATATTTTTCTATTCTTTCTACATTGTCAGCATCATTTTCTCGTTGAGCCTTTGGCAATTCTGCAATAGCTAATTCTAATATAGTGTGTCTATCTCCAAGTGTTGAACACCTTTTGTAATTCAATATTTCTTCACCATCGATAGTCTCAGTTTTTAACCGATTTATAAATTTTTTTGCATTTTCAGATAATTCATCATACTTTTTAGGTTCTCCATTATTCGTAAAGGCGTTATATAAATACTTGACTGTTTCCAATACCTGTTTATCAATTGTGTTTGTATTTATAAAGGCTTTTAATGGAAGACGCCCCCATCCTCTTGCGTAATATTTAGCTAATAAATGAAAAAAGGTTTCATCATTTACTTTCGCACCAGCTCCATTGTCATGACAAGTTAACATTGTAATTTTTGCACTATTTGCCAGAATATCTAATATTTCGTTCTGACTTTTATCTATTAATGACTTCAATAGGCCAATGACCCCACCGACTGGTTCACATAATCGACCAAATTCGGATTGTTTAACATCATTGATAAAACAACTTTTCGACATCCTATATATAATATAATCAAAATAATCAAATTAGATTACCTGAATACGCAGGTTACACAATATTTGTGTACATTTATATTCAGTGAAAATACAGATATAAAATATTATTTCATATTAATTATTATGAAAATATGAAACCTACTGTATTGGTTGTTATATCTCGCTTTAATGAAAGCATTGAATGGTTAAACGACATACCGAAACATATGCGTATTATTGTATACAACAAAGGCGAACCTATCCTAGAAAAAATGAATGATAGAACCACCATCCTAAATATCCCAAATGTTGGACGTGATTGTCACACTATTTTCTATCATATTCAAGAAAACTATGATACATTAGCTGATATTACTATATTTTTACAGGGAAATCCATTTGATCACTCACCCAATCTCTACAATAAATTAAATAACCTTAATTATGAAGAACATTTCGATTATATTAGTGATAGGTTCCTTACTACAGATGCAATAGATTGCCCACATCATAGTAACCTTCCTATGCGGATTGTATACAACAAAGTTTTTCAATGTAATCTAAAAGAAAGTAAAAAATTCGTATTTGGTGCTGGTGCACAATTTATGGTATCGAGAAAACGTATTAGAATGCGGTCATTAGATTTTTATAAGAATATCGTAGAAATACTAGATTACCATGTTAAACCCGTCGAAGGCTGGGCAATTGAACGAATGATTGGTAGGATTTTTTTACAACATATTGCTATTTATACATAAGATTCTTCACTCAGTTCACTAGTACAATCTAAATAAGATTCCGGTTCTTCCTGTGCTTCATTGACTACTCGTTCAAATAATGTAACTGGTTTACTTGTAGTGTTTAACGTATTTTTTTTGGCAGATTTTTGTGTTACAGGTTTCTTTTTTATGACTTTCGTTGAACGACGCTTTTTAGGAATTTCCTCTTCATCATCGTCGTCTTCATCTTCTTCTTCGTCTTCATCACTTGAACTTTCTACAGTTACCTCGTCATCGTCAACTACAAAACCGTCCTTTACATAACCCGATTTTGTACGTGGCTTTCCATCGTCTTCATCGTCATCTTCCGAGTAGTCATCAGAATCTTCGTCACCAATATCTTCAAACCCACCATACAAATATTCGTAGATAGAATCCCATTCTTTAGACGTCAAGCTAACTGGCTCATCGTCTACCTTATTTACAATAATACAGTTTCCAAAAAATAATGTACTATCAATGGGTGGTGGAAACTCAAACTTATTTTCTTGATTCGCCTTACCATTTAACTTACCATATACAGAAATAGAGTAAGACATAGTATTTATTTCGTCTGCCTCGATATTCCAATTCGCTTGTACTTTGAAACCGTCTCCCGTCTTGAAACCCGCTTTCTTATATAACTCGGATTCTTTGAAATTCTTAATAACAGATTCTTTGATATCGCCATTTTTTTCAACGATTAATACAGTAATATTTGACATGGGTATTATATATCTTGGTGTTGTTTCTATATTATTTTGATAGATATTTTATGTATTGTAATAGTATAATGCAAAGGACTACAAGAATAAATAGAAAAAGTAAAAGGAATATTAAATCGAGAAAATTGACACGAAAACAAAAAGGTGGTTCTCTGACCGCATTAGCAACTATAGGATTAGCAAAAAGTTTAGGTATGAAATTGTCTATCAAACCTTTAGTACATCTTGCAAAAAGTATGAAACATAGTATAGCTATTTTAGACGATATTGCTTTAGCCGCACATAAAAACAGTCGAACAAATCATGTTAAATTAGAATTTCCTGAATTATTAGATGTAAATGAATTTCATCATATTATAGACATTTGAACATAAAAAGTTCTGTGTAAAATGTGTTATATTATACATGTCAACCGAATTAGTTATAGCATATTCTGCAACAGTTATTTCAATATCAGGTCGTTTCATTTTCATGTATTTATTATATACTAAAAAATCTACGAATATCTATTCTCTACTATTTTCTATTATGAATATGGTTTCGTCGTCATTATGGATTACATATAGTCAAATGATATCAGATACGCCACTCTTCGTCAGAGGGTCTTCTGACCTATTCTTATTTTCTATTTCTACTCTCTATATAATGTCGAATAGAGCAAGTGAATATAGAATACAATCATCTGAAAATTCATAGATAATGCGGTAAAAATAAAATAAAAATAATCACCACACAATTCAACTATGAATCTATTATTGCAAATTTTGTGTAATATTATTTTATCTTTTATTATAATTTACGGAATTCATACTATTTGGGACTATTTTAAGGAAAAATATAGTACAAAAAAGACGAGGGATTTAGTAAATAGTCAAATCACCAAATACAAGAAAATGATAGAAGAAATCCAGCATGAAAAAATGTCTCTTCCAACACTATTCGAGAACCCAGATGAAAAGTTGTCAATGCAGAATGACTTGACTGAATTTATCAATTCTTACCAATCGGCCTGATAAATAATATATAAAATGGTTTAAACACATCGCTTGTAATAATAAAATCAATCATGGATTTATTAAAACGCTTCCCTCAATTTGAACTTTCCTATGAAACAATTTCACATAAGAAAGTTCCAGAACATTACGATATTTGTATGGCAATCCCTACCGGTAAAAAGGTATTTATTTGGTTCACATTTCATCAAGATAATGACGTTTGCTTTCTACTGGATATCAACAAAGATAAACGTATTTATCAATCTACAAAACTCGATATCACCTTCGAACCATCGCTATCTCTAGGAACAGTTTTATATGGCACGATTATCGTCGAAGAGGGTTCTAATCGACGCAGATTTGTAGCCGAAGACATATTTTATTTCAAGGGAATAGCATTGAAGAAGTCATTATTGACAGAAAAATTGTCATTTTTGCATCAATTCATGAATATTGTCGCGATAGATAGAACTAGACCTACAAATGAAGTGATGTTTTATTTACCGGTCATATGGAATTACTTGGCAGATGGAACTGAGAATTACGGGCATTTATCACTCGAACTTAAACAAAAGATTGGTTACTCTATACATCATCTTCAGTATCGTTCAACAAAGGAAATATCACCGTATTTGAATTTTTTATTGGCGAATGCTATCAATCGAAAATTAACGGATTCTACGAAAAGTATGAAAAATAAGTCGCCCACCATTCATAAATTTGAAATGAGTCGCGGTAGACCAGATTATTCAAAACCACAGTACAAATACCGCACCATATTTCAAGTGACCGCAGACATTCAATATGATATTTATCATCTATTTGCGTATGGTAAAAACAAAATGCCGATTTACTACAATGTAGCTCACATTCCTAACTATAAAACCAGCGTATTTATGAATGGTCTGTTTCGTAATATTCGTGAAAATAAGAATTTGGATTATATTGAAGAAAGCGATGACGAAGATGATTTCCAAAATGAGGACTTAGATAAATATGTAGATATCAACAAAGTTCTTTTGATTGAATGTATCTTTAGCAATAATTTCAAAAAGTGGATTCCTCTAAAAGTTGTAGATAAAAACAGTAAGGTTGTACATATAAGCCAATTGTAATACAAAATATCTACCTTGATAGTATAAAGCAATGTTAGGAAACGGTAGTGGCGTGAATCAATTTAGCCAAAACAGTGTTCTCCCGAATACAATTCCTACTGGAACAAATAATGGTTCAGTCATGAACAGTATGCGTTCTACATCTGTAGGTGGAAAACGACGACGTAGAAAGACCTCGCGTAAATCTCGAAAATGTAGAAAGAAGAGTATGAAACATTTTTTAAATCTTGGAAAATTATGGTAAATATAATATCTAGGCGTAATATATAAATGACTCTTACATTTAGTGATTACAAAGGCGGCAACGCACCTGCACCTGGACCTTCTGCACCTGCACAAAAAGGTGGTCGTAGAAGAAGAACATCCAAGCGTTCCAGTAAAAAGTGGTTTGTATGGAAGGGTGGAGACGAAGGACAAGAAGGAGCTATGGAAGAAGAGATGAGACCAGAAGGAGAAGTTGGTGGACGCAGACGCAGACGCAACAAAAAGAGCTGCCGTAAATCTCGCAAATCCAGAAAGTCCAAGAAATTCTTTGGACTTTTCAATTAATTCAATAGTTCAGTAATTCAATAATTCAATTCAATATGTAAATACATTTATATATTGACTTTTTTCTACAATATAATATATAGAAAACAATGGAGACTGGACGAATGATGTTGTTACATTCTGTAATCATTGGTGTTCTACTGTACCTCTTTATGATTTTTATACTTGGACAAAGGCAAGTAGTTGCCGAAAATCGAAGCATTTTACTAGCTGCTTTAGTATTGGTATATATGATTCTATTTGGTCATAAATTACCAACTTCAATAAACAAGGATTTGTTTTGATAAAAAATACAATATTCAATCATCGAATTATAGGTTTACTTAGTCCTCTATGTCTAACTGGTCAATATTTATTAAACATTGTTGAAAACCTTTTTTTTCTTCTACCTCTCCATCTGAATGTGACAATGTATTATTGTCTTTGTTTGGAATAAATGTCTGTTTCCAAGTTGGTTGTGTAAAATCATCTACCATATTCTTATAATGATTACTATCTGCTTCATAAATAGCGTAATGATTCTTTTTGTAAAAACGCTTACGTTGTAACCACTGTTTCTTAAATGGATCATGAGAATCGATAATATCTACAATGATTGGATTCGCATGTTTTACACGTAAAATACGTCCAACTGATTGTGTAATATCTGTTTTTGGCGTAACCATTACTAATGTAGATAATGTTTTTATATCCAGTGCTTCTGCAGCCATTGCGTATGTTGCTAATACTACTTGTTTCGATTCTGTTTCTACCAAATGTTGCTGTTTCATACCACCTACATAATATCCAACTGTTGCAAATCCATGAAACGTAATTGCTTCGAATAAATAGGATAATAATGACCGATTATGACAAAGAATCATGATTTGTTTCTCGTAATCTTCTGCAATGAGATCGCGAATCACTTTTACTATAAAGTCACTACGCGGACCAAATTCACATAATTTAGTAATCATCGTACTATATTTTGTATTCCCTCGATAATCCAATTCAACTTCATTAAAATCTACATCTTTTGATATATAATGTATACCTCTTACTGAAACCAAATCTTGATCTCGTTTGGTCTCGCTGTATATTTTTTCACCTATAAACATATATAATACTTTGGTCAATTTGTCTTTACGTTCTACTGTTGCCGATATGCCCAGCATATAAGGCGTGATTGTTTTGAATAATGTTCTAGAAAACTGTTCACTACCAATTCTATGTACCTCATCGATAATTGTCAGGCCAAAATCAGTAAATGCGTCGACTGGAAAATCCCTGTCGTAAAGAGATTGTAGCATTCCTATTACAATATCATTTCCAACAACATCGAATTGTTGTCCTTGTATCTTGCCGATTTTGGCGGTGGGTAGAAACTCGACTATACGTTCTATCCACTGGTTCATCAGAAATTCTTTATGTACAATAATCAGGGTTTTCTTTTTTAATATAGATATAATTTTCAGTGCCATCACCGTATTGTGTGTTACTGTAAAATCGCCAAGCACAAATCTTCTATTCCCATCTATTTCAAATCCATAATAGTCATCTTCGCCCAACTTTTCTAAACTGATTCTATATTTCAAGTTGTCTCGCAATATTTTACGTTTATCTGCTCGTCTTATACATTTTACAGGTATTTCTTCTAGTCCTATACCACATATATTTGTTACATAATATACTTCTACGTTGGTTTCATTCTTCGCATGAGTAGATGGTTTATTTATTTTTTTATAAGCAGAGAATCCCAGAGAACGCGCAATAAATATAATATCATCCAGCAATTTCTCATTCTTTTGTACTATTTCATAGCAATTTCGGCGATAATAACCACTCGAATCTATAATACCTGCTAACAATTCTAATTGTATGCGTCGACAATTACATTTATAGTGTAAAGGAATATGTTTATTTTGTATCATATCATAATGAGTGGTTACCATCGTTTCTTTCGAAGAAACGTCGCCTAACGAATAACCTAATAAATACGGGTCTATTTCTACTGATTTTTCTTCAAATATTACGGGTACTCTATATCCTAACAATGGTTCATGATCATTTTTGGGCAATTGCAAGAATTCCGTTACTGAAATATCCAACACTTTATCTTTGGGTGTATTCTTATTCATTTTTTTGTTATATTTCAAAGATAATATATGACTTTCATTTACTATATAACCATCTCCTTTTTTCGATTTTACTTTATACATCATCTCTCTTCCTCTTGCTAATGATAGAATCTTACGAGGACTAGAATCATCTCCCATTATCAGTTCTCCAACCTGAATATCCTGTACCATTTTTATTGTTCCATCATACATTAATATTGGAGTATCTTTACCTAAACATTTACCTTGTCCACATGGAACTTCGAGTATACCTCCACTGCCTTTTTGTTCAGAACCACTGCATAACGATTGATTCACATACTTTATATAAACATCAATAATTTTTTCTTGGTAATCGCGTAATGGTTTCGTAAATTCGATATCTATATCTTCACCGTCACCTATTTCACTTTGTTCAGGTTTCCCATAACGTTGAATACCATAGAATCTAGGTAAATATATTTTATTAGTATTTTCTCGGAAAACTGGGAATGCATTTCCCTCTGCCCCAAATCCACCCCCAAATGATACAGGTTTTACAAATAACTCTTTCTTCAAATATTCAATATCTTCTTTAGTTAAACTTGATTTGGGTATAGTATACCCTTTTTTTCCTAATCTGGCAACAGAACAAACCGCTTGTTTATATTCATCCGTTAATACGGGTTCTACTGATTGTGGTGGAGACTTTTTAATTGTTGGCTTGAAAAAACGTTTTTTCATATATTATTATTTAGTAGGTTTATGGAATCTTATTATTTTTTCGTCCTATTTCAATTTTTCCACAAAATATAATGCTAAGGTATAATATATTGACTTCCATGAAAATTCCTGAAGTGTTTAAAACGTTATCCAAATTAGAAATAACATTATTGGCCGTATTTGTATTATATTTAGTTTTACCAATTCCAACCCCAACCCTTTTGTCAGGTGTTGTCGATTCACCTTTAGGTATGTTGGCGATTTTTATTGTAACCCTTTATTTGTTTTTCTACACAAATCCTATTTTAGCAATTATTTATGTGTTTGTCGCATATGAATTACTTAGACGTAGTTCTATTGTAACTGGACATGTTGCTATGATCCAATACACACCTAGTCAAGCTAAGCGTGATATACAAATGAAGGCAATGAACCCGCCACAAACGAATACTCTTGAAGAAGAAGTTATAAAACAAATGGCACCGATAGGACATAGCGACCCTGCGGTTTATGTTATGAGTTCATACAAACCAGTTGCCGATAACGTAAATGGTGCTTCTCTCGTATAAAATATATATTGAAGTTTCATTCAATATGTATATAAATTTATCGTTCAGGTGCCACATCTATTAACATCAATAAAGAAATAACTATCGGTATTACTGCTAAACAAACTGTTAATGTTAGATTTTTGTAAATCTCATAATTTTTATTATTATCGTCTGAAAACTGATTAGTAATTTTCATCATCGTTGTCATGAAAAAAAATACAAACACAGTTCCTATAATAAAAGGTGAACAGTATTTTGCAACAAATATGGCTATAACACGTAGAAAACTAATAATATCATCCAGGTTCGTAAAATCATCTTTTGCCGGTGCATCTCCAATAGGTTCAGGATACTTTATTTCGTCTACACCATACGCTTTTAAGAATCCTTTTTGATTCTTTTTCATTTGAATCAAAGCATATGACATTAAATAGAAAAACAATACGAAAAACCCTAGTGCAACGTAACTAATATCAACTGCCGCTAATGAAAAGAATACGATGATTAAGATAAGAAAGAATCCACCGATAAATATATCAGCGCTCCTTAGACGGGTTAATTCCTTATCAACACCCTTGACGTCGACTTTATATTCTTCTGTTCTACATAATCGAAAAATTTTATCGATAACCATAAACTTATAAAACGGTGGAATACATATGTAGGTCATGGCAATTCCCGTTACAAATAAACATCCAAAAATTGTCATTTTATGCATCTCTGCGATTTGATCGTTTTGCGACTGATCTGATTTACTAGATACCATCGTAATCATGTTTTCTTTCACTGTACTTGGTCTTGTCCATGTTTGAAAGTTCTCCTGTGGGTGGCACTCTATTTCTATTTCTCCTTCCCCTGCCATACTAATATTCTGAGAAGGTATTTTGAAATAATTTGTTGGTGCATTAACGTTGAATAATGTAGTTACTGAATCAAACCCATATTCACCTGTTGTATTTATCGTATTCACTGTGCTACTTGCAATAAAGATGGGTTCCATAAATACAAACACTATATTGTTAGAGTTCAATGTATCATTATATTGTATACATGACTGTCTTGATGATAGAAATGACTCCACATTTATTGTTACAGTTTCACCAGAGTTATCCGGATCTAACAAATCATCAATCTGATTACTAGATTTGGCAATTCCTGATGGTGTACTTTCTAACAAAAAACACATGTATGCATTGGAGGAATTCGTGTTCGATATTAATTCTACCACTACTTCTCCTACAATTGTACTATTATTATCAGTTACACCACTAATATTACTATGTAATAATCGATATACGTATAGATTCGTGGTTGTATATGTTGTATTCCCGCGATTTGTGTAAATAACACTTCCAGGAGTAGGGTCAGGCAACTTCACTTGGAAAAAATCACCACCACTTATATTACTCGCGGTTATATCTGTTTTTTCAAAATTATATACAATCTGCTGATTATTATCTATATTTGCATTTGCAGGATTAAATGATGCCATAATATATAATAACTAGGATATTATATTATATATTATACATACTTTTTACTAAAACGAAACATTACCCTATATAATTTGTATAACTCATAGGACTCTTTTGATTAGCGACCAATAAATAATCAGCGAATTCTGAAGGATCCGATGGAGTTATACCATATTTTAATTGATAGGCTTTCCTATAATTATTCATATATTTATTGAAATCTTTTTTACTTAGTTTTCCTGAATATGCATCTAAATCGCGTTGCTTGTCTGTTCCAAGATCTCTTATTATCTCGTCTACTGTTTTTATTCTATCATTCTCATTATCATTATCATGATTATTGTCATCTTCAAAAAATGCTAACCTATCTATGTCTTTTGGTGGTTTATTCGGGGGTTTATTTCCTCGAGAGCCTACTCTATTACTTTTTTCTATTGATTTTATTACGTCATTGACCGTAGGTAATCCTGTAGATGAAGGTAAATCATCGTTTGTATTTGTATCTTCCCATGTTGGCATAGAAGCCTGTGTCATAGTAACACCTGAAACAGGGTTTACATAAGGGACCGAATCTACAGGCGCATGTATAGGTGCTAATGACATTCGTCCAACATGTTGAGCTAATCCTCCCGCACCCCCTTTGCGTTTATTGCTTCGCCTCTTCCTCATCGATTTTGTTCCTTTACGTGCGCATTTACTTTTCTTTTTATAGTCCTCTTTTTTGCATTTACGTGACTTCATTACGTCTCTTATATAATATTATTATATTTATAAAACCGGTAAATATTGAAATAAATTATTTTCATATACAGTTACTCTAAATGTACTATCATAACCTTCTACATATACTACATCACCATTATTAATACTATCGCATCCATTTTCGCTTGTACAACTTCGTCCATTCACACTAATGGGTAGTTTGGTGCTTATATTACCCGTATTAGACATAGTATAATATTGCCATTTATCGCGACCGACCATTGTTCGTCTTCCCATCAATGGTAGTATCATGTTTTCTTGGTTACCACTCGATTTAGTCAATATTCCCACCTGTTGATATGAGGTGTTCAATCCCCTAGTTTGTACATTGATTTGGTTATTGTACATGGATGGAGGAGCAATAACCGGTTGTCCACGTATATCGCTGGAGTTAGGTGGATAAAAAAGAGCATCATTTTTTAATGGTGGTGCATATGGGTCGTTAAATGGATCTAAACGAGTTGCTAAACCAACACCCCACATATTTGGATTTTGTGGTATTGAGTTATTTATCACGATGGTTTGCTTATCTTTTGGAGCAATAGAATAAAAATAGTATATAATTATCACGATCACAACGACCATTATAAATAATGTCATGTTTTCAATGCAGAATAGGCCAGGTATACATTTTTTACCCATTTTCTTATATATACATTAGAAATTTATCCTCCCCGACTATATCTTGAATGCATTGACCAAGTTACCTAACCCTTGCACCATTTCAACCAATCCACCCACTAGTAATGGTGTGATAGGGTCTACGATATCCTCTACAATTTCTTCTGCTTTGCCTACAAATACCATTGGTTTCAAACGTTTACAATTATAGCATAAATCTCGTACAGGTTTCGAGAAATGAATAATATGAAACCCGAAATTACTGATCGTATATCGATCTACTTTGTCTAAATTGTCCCATATCAAGTTCTCTAATTTACCACCAGTGCCTGGTATTAATTTTTCGACAATCCAAAATATCATTCTAAAGGGTAAATATAGTATATGGCCTAATATATCCATAAAATAATAAAATGCACACGCCTGTATATTCTGTAACATCTTCATTCCACATGTAAAATTGGTAATTACAAATTCCCAAACATACTGTATAAAGACAGATGCATCTAAGGCACCATACCATATTCCCTGTGGAACACCAGTAAATTCGCGGACAACTCCTTCAAATATCTCGCCTAATGCATTTCCTACATTGCCTGGAATACTAAAAAATTTGGATATTTTTCCAAAGAAATCACCTATGTCCATCATTTTTTTTAAAATTTATAATATATTTTTTAATTACATTATAAATTGAATTAGTTTGACATTTTACTCTTTTTATATTTGTCGAATTTGTCGATGAATCGTTCGGCTTTATCTAATAGAGGTGCCATTTTTTGAACACCATCTAATATCTCTTGTTGTACTACCTTGAATTGAGGGTACTCTTTCTGTAGGTTCTCGTAACTTTCAGCTATTTCCTTTTTTTTGGAACTATCTGTGTTATCGTTGTTTACATGGGTTGGTTCAGCTTTTTTTGGTTCAGCCTTTTTTGGCTTATCTTTTTTTGTTTCATCGTTTTTTGGTTCAGCGGATTCATGTTTACTCTCACTTGATCCGTCAGTTACCGTCTCGTCGGTACTTTCTTTTCCATCAAATCCTTCCATAGTTTGTTTTATGCCAAATCGAATAAGGTTTGTTACGACCAATGATATACATATTACTACAATCATGTTTTTACTAAAAAATGTGGTTAAAAAACCTACTAGTAAGAGAACCATCGTAGATGCACCATCTCTCATATTTAAAAAATAAAGCAATTCTATGAATGCTAATAAAAAGAAAAAATAGAGAACAAATCGATTCTGTAATATTGGATTGAAATTATAGTGAAACTTTTTTAAAAATCCTAACTTTGGTAGTTTAAACATTCTTTTATATTCTATCTCTCGAAATTATTTTTGATTTTTGTTATCGATTATATTGAATTGGTTTTCTCATTTTCCACATTTACGAGTTCAATCGTATTTTCCACCTTTGTTTCTTCTATAAGTTCTCTATAACATGCTGGAATGTCTCCTCCGTAAATATCGAGAACCTCTTTTACTACTTCTTCTCTTTGTATATCTGAACGTTGAAATTCAAAGCTACTTATACTAGATGATCGTCTTCCTCTAAATTTATTTAAAAAATCGTCCAAACCGTTTAATTCACTTATACGGTCATATTGTTCTAAATCACCGGTAATAACTAAACGACTATTTTCACCTAAACGCGTCATTAACATTTTCATTTGCGAAACTGTTGAATTCTGCATTTCATCTGCAACTATCCAGCAATTCTTAAAAGTTCTTCCTCTCATATATCCTAATGGTGCTATTTCAATGACTTTCTCTTCCATTAGTGTGGTTACCTCCTTTGGTGTGATAAAATTATACAATACATCATAAATGGGTCTTACCCATGGTGCCATTTTTTCTTCCAATGTACCAGGTAAAAAACCGAGTTCTTCATCAACGGAAACGGATGGTCTTGTAAAGATAAGTTTGTCATACGTTCCCATCAAAAAATTACGAATCCCGAATTCAGTTGCAAATAGAGTTTTGCCTGTACCCGCTGGACCCGTCGCAACTACAATCTTCTTCGATTTCTGGCGCAGAATATTCACATAAATCTCTTGACTTTCATTCTTGGGCATCGTAAATTTATCTTCAAATTTCTTCTTTTCTGCTTGTGAGAAATATTGGAAGTTCTCGTAAGACAATTTTGTAGATTCGTTTTCACGTTCGTTGCAATGTTCTTTATTATACTGATATAGTATTTCCTTTTCATTCTGTTTCTTCGATTTCCTTCCTCTCTTCTTCTGTATACATGGCTCCATACCAAATTCTACATCTTGAGAAGAGTTTTTCATATGGTTCAAAGGTTGGTTTTATACTATTACACGATTTTATTTTAGAGACATAAAATAAAATCGTCCTTCTATTATTCATCTTTTATATTTGGAAACAGAATCTTATCGACTGTAGTTCGCACACAAAATAGTCGATGTAATATAATACCTAATAAAAATAAACCGCCTAAAATATAGGGGAATCGATTAAGATTATTTGTAAAATATGCAATAAATATTGCACCTATAATCGTCATTATTACATCTGCTATGGCGAAATTAAAGAGACGATAAGAATGTATCCCTTTTCCAGGTTGACCTAACATATATTTATATGGACAGAGTGGATTTTTCATGTGATACTATATTTTATCAATATATTATATATTCATATTCATATTAAATATTTAGAAACATGGAGAACTATACTCTTCCCATAACACAGCAATCTGCAAAAGTAAATAAATCTGTACATATTCCAAAACAAACAACACAGTTATCATTTACTATTACTTATTATCTCTTGTTCTTTGCATCCTGTTTTTCCTTTTTTATCAGTATATTTGTAAAAACGATTGCTATGCGTAATATTCTATGGCTCGAATCGACGATCACTGGTATTGCTGCTTTCATATATTCACTGTATTATCGGGAAATAGACTTAGGTACTGGAGAGCAAGATAAGATTTTAGCAGGGTGGCCAGGTGTAAATCGTCTTCGATATATCGATTGGTCTATAACCACACCTCTCATGTTGATATCCCTATCCCTTGTTCTTTCTATGTATAGCGGTATTAAAGTTCCTATTCTAAAAACTGTCGCCATTGTTGTTCTCAATTTACTGATGTTATTATTTGGTTACTTGGGTGAGACTAATATGATGGATAGGTTGACCGCTGATATTCTAGGATTTATACCATTCATGACTATATTTGGCATGTTATATATGACATATATTAAACCTAAAAATATAGGTATAAATCATTTCTTATTCTGGTTTTATTTTATCGTTTGGTTTTTGTATGGTATCGTTTATATGTTTGGAGAACAAATGATGAATACATCCTTCAATGTTCTCGACGCAATCGCCAAATCTTTCGTTGCAATTGGTCTCTCTATTTATTTTATGATGTAAAATACGCTCAACAATTAATATTTATAGAAACGAATTTATTTTTTAACGCATTTGTTACCGATTTCAAATTCTGCGTAGTATTCTTTAATTGAGAACTGGTCTGTTGAATATATTGAATATCACTATTATTGGCCATTGCAATACTGACACCTTGTTCACAGAGAACATTCCATGTATCGATAGTATTAACGGCTTGTGTAATAATATTTCGCTCAGTCGATGTTAATTCGGCTGCAGGTAATGAATCAGTAGGCGAAACGAAATAATTAATATATTGCATAGCACAGTTTACTTCATCCATTACACCTTGTATAATGACTTTGGTATCAGTCACCGATTTTGGCACTTCAATCGTCGTCGTCGAGAAGATGGTTTCCTTGAATCTACCGAAAATCTTAGATAAATTAACTATTTTACCTAGTGCGACAGAAATGGTTTTTAAGAAAGTAATATCGGTAATAATATTCACATTCTGTAGCTTGGTAATAAAACTTTCAAACAAGTTAGATAAATCGTCTGCAGCTTTGCCGAATTCAGAGAACCCTTCAATATCTATATCCAATTCCATCTGTTTCGATTCATTGGCAATACTAGCTGCCGCTTGAAACAATACAGTGTAATCATCGATGGAGCCTTTTCCATGAAAATCAGAACAATTAATTTCAGATGCATATTTTTGGATTTGTTTTAATATAATACTTGATTCACTATTCACTGTTTCGTCATTATATGTCGTAACGATTTCCGATAAGTATTCGTTAATATTTGGAGCATTATTACTAGGGTCAGTTGATGTAAATGTAGTACGAATAACAGATGAGCCATCTGCTGCGAGACCAGTTTGATTCATTACTTGATAACCATCTCCAGATATAGTAACACTAGAAAGGTCGGTTACAATAGGCACAATAACCGGCACATAGGTGTTGCCACTGAAATCATCGACACATATCGTAACGACAGGAATCGCGCTACCACTAATATCATGTACATTCGTGACATAGGATGTGTGTCCACTTACATCATAGGTTGTGTTAGTAGAATGATTGTTGTGTTCATTCAAGCTAGGGTCGACGGGTGATTGAGGGCGCATGTTCATGCTGGAGTCGTTATTTGGTGAAGGCATCAAATATAAACTATATACACAATATATTTTTTACCGACTTTTTAACTAAATGAAAGCATGTATGCTAAGGTAATTTACACTTGTAAATAATAAAGTAACACCAGTAAGGATTATAGTTGAATGTTTGGCTGTTTGAATACAAAATGTAATTTTCATAAAAAATTGAAGGCTTTTATGAAATCTCCCTATGTGGTCATGCGTCTTTTGTCATGGTTCATTATTCTAAGCTCATTGTCGGAAAAAGATATACATTAGATAATGTCTGTTTAGGTAAACTCGTTGACAAAGTAGGATACTTATTATATTTTACTGGCTCTGAACATGCAGGTAAAGACGAAATCACCGAAATAGAAGCGGATCAAGACGACGATTTTGTTCTATTGAAAAATACAGATAAATCGTAATTACCACCATAATACGATCATATAAAACAAAAAACCTATTCAATGTTCCTTACCATAAAACAATTTTAGAAAAGGAGATAAAAATCTAACGAGTATATTATTTAGGAATAAATGGCTGATCCCATTAGTACTACTGCGTCCTTTGTCGAACCTATCTTAAAACCTGACGATAGTCGTCATGTAATGTTTCCGATTAAATATGACGATATTTGGCAAATGTATAAGCGTCAAGTTGACTGCTTTTGGGTCACACAAGAAGTAGATTTATCGAAAGATCTCATCGACTGGGCAAAATTAACGGTTGACGAGAAATATTTTATATCGATGGTTCTAGCTTTTTTTGCCGCGTCTGATGGTATTGTTATGGAGAATTTGGCGGGGCGTTTTATGGGTGATGTACAGGTTTCCGAAGCCAGAGCTTTCTATGGATTTCAGATTGCTATGGAAAATATACACTCTGAGATGTATAGCTTACTCATCGATACCTATATTCGCGATTCAGCAGAAAAAGACCGACTATTCAATGCAGTTCAAAATTTTCCCTGTATCGCCAAAAAGGCTGACTGGGCAAAACGATATATTGCCGACAAACGAAGTAGTTTCGCTACAAGATTAGTCGCATTCGCTGCTGTCGAAGGCGTATTCTTCAGTGGTTCTTTTTGCGGTATTTATTGGTTGAAGAAGCGTGGGCTTTTACCTGGACTCACTTTTTCAAATGAACTTATTTCGAGAGACGAAGCATTACATACCGAGTTTGCTATTTTATTATATAGTAAATTAGAGCGTAAGTTACCCAAGAAGAAAATTCACGATATTATCAAAGAAGCAGTCGAAATTGAAAAAGAATTTATTTGCGATGCTATTCCTTGTCGTATGATTGGTATGAATGCCAAATTAATGATACAGTATATTGAGTTTGTTGCTGACCGTCTTTGCTTACAACTCGGGTACGATAAAATCTATAGTTCGGCGAATCCCTTTGATTTTATGGAGCTTATCAGTATGGAGTCGAAAGTGAACTTTTTTGAGCGTACTAACTCTGAGTACGCATTAGCCAACAAGACGGTCGATGGTGATATTTTCGAATTTACTGCTGATTTTTAATGTCTATCTGTATTTTGAAAAATAAATAATAGTTTGATTATTTATTTTTTGCTCAAAGACTACGTCTTCTTCTAGATCGGCTAGATCGTCTAGAACGTCTGGATTGGCCAGGTAAAGATCTAGTAACTGTATTCATGCGGTCAAGTTCATCGTCAACAATTTTCCATCCGGGAACATTATGTAAGAACCCTTTTTCGGCCTTGCTTCTAATTGCCGAATTTTTAATCGCGTTTCGTCTTCTTGTAACATTCATTTTTGCTAAATTGAACATTCCTTTTTCCTTTTTTGCTTCGGCGAGATTCATTTCTATATCGTCTAATTCTTGCTCTTTTATATCTAATTGTCGTCTTAATACGTCGATCTCTGCTATTTTATCTAACCTTTCTTGTTTTAAGGATTGGTATCTGTATGCCATTCGTATATATTAGTATATATATATATTATTTTTAGTTTTTTGTTGATTTATTTTCGATATTTTCTGGTTTTTCTTCCTCCGCGCCCATACTTACAATATTGGCGTTGAGAGAATCCCTTAGGCCTCCTACAATTGATACTCTTTTTGTATTTTGCTGACCATTTTCTATGTTTTGTTCCTCTTGTTGTCATATTCTATAGATTACAAGTAGATTTTATTTTGTATTACACGATTGTATCATCAATGAAAATTAGCTAAACCTTATCCAGACATTGCATCTAAACGTTTTTTAAACTTTTCTAATGCTTGTTTATCATCAAAATTAATACCCCATTCGCCGACTCTTTCAAAGTCTTCTATTCTTTCATATTTTCCTCCAAAATTAACTTTTTCATTTTTTATATCTATTTCTGTGACATCTCTCCCTACCAACTTCAATCCTTCTATATTACCAATATACTCTACATAAGGATACTTTTCTTTTATAAACTTAATGAAATATTTCATTTCATTACTATAAAGGAATTGTTCAAAACCTCCTTTCAATCTATATATAAATCTTTTACGAGCGGCTTCGCTCCAAAACTTATATCTTTTTTCTTGTTTTTTGTTATTTGCTAATTCTATGTTTTCTATTATTCTATAAAGTCGTGAATCTTCTTCAGACGCTGGTTGTGCATAAAATATCTGCTTTGTATAGTCGATTAATCCTACACTCTTTGTATAACCCTTTAATCCTACTCCATCATGATCTATTTTAAACGTGCCGCCGGCATCAATTTGGTTATCAATATTTTTGCCAGATTCCTTGAGTTTTTTTATAAAATCAATAATGTCATTGGTAGTTCCTTCTAAAGATAAAGTAGGTTCCATCTTTGATAATGACGTTTTACTATTTGAACGACTTGTCTTTGACTTTGACTTTGACTTCGAGTTCGACTTCGACTTACTCGACCTTGTACGATTAAACCAGTTTCTAAACATGAATGAATCGTGATTCTAAATATACACTATATCTATATTTTATTTTGTATCGTCATTATACATCGCCAGTGTTCTTGCGCTAGCATCATTCGCTTCTACGTACTTTGGCATCCAAAAATATGGTATAATATTTCCTAATCCAGGATAAGCTTGTTCAAATATCTTACGATAATAAAATTGTTCGGCTGTCTTGGGTAATAAATGTCCACCGACTGTTTCCATATTTTTATGAACTTTGACAATACGTTGGTACATTTCGGGTGATTGCATAATGAACGAATAGTTAGGATAATCTATATCGAAGAACTCTTTTTCGCAATGTTCTTGTATAATCTGAAAAAGAGATCGAGAGTTAGATGTAACCCCGTCGCTAAATGCCTCTTTTCTACGCCAAAGTACCTTATCGGGTAGTAATTGCTCTCCTATACTATTCTTAATATAAGGTTTCGAAAATGATGTACGTAATAACCATTTTTCACATTTTGTAGTATCGAATCGTTGACTGGGTGGAATAGACATATAAAATTGGATCCATGTCCTATCCAAGAATGGTGTACGTGGTTCTAGTCCATGACTCGATATTGACTTATCCGACCGTAACACATCAAACATATGAATATCTTTCAGCAATCTTCGACATTCCTTATCGAATTCAATCATATCTGGCGCTTTCCTCATATATAAATATCCACCTGTTAACTCGTCTGACCCATCTCCATTGAAAATCACTTTGGCCTCGCTATTCTCGGAAATATACTTTCCTAACATCCAATTTCCAATACTTGCTCTTACTGTGGTCGTATCATAACTTTCAATACATCTTATCACGTTAGGTATAGCATCAATGAAATCCTGTTCTGTTACAATAATAGTCGTATGCTTTGTTCCCAAATAATCCGCCACAATTTTCGCATATTTCAAATCTTCAGATTCGGCCAAACCAATACTATAAGTTTCGGGCATAGGTTTTCCATGCTTTCGATTGAATTCACAAACCAAAGCAGTTATCAAGCTACTATCGAGTCCACCTGAAAGTAAACATGCAACCTGTCGTTCTGTCGCCAAACACCTCTTTTCTACCGCGCCATATAAATACCTTTGAATATTATAAAAAACATCATCTTTGTTCGTCTGTAAAGGCGAAGATAAAGGAATCGTTGTATGGAAGCCAATCTTATGGTATATATTTTTTTCTATAAATTGCCATGATGCTAACGCCGTAAACTTCAATTCATACGTCTCATATGTTCCTGGCTCAAAATGTGATATAGAATATTTTGGTATATTACGATGCCGTTTCGAAGAAACTGATAATTTATTAACATTCAACTGTTTATAAAACTCGGATAATACTTTAATTTCACTAGCAAATCCAAAGACATCACTAGACTGTTCATCATAAGTAAGTTGATGTGGACGTAATTTATATAATGGTCTAACTCCATAAGGATCTCTAGCTACATATAATTTAGAATCTATATTACTTATACGATAATCCAATAGAACAAACGAGAATACACCATCCAACATTTGTAACGTCTGTTCAATGCCATATCTAACATACAAATGTAGAATAATCTCGCAATCAGAATCAGTTTTAGCGGGTGATGGTTCTCCAATCATTTTATATAGTTCCTTGTAGTTATAAATTTCTCCGTTGCAAATAAGTGCAATATCGTCAATAATAAAGGGCTGATTTGATTCCTCATTCAACCCATTAATAGCTAACCTATGGAATCCGAACATCGCCTTTACCATCACTGACAAAAGTTTAGATGATTCTGGTCCACGCCCCTGTCCCTTCATAAATTGTTCCTTTATCATTTCTGTTGAAAACGAGGCATTATTCAATAATGTAAATATTCCACACATATTCAGTTATCATATAAATAAAACTATCTTTATGCCAATTTTCATTATTTTTTGTTTTAATGGTTTTATTGGTTTTATTATGTTACACTATTTATATAATGGAATATACAAGTGCAAATACGACTACTAATATCGGGGAATTTCATAGTAATAATGATAATGAAACAGTACTAACATCCTTACAACTTTTACCTGGTCAATCTAATTTCTCTATCTTACTCGATTCAAGTTTGTATCAAACACCAATTTATACTACAGTCACGCAACAACCTAATGTTTTACAAACTCCAAACCAAAAAAAAGGTTTTGATAGTGTAACCACATTTTATCTAGGTGCATTAACCGTAGTAGGTCTTCTCATTGTTTATAGAATGACTATCAAAGATAGAATATAAAAACAATACAATATATTACTATTATATGCAAAGACCTATCTATATTTATTTTCATATCTGTTGCATCAATAATTGGAGAACCGTAGTGGATACTATGTTTCAGGCAATTCGTGAATCTGGTTTATATAATAAAGTCACCCAAATTCGATGTGGAATATTAGGACAAAATATAGGGGATGATTTAAAACATCCTTTGTTCAAAGACCCGAAAGTGAAAATCTTGTATCACTCCACCGATACTCTGGCATTCGAGCGACCTACTCTTCGATTACTATATGATCATTCTACCATGAATATGGATGAAGACTTCCTTGTTCTTTATATTCATAGTAAGGGAGTTCGATGGAATGGTCAAAATAAGTGTGTTACTGATTGGGTCGATTATTTGACGTATTTTAATATTATTAAACACGAAAATTGTTTAAATAAGTTGATTATTAACGACGTAGTTGGTGTAAATCTACAACATGACCCATGCACCCATTTTTCAGGCAATTTTTGGTGGTCTCATTCTAACTATATTAAAACATTAAACCCACATATTGATAAAACATACAATGGACCAGAATTCTGGATTTGTCAGCCAAAGGAAAATGGTGAGACGGGAAGTTTTTGTTCATTATTTGAAGCTGGTGTAAACCATTATGAAGAAAGGTTTACGTCAGATAAATATATTGTTTGAATTTCTTTGATTTTCTTAGAATTTGAATCGCTTGTAGATCTCGAGAGCAGTTAAACCACCCAATATCTGTGCAGCACAATAGGGTAGAACATCATTGGTTGGCAATTTACCAGCACTTGCCATAGCAATTGTTACTGCTGGGTTGATATGTCCTCCAGAAACAGAACTTGCTAACAAGATTGTCAATGCCAATGCGGCACCGATAGCTAAAGGATTACCTGTTGCTAAAATAACATATACGAAGAAGATAGTTCCCAAAAATTCAACTAAATATTTATACATAGCTCTTATGTATATATATGCAATATATTTTTTAGTGATATAAAACCGGGTATTTAATACCGCGAAAATCGGTGGATGGAATCGCGGGAGCAAATGTAGGGGATGGTGCATTATTTCGGTTTGCACCTTTCTTTTTGGGTGCAACTGCACCACCTGCTCTTACGCGTGTCAATGCATCTCTTGTTGTATTAATGTCTTTATATGTTGTAAATGATAAAGGCTGTTTTCCGGTTAAAGTATCAACTATCGTTCCTTGACCGACGGCTTTATTACGTCTATTGGCCGTTATTTGCGAGGCATCACGATTTCCGAACCATTTGCCGGATTTCGTCGTGACAACATCTGACGCAGTACGACTTACCTGATTCGGGTTCGAGTGTGATAATACATGATTATGTATTTGTTTGTTCTTTTGTATTGCGGGTAAACTTTGATTCTGTTTATTAAACGTGGTTCTCGCCATTTCAAAACTACTATTTCCATCACTAGTCGAGTCTTTTTGGGGCATTGATTTAACAGCCTTCAATGCACCATTATTGATATCATTTATACTAAACATCATTTTATACATGGTATATTCGTTATGTTTACTAGTATATATTATCGCAAACATATTATTTTTGTAATGCTTTTTGTGCATTGATGTCAAATCTACTAAAAAATGTCAGTAATCTACCATGCAATGATTTTGAAAGTGAAAATAGAACCATTGTAATGATAGCTGGGTTACGTATAATCAAGCCAAGTGAACCGGTTTTATCGTAACCAAATATTCCATTTACAGGTGATGGTAATTGTTGTAATATTGCGGATATTACACCTTTTCTCATTTAAAACGCCCATTTTACTGGACAAAAAATAAGAAAAAATGTAAAATCAATTGTAGGAATTTCACCTACGATGGTCTAACTTTTTCCTGTTCTTCTTTGTTATTGGAACAGGTGAAAGACGAAATTTGAAAACATAATGGTCGTTCTTGTTTTTCAATCCAACACTTTGTTAAATTCATTATGTTTATTGATGAATTCGCATCTCGTGTTCTAAATACGGTTTGTTTGACTTGAGGTCTCACGCAGTTAGAACAAACTAAAAGACGGAACTGTTTCTCTCCATTTTTATGTCTGTAGTAATCTAAGTTGTTATAACATTCACAGCATTTCTTACTTGTATTACATTCGTTTATGGTTATTGTATCGTATTTCTTATGAATTTGTTTTCTTAATCCCTTATTCATGGTAGGCATAAAATGCTTCATTTGTGTGCTTCTACTCCAATTTCCATAACCAATAAGGATATTATCTCCAAATGTTTCTTTTATTCTGTTAAGGAAATTATCCATGCTTTTCTTACCATAACTATATTGGCGAAATTTCATTTTTCTCCACGTTTCTCTTTGGTAAAACTCTATTACTTTCTTATTGAGATTATCCTTTTCAACCAAGTAAGTTTTGAATTTTTCATAATTCACAGATTTACTATTTTCGGTAGAAAGTGTTGTTTCACACTCATTTATTTTATTTTTATTCTTTTCCTCTAACAAAATGCGTTGATTACATTTTGCTTTACTTTCTATTTTTCTTTGAGGTGCTGTATATTGTAGTTTCTTCCCATTACTATCCATCATATAAACTAATGAACGCTTTCCTGGGTCGCAACCCACTATATTTCTTTGTTTCAATTCATCTAATTGTTCCTTTGATAAATCCTCAATATTATAGAAATCTTGTTCGGGCAAAGTAGGCACTTTACTTCCCCATTTTTTATCTTTCAAATCCTTTCTAATAAATAACAAACAACAGGAAATACCATCTGTTTGGATTTGGTGATGAAACTGGTAATGTTTATTTTTGAAAGTTTTATGGTTCAAATTCAAAAATCCATTCCAAATATCATGTTGGTTATCTTTGATGTTTTTCAATAACTCACCCTTCTTTATTTTATTCCCATCCTTATCTTTTTCAGGACAGAATAAACTTACCAAACAAGCAGTGTCTAAAATAATATGTTTTGG